AGATGTAACTCCTATGCGTGCACTAAATGTCAGAGCTGCTGTTGATACTGATGGCTGTGCTAAGTTGATAGCAATACAAACTGGCTGATTAGCTAATGCTGATGAAACAACAAGAGACATGCCTATGCAGGTTGTCCCAGAATAAATGGCAAGATAGATAGGAACTGATACAGTAGAATATGCGACAGTGAATGCGCAACGAATAACGAATTTAGAAGCTGCAGAGATAGGTGTGACCGATTGTGACCATACCTGGAATCCTTGAGCAGTTGTTGGAGCAGTTGAACCTAATGTCCAGCGAATACCGCTAGTCATTGCACCAGATGATTGCGGGATTGCTCCAGTAATATACTGAAGCACTTTACCCAAAGGCTGCCACACTGCCCCATTAAATTGTTCTGCATAGTTGAGCGTGGAATTCCAACGTGTTTGACCATTGTTAGGAGCAACCGGCCGCTGGGCTGTTGTGCCCGTGGGGAATGTAAGACCGCCAAAACCTGGCATAATTGCATTATCAGCTAGACCAATTGTCGCTGCACCAGCCGATGACAAAACAGTTGTTTCATTTGCTTTAGGAGAGAGAGTAAGATTACTACCTACCTCATCCCACGTAGCACCGTTGTCTCTAAAGATACCTAATACTGACGTGTCGATAAACATTCTTCCAGCAACACCAGCGGTTGGTCTAACACTTGCTATGCCAGAAGATAATGATGGCACTGTACCGTCGTTCAAGACAACAGGGCTACCATTGACGGTTGGTGCTGATGCAAATGAATACGTACCTAAAACTTCCGTTGTCATAATACTGGCCTTATATTTGAATCTGCATATGAAGCTATGTAAGTATAAGTTATAGCTGTTCCATTGCCGGAATAAAGCATAGGATTATTGTGTCCTGACAGATCAACTGCACCTGTCACAGTAGCTCCCTCTGCTAATTCATCAAACTCATATCTAACAATTTCTCCATAAAAAATACCATTACGCGTACCAGCAGAATTATAAATTGTTAATAGTTCGTCAGCAGATAAAGTTCTGCCATAATAACTATATGCATCTAATGTATACGTTGCTGTCTCATAAGCATTACCTGTTGGTGGGTACCCATTGATATAAATTTGGGTGAATGTCCCAGTAACTGTATTGCCCGTAGTTGTATTTAGTAGAACCCCATTAAGATATAATCTATGCGAAGTACCATCGAATGTATATGTAACCATCGCATATTTGTTGCTAAATGGTGTCATGACACCATTTGTGCTGGTTACTAACATTGTCCCCCCATATGTCCAGACAGCTAAATCTCCGGCGCCATTGCGCGTGCCAATCTGTAATCCTGTTGTAGGTGTACCAGTTAAGGGGGTGCCGTCGTACATACCAACAAAGCTAGATACTGTCCCAGCATTCCAATTTGCATTGATCCAGATATTTATAGTGTAGGGATCAATCGATCTTAGAAAATTGGCGCCAGCCACATACATGTGCGAGTTTGACGAATTAAGCTTAATAGCCATATTACGAGAACTCCAGTGTAAGCTCTGCTAGTAAGAATGCAAATGCAAGGTTGGTGCCAGTAAAACCGCTAGTAGGTCTAGTCATTTCAAACTGATACAAGTTACCAGCAGTTAATCCTAGGGAGGATAATGTAAGTGTTTGATTAAAATACTGAAAGAATGCATTCGTTGGAATCACATTATTTGCTAGATTGGAGCCAGACCACATTCCCATAGCAGCACCACTTGGGATCAATCTGTTGTATAACTTGAACATTACAACAGATGATGCTGTGGGTGCTGTGGCTGGACGACCTTTAAGTCTAATAGTTACCTGTGTAGCGCCCTGTGGGATGGAGCACATGAAGCCAACACCAGTTTCGGTAGTATTTGAAAATGAACGAACGTTAAATGCAGGATTTGCTGGGTCAGTTGTTACAGGGGATAAACCATTAACAGCAAAGTCTGTGCTATTAACAGAGTCTAATGAGTTAGCAAAATAAGTATAACGTGCACCAATGGTAATATTCGAAACACCTGCACCACCATCTGTCACATTAACGGCCTGACCAACAAAATTTAATTTTGTTGCTGCTGTATTAACTGTTACACCACCAAGAGCAGTGATAACTGCTGAAGGAGTAGCTACACCTGTGATTGATGACCCAAATGCTACTACAACTACTCTAAGTGTTCTAGAGTTTCCAGTAACTTGAACCCGGACATTATTAGCAGAAGTAAGTGTAACTAGATCTGGTTGAACAACAATATTTGTTGAACTGTCAAAGACTGTTACGACCACACTATATGTTCCCAAATTATGAGGGAAATCTGCATAGTAAGTTGTTCCAGAAATAAGTGTCCATGCCTGCCCACCAGTCTGCCCGAATCCGATTAATCCCGCTGCACTTCCAGCGCCATCAGAGTTAGAATTTACCCAGCGAGAACCATTATAAGTAAGATACTGCCCAGCAGTAGCTGAAGTTATCGTTACATCATTTAAATCATTCTGCGCTAGACCAATTGTTCTGAATGTAGGTGTTCCTGCGTTTCCAGATGGAGCGGCAAAAAACGTATTGGCTGCTTGAGATGCAAGAGCTGCTGTTAGTGTTCCAGATGAAGTAACTGGCGAACCACTGACAGAAAAAATTGATGGTAATGACAGAGCAACTGAAGTTACTGTACCAGTACCTGCAGCTGAAATGGTTGAGACACCATTTGACGTAGCAATAGAAATGCCTGTACCTGCAGCGATTGCTCCCTGCGACATCCAAGTAGTTCCTGTATAGTATTCTAATTGAGAAGTATCAGTATTAATACGGATGGAACCAGCAACAGGAGTAGATGTTCTGCTCGCAGTAGCACCAGCTGGGATATTAACTCCAGCTGTTCCGCCTAAGGTAATTGAATCTACCCCTGATGTCCAAGGGTAGATTACTTCAAAGCTGTGGTCAAATTCCACTTTTACTTCCTATTAGTTAGTTACAACAACTGCCTTAACAGAAGCAACCCAGCGGATTGTCTTAGCTGCTTCGCCAGTAACTGTTACCTTGATAGAACCATTTGTTGTATCAGCTGATACGCTGCAATCCCAGCCTACGTTTGTTTCACCAAGAACAGTCTTAGATGGAGTACCCGTAAGAGCTGTAGAAGCTGAGGTTGTATCCTTACGGATGTTACCTTCGAACTTATAGCCAGCAGCACCACCAGTAGCATCAGTGCGACGTGCTGTTACCATAATCGTGAATGATGCTGCAGAGTTATTAGGAAGAACAAAACGCTGGGTGCCAGTTACACCGTCAAGGAACAATTCAGTTGCTGTTGCAGTTGTTGTAATGTTGCGAAGCAATGCTTCAACTTCTTGTGCATCACCAGCTGTAGCGAATGAACCACTAGCAGAGACGAAGCTTCCTGGAAGAGTTGCAGAAGAACCAGAACCAACTGCTACAGAGTTTGCAGCTGCAGCTGAAGAACCAGAACCAATAGCAACTGCATTAGCACCAGCAGCTATAGGAGCTGTAGGAGTAGATGGATTTTCGACATAAAGCTTGATTGGAAGATCAGCATATGCAAGAGCACGGAATGTAGGAGCACCAGCAGAACCATTAGGAGCTGCGAATACTGTGTTAGCTGTTTGTGAAGCAAGAGCTGCTGTCAAAGTACCTGTCGTTGTAACTGGAGAACCAGATATTGCGAAGATAGCAGGAAGAGCAAGAGCAACAGAAGTTACGCCAGTGTTGTTAACCGTGACTGCACCTGTAGCACCTGATACAGAAATACCAGTACCAGCAACAATGGATGTAACACCAGTGTTAGCGATAGTGACTGCACCTGTAGCACCTGATACAGAAATACCGGCCCCTGCAACATTTGATGTAACGCCAAGGTTGGTAAGTGTGATAGAACCAGCTGCATTAATTACGCCAATTTGGCCAGCAGTACCAGTGATTGTTGCAAGAACTGGTGCACCGCCGGTTGAGCTGATAAGGATCTGTCCATTTGTGCCAGCAGCAGTAGAAGAAAGGATACCTCCAGCGCCCGCATAAACGTGACCATTAGCTGTAAGAGCTGTGTCAGTGATGTTGGCAAAAGTTGGTGAAGATGTGGTAGCGATTGACTGTGGCAATGTAAGAGTGATTGCACCAGTTGTAGCAGCACCCGTAGTACCATTTACCATAACCTGGTTAGCAGTACCAGCAACAGAAAGAACACCAGTGTTGGTAACAGTCACAGCGCCTGTAGCAGATACATTAGCTGAAAGACCAGTATTAGATGTGAAAGCTGTTACGCCGGTATTTGCAAGTGTAATAGAACCGGCAGCATTAGTAACAGAAACACCAGTACCAGCTGTAAGAGTAGTACGCGTGAAGCTTGTGCCATTACCAATATCAATTTGACCATTGGCTGGGGTAGTCGTAAGACCGGTACCACCAAGAGCAATAGATACTGGAGCAGTAATTGCAAAGGAATTGCCAGTAAGTGTAAGACCCGCACCCGCAACGTATGTATTAGAACCAGAGAACTGAGACCACACAAGTGATGTAGTATCAAGAGTAATAATGTCTACAGTTTGTGTCCAGCCTGTATTAGCTTGTGAGGTACCCTGAGTAACATAAACAGCAGCGCCAACAAGTTCAGAAGCAGCGTCAGCATCCAAAGAGCGGGTCCAAGCACCAGTTGAAGCAATATAAATACCATTTGCTGAACCGGCAGTTTGGTTCTTGACAAGAACGCGATCACCAGCAACAGTAGTATATCCATCAATTGCTTGAAGACCTGAAAGAGTGATGTTACCAGTTGTAGCAGCTGCAACTTCTTGCTTCCAAGAAAGACCTGCAATAGCTTGGTCAATATAGTTCTTGTTAGCAGCATCAGTGCCAGCAACTGGAGTGCCTACGTTAGAGATAACGAAGCCACCCATGTTAAGGTTGCCACCCATGGTATCGCCAGCTTTATTTACTGGAGTATAACCAAGAGCCGTTGTGATGTTAGCTGAAGTAGCAGCACCAGTAGATGTTACACGACCGAATGTATCAGTAGTGATCTGACCAAAGAAGCCAGCAACTGGAGTACCAGCTGTTGCGAGGTTGATTGTTGGAGCACCAGTAGTGCCGGAGCCATTGGTAACAACGATATTACCAGCAGTACCAGCGATGGTAACAGCAGAGATAACACCTGCATTGTTAACAGTCAAACCAGAAGTTGCCAATGAAGACAAGCTTGAAAGGATTGGTGCTAAAGTGAATGTAAGAGTACCAGATGAAGTGATTGGAGAACCACCAACTGTAAGACCCGTTGAACCGGTAGCAGTAATAGAAGTTACAGTACCACCGGTTTGCTGAACCCACGCTGTGCCATTGTAGTACTCAAGGTCAGAAATATCTGAGTTGTAACGCAATGCACCGGCTACACCGGCTGGACGTTGTGCTGTAGTACCAGCTGTTAAAACAACTGCACCTGTACCTACGATTGAAAGAACGCCAGCTACTCCGCCAAGAGGAGGAGTAGTTGTTACGTCAAGTGTTTGAAGGCCGGTGAGAATAGTACCGGTATCGTGATTGAAATCCATTTAGGAACTCCCCTAGTTTGTAACTTCTGTTGTTTCTACTACAGCGAACCATCTGATTGATTGCCCGGTAGCACCTTTTACTGTCAATTTTAAAGACCCCTGAGTTGGATCAACTGAAGCTGATACATCCCATGAAGAGTCGCTGCGAGCCAAGATTTCCTTGGTAGGATTTCCTAGCATAGTGATACTATTTAGAGATGCGCCACAGTAAGTCACACCCTTAATTTTGAAACCTGCATGATCTGAACTATCAGTGCGGTGCGCAATAATAGTTGCTTCCCACACCCAGGTCATATCAGAAGCAAGCTGCAGTCTTTCTGAACCATTAGTTCCATCTAAGAACATCTCTGCAGTGAGTGCATTAATAGTTCCAGTTCTAAGAAGATATTTGCCTGCTTGTGCATCGCCCTGAGTTGCAAAACGACCATTAGCTTGAGTGATACCTGGCAATCTAGAAAGAGATTGCACACCAAGTGCAATCGAATCATGAGCATCAGCGGTTGCAGCAGAGCCAAGAGCAATAGAATTGATTCCCACTGCAACAGGTGGAACTTCTGATACATGATGCTCAGCATAAAGCTTAGGAGTAACAGAACCATTTACCCAATTAGTACCATCAAATACTAGTGAATCACCAGCTAATGGAGTGGGAACAACGGCATTAGCTAGGTCACCAAGATTAACAGTGCCAAGATCAATAGAAGGATTGCCAGCACTACCATCGCCATTAGTTACAACAATCTTTGGAGTTGTTGCTACTATAGTACGAATAACTCCACTTGTTCCATTCTTTACCATTAACCCATTAAATGGAGAGTTTACAACTCCAGTTAGAATGGTATTTAACGGCTGCGCATCTGTAATTCCATATCCAGCTAATGTAGTTGGAGTAAGGTTGATTACGGACCAAGGAATTGTTGTTGCACCAGATGTTACACGGCCGAAAATATCAGTAGTAACTTTGTAATAATTACCAGGTGTTCCTACTGTTGATAGATCCAACCCAATATTTCCAGCAGTTCCCATTGGGTTAGTAATAGAAATGGTGCTAGCACCAGAAACTATTGATCTAGCTGTATATGTATTAGAAGCAGTGCGAGTTACAAATCCTAGAGCACTTAGAGCTGATAATCCTTGAAGCTCAGCACTCAAAGTAAGTTGGATAGAACCACTTGAAGTTACTGGACCGCCTGTAGAAGTAATTCCTGTTGAACCAAGAACATCAACTGAAGTTACTGTACCATTGTTAACTGTCTCGAAATTAATTTCATTGTCTGTTGAAGTAACAATGATATTTGTTCCGGTGAATGTCTTGTACTCTAAACCATTCGCTGCAACATTTACAGCAAGTACTTGGTTAGAAGTACCAAGTGTAGTTAGATTAGTACCACCCTTAGTAATGGCTAAAGTGCCACTGATATTATTTAGATCGAGGTTAGCTTCAACAACATCAACTGTTGGGTTGCCAATAATACCATCACCATCAATAACTGAAACCTTTGAGGAGCCAGCAATTATAGCGCGAGAGAAAGCAAGATCACCATCCTTGATGACAATACCATTACCTAAACCAGTGACTGCAGTAATATACGAATTTAGTGGCTGCGCATCTGTAATTCCATATCCAGCTAAGGTATTTGGATTTGTGCCAGCAGTTACACGCCCTTTTGTATCTACTGTTACAGAAGTATAAGTGCCTGCTTCAACACCTGTTGCAGAAAGTGTTGTAGTAATCGCATTAGTACCACTACCGCTAACATCACCACCAAGAACAATTGTCTGGTTGTTCGTCAGGTAGGGGATAGTTGATGCAAGGATTACTTGGCCCTGTGCATTTACACTAAAATTATTATAGCCGGCACCAGGTGAAACAGCTGTGTTAGCAATTGAAACTACATTACCATTCTTAGTAAGACCAGTACCAGCTTGAATGATGCCAGCAGAACTGAACTGCACCCATTCAATTGCTGTTGTGCCAAGTGAACCACCGGATATAGCTGTAGAAATCCAGCCAGTATCTTGAAGAGTATTACCCTCTTCAACGAATGTAAATGCTGCAGGAACTTCTGCCCAATCATCAACATCTGCTGCGCGTGCCCAAGAAGCTGCATCAACAACATAGATACCATTTTCAGCTGGAGCTGATTGGTTCTTTACGAGAACTCTATCACCAGTTACAAGAACAATGCCATCTATTGTTTGCTCACCACTAAGCGTGACATTAGCAGTTGTAGCAGCTTTAACAGATGCTTTTACCTGCAAGCCTTGAATAGCGTTATCAACATAATGCTTAGTAGCGAGATGGAAAGGCTGAGTTGGATCTGCTGCAACTGTTACTTCTGCAAAGACTGGAGATGCTGTTGCATCAATATTCTGTGGAAGAGAAAGAGTTACGTAGCCCGTACCAAGTGTAGGAGTTACTGCAACTTGATTGGCTGTTCCAGTTATCTTTAAGACACCTGTATTGGAGATAAGAATCTGCTGTGGTGTTGGCGCAAGGTTGATGCCATTACCACCAACTAGCTCTTTATATTCTAACTCTGTTCCAGTAGTAGCAACGCCAAGAAGTGTATTAGCATTGCCTATTGTGCTACGACCTGTACCACCAAATTGAGTATTGATGACGGTACCTTCCCAGATACCAGAATTAATAACGCCAACAGTTGAAATAGAAGATTGACCTACATAAGCAGAGTCAATATCAATAGTTGGACTGCCACTGATGCCATCACCATTCGTAACAGCAACTCTACCGGTAGTTCCATTTATAGTTCGTGTAGTCCATGTATCAGTTGCTATACGAGTAGCAAAACCTAAACCATTAAGACCTTCAACACTGGCCAAATCATTGGCTAATGAAAGAACAATTGTCCCTGAAGTAGTGATAGGAGAACCAGATACTTGAATGCCAGATGATGGAGCATTTACCGCAATAGAAGTTACAGTACCACCAGTAGATGGATCAACTTGAACCCACACAGTGCCATCAAAATATTCTAAACGAGACGTAGTTGCATTGAAGCGAGTATAACCCGTTATATCAACACGCTGGGCAGTAGTGCCGGAAGGAGGAATGAAACCCTCTGTGCCTGGCAATGTGAGCATTGACGTTGGAAGAGATATGACTGGATTGCCAGTAACTCCACTACCGTTAAGAATGCTAATTTGATTTGCTGTGCCAGTAATAGTTCTACCAGCAAATGTATCAGGAGCAGTCTGAACTAAAATACCATTGGTATTAAAGACAGCTAAAGCTGATAAAGTTTGATCTAACGGCTGTGCATCTGTAATTCCATATCCGCTAAGAGTAGTTGGATTAGAAGCAGAAATTACACGACCTTTTGAATCAGTAGTAATCTTTGTGTAGGTACCAGGAGTACCTACATCTGAAAGGTCTAATAGAAGAGTCTCATTGCCACCACTATTGATGACATCTTTAATGAGTGCAGCAGCAACTACTAACTTAGAGTTAAGATAGTTGGGCGTCGTATCAGTTGATGAAATCTTTACGGCTTCGGAAAGTCCTTGAGAAAAACCGATCCAATCTGTATCGAGAGGACCGATCTTCTGAAATAACTGTCCATTTTGACGAATGAACAGCGAACCTAATGGAGCTGTTTCACCAGCAATACTAGGGTCCGTTGTTCCTGTGAAAATACCTACAAGATCATCAAGGCTGATACCACCTTCAGCTGAGAATGAGAGACTGATATCCGCCACAAGACGTAACCTTTAAAAATTAAACAATAACACCAACTCTACGTGCGATAACATTGACTGCGCCTGTTGATGCAACCCGAAGACGAAGATCAGTTCCACTAAGGTCAACAGTAACTGTCAAGCCCATAATAGAAGCACCAATCTTAAGGGTAGCATAGCGTGTATAGTCTGCAGATACACCATTTGAAACAGCATAAACTTCTGTAGAGTAAACATTTGTTGGGTCAGCAGCATTCTCAACTCTTACCAACCATTTAGCGCTAGCTGCACCGACTGCAGTATCAACTGTTTGAACCGCAGTGATATTAGTAACTGCAACTTGCTTGCTTGTTGTAGCAATTGCTGTATCAAGAGCTTGAACGTTAGCATTGGTGCTAACAGCTGGTGATACATACTGTCCAGCAAGAACATTAGCACCAATCTGTGTATCAAGAGCTTGAATATTTTGGTTAATTTTTGCTGTTGGATCTACAAAGTTGCCAACTGCAACATTAGGACCAAGTTCGCTGTCAAGAGTTGTGATAGCAGCAGAAAGCTTTTCACCAGCAGTAATGAAGTTACCAGCTGCAAGTGTTACACCAGTGAAGGTATCAAGAGCTTGGATATTTTTGTTAACAGTATTTGCTGGGGAGATGTGGTTACCAGCAGAAACATTAGCACCAATTTCTGTATCAAGAGCTTGAATGTTAGCATTTACAGTATTAGCTGGAGTAACATATGCGCCAAGATTTACATTAGCACCAATTTCACCATCTAATGCGCCGATAGCAACTTCAAGATTTGACCCATCAGCAATGAAGTTTGTTGTGCTGTAAGTTGGAAGAACGTTACCAGAACCAGACTTACCAACGAAAGCGCGAATGTAACCTTCTTCGTCAAGAGAAGATTGGTCAGTAAGAACCCACTGAGTACCATTGTAAACGAATGTCTTACCAGCGGATGTACCAGATTGAATGTAGGTTGCATCACCAGAAGATTCTTGGTTGCTGTCTTCTGTGAATGTTCCTGTTGCTTGGTTGTAAATATAGATGTTCTTACCAAGACCACCAACGATAGCAGAGAAAAGAACTCTACCACCATCTGTAACTGTTACACCATCAACAACGATTGGCGATGTTGCTGTGGACGTTGGAAGAACTGTAGCTACGTTATCACGAACGATAGCTGGTTCTCTCCAAGAAATAGTAGCACCAACGGCGTCGTTGACATACTTTTCAGATGCCATCTTTTGCCATTTGACAACACCAACACCAGAAGCAATCTTCGTGTAAAGGGAACCGTCGGTGTTGTCTTGATATGTTGAACCTACTGGTGCAATTGATGTATCACCTGCTGCGCCTGGTGCTCCAGAACCCTGAAGTATTTGTACTGTTTCATCGAGCTCCAGGCCACGCTCAATGCGGAAAAAATCTTGTGACATTTAGTGTCTCCTAAAAATTAGCCCGACAAACGAGCAGTTGAGTTTATAAATCTTATTTATTAGATATGGTCTGTTATAGTGAAAGATGTGCCACTGATACAGTAACGGACATAAGCGGCTCAGAATTTGTCCAAGCTAGCGCAAGCGTGTTGTTTGCTTGGTCCAGGACAATGTTAATCGATCCAAGGAAGTCATATCCAATCCTGTTAGTTCTTGTCCAGTCAACTGTTTCATTAGTGGTGTCAACTAACCCTTGAATAATAGCTAATACTTCAAATGTTTGAGCTAAGCCATTGGCAGGACAGAAGAGAGTTACCCAGAACTTATGACCTCTTTTAAGATCAGAGTAGGGAATTGGGGTAGAGACTGATGTTGTCCAAGCTGGATCAACTACTACAGGGTCTTGGTTAGAACCAGAGATGCTTCCACCAGTTCCAGGAGAGCCGGGATCGCCTTTATCTCCCTTGTCGCCTTTATCTCCCTTAGGACCAGGGATAGCATCCGGCTGAAGGAACGCTTGCCGCATAGTTTCAGCTGTAACTCTATGATCAACAAGAGTATCGCCTGCAGCCCAGTCTTGTGCTATCGTTCCTTCTTGGCCGCGGCCAGCCGCGTCGATGATGAGCGTATCGCCAGCACGTGCGATGATTTTTACAATTTCACGCTTAGATGGGTTGGCTACGTCTTCAAGCGTAACAAGAAAGAACTCGCCAGGATTTAATGGGAGCGGAAATTCAGCGCCAAGACCCGGCTGAACCTGAATAGATGTAGCTGAAATTCCAAGAGGCGCGTTTAAAAGTGAAACCGCGTTATTCGCGAATAGCTGCAATAGACTCATTGTACAGAGCCTCCAAATTCTTCAGCAAGCTTACTTAGAGCCGAAATGCTCTTTGGTTTTACTTGGGATACCCTTGTTTCAAATTGTTCAGCATCAATATAGGGAATCAGAACTGTGGCCTTTTCAAAGCCCATCTCAACTTCAAAAAGCTGATACTTTACCTTTGGCGTCTTAGCGTCTTCCGCTAATCCCGATATTAACCCAAATTTTGACATGGCACTTCCACATTGATTCTATTATTTAGTGCAGAAAGGCAAAAAGCAGCGTCCCGATTGAGACCACTATGGCCGTGGCTGAAACTACCATAACAGCTAGAAACCTTGACTTCAAGTCTGACATTTGAGCCTGAGCATCAATAACAGCGCATTGGTAATCAGCACATGTGTGTTTTAGCTTCTTAACATCATCTTCAAGAAAGTTTTTAAATTCATCGTGTGTTACAATTTCCTGTCCGAGTAATTTAGCCATTTCAAACTCCAGTATAGTGCTTGTAGTATTTTAAAAATTCTTCACGATTAAAGGCACTGCCACCAAGAGCTGGCGTGATGTCAAGTATCTGCTTTAAACGATGGTAAACACCATTAGAGTCCTTCACAAAGAGTCCTTTGTTAATTCCGAGGGATTTTGATTTGAGCTTCAAGCTATCAACCTCCGCCTTCTCCTTGCCTACATCATCATCGTCAGAGATGTTGTCGGTAAGAACGACTATCTTGTCGTCTGGTTGTGGGAGCTGCTGAAGACGCTTTATCTTTCCAAGTGCTTGGAAAATCTTAGCACCCTTCAAATAGTCTACCTTGGTCCCATTGATTGACGCGATGTCAAAGAAGTAAACAAGTGCAACACCTCCACCATCAACTGGTTTAGCGTAGACAGCTGGACCACCATCCTTATAGTTGGTGTACTCAACTACCTTGTACTTAGCACCATCCCTTGTTTCAATGGTATCTTTATAGAGCGGAACTACTAACATGTTTGTCCTAGGTTAAACTGGAATGACTCTATAAACTTTAGAAGAACCTTCTGGCTCTAAGTCATAAAGACGATCTACCTCATCTTGGGCTTCATCTTCTGTTACGAAGACAGCAAGCTCTTTACCAATAAAGTCGCCACCATCATCGATGATACCACCGTGAACAGCGTACTCTTCACCATTACCCTCTTGAGCAATTTCTTCCTCACGAAGCTGTCGAATGTAATTCTTGAAGCTAACGCGTGAGCCTCTTGATTCAAGAACCGCTTCCTCATTGTAGACCTTTTGTTTCTTCTTAATGCCTGCCCGTGGCTGGTGATGTTCGTATTCTGAGCTTTTAGCCATATCTCCTAATCCTCTTGATTAACATTTTATTTATGGGTGTCAGGTTACTTAGCACCCTTCATCACTGTCAGCTGAATCTGGGTAGGTTTAGCTGATCCCTTTCCTCTTGGGTTTCTAACCTCAAGCTTAAAGTTCATAGTGACGCTATGCAGGTAGATGTTGATCTGCTTTCTATCCTTTGACGGATAACAAATCTTCGTCACAACAAGGTCCTTGAGAAGTGATTTATTGACGTAGTCAGCATCGATCTTTAGCGCCTTAAAGTCCTTACCCGTGTGGCGGAGATAGTAGTAGTTCGAACCCCACATTTTCTGCATAATCTTGTGAACAGCTGATTCTGACGTTACCTTCTTTGACATTTCCTCAACATCATCAAAGTCAAGGTCATCACCACTTTGTGATGCTTCCAAACCAGCGGTAATTTTCTTTGGGTCAAGACCAAATGGAGCTAGCCACGTCTTCCATTCTGAAGAGTTAGTGTTGACAGTTAAGTCGTCATTGAATGCAGCTGATAGGCCGAACTGCCCAACAGTTTTACCATCTTGATTCTTTATTGAGATGTACTTCTTATCTCCATTCTTTAGCTCGACGATAACATCAGCGATGATCTTACCAATATCATCTGGTGATAAGTCTCCCGAGCGCTTAGTGGAACCAGAACGAGCTGTAACATTCGCGATGTTCGTGATCTTAAAGACGGGGTCTACCTTTTCAAGGGCCTTGAAAGCAGCTTCTGCTTCTTCAGAGCTTTCAATTCCACCAACCAAGTTGTCCATCTTTACTAGTATATCCTTCTCAAAGTTCTCACCTTTGTTACCACCCCGAGCTACGACTACATCGTAGATAATTCCTTCACACTCAAATGAAACGCTTGAAAACTTGCTTGAATTGGCTGATAGATCATTTGTCTTGGCATTAGAGATACCAAGCTTCTTTGCATCTGGTGTCTTAAGAACCTTCTCAATGCGAGCTAGGATTAGGTCAAGCTCATCATCCTTGTCAGTTGGCTTAACACGAATCTGGTATTGGTTAGAAATGTTATAGTCTGAACCGCGCTTGCCTCTCATCTCCTCAACACCTGCCTTATTGCAGATGAATGGGACAAGAAATTCTGCAGCCTTTGCTGCCTCGGTAGGCGCTCGCTCTATAAGAAATTGGAGTAGTTTCATTTAATATCCTGAATGTCAGATTGTAATTGTTCAAGCATCTGAATCATTTCGTAATTGCGGTACGCCTTACGAATTAGGTTCAACATCATCTTTATTGCTTCATTTAGATCACCTGGTTTTGCTACACCAATCTTATTGTAGAAGGCATTTACTACTTCATCGATGACCGGTTTCTGCTTTGCCGAGCCAAACATTGCGAACCCTGCTGGTACAGGAAGATCAATGCCCAGCGCGCTAGCAAGATTACCAAATGCAACTTGTCCCTCACGATCAACTATTCTTCCCTGAAGTAGTAGCTGCTTTTCAAGGTCAGCAAGATCGTAGCACTTAATGGTTGCACGGTACTCTTCACTGGAAAGTTCGTGCATCTTACCCTTAGCATTTGGATTTTTATCTGACTTGAACTTTGAATGATTGATGGTGTTTCTGAAACGCGTAACTACCTTCTTAAGCGACTGAACCTTTTCACGAAGCTCATCACTGTGAGCATACTTGTCATTGAGTAGATCATCATCTTGCAGATAATCAAGGTTGTGCTTGTAGAAGTCAAGCAGCTTATCATAGGCGTGAAGCGTTGCGGTCGTTGCACTGTTGAGAATAAGCTTCTTAAAGAGGGAGGTATTGTTAAGAATTTTTACTGAACTCGAACCCCAAATGTTCTGCTTTAATTCCTTAGCTGATACGTCTATGAGATCGCTAACCTTAAAGGTTTGTGAAAGCTCTTCGGTCGCCTTGATAGCTTTGCTGACTGGCAGGTCTTCATCAGCAGCCGTGCTCATCGATGGGTCAACTTCACCATTGACAGTGAACTTGTGAACGACTCTGGTAAGGTATTCGCCTGGCTGAAGAAGCATCTCACCTTCATTACCATGCTTGCCATTAAGCGTTACTAACTGGGTGTCCAAAAGTATGTCTTCTGGATTCGCGAATGTCGAAATAACGTAGCCAAGGGCTCCATCTATCTCGTGCTTTTCGATTTGACTGTCAAACCATCCCATCATAGCACTAACGTGACTTGATGCAGGTCCGTACTTTGCAAATTGGATCGCAATGCTCTTGTCAGTTGTCCAGCTGGAAGGACGGTCCCACTTAAGGTCAACTTCACGTCCACCTTCACGTATTGTCTTTAGGAATTTTAGACCATCACCAATCTCAAGGGTGCCATCGTACTTTTCGCGCGACCCAAGATCGCTGTTGTTAAACAGCAGACCACGGTAAAGAAGGACTCTCTTGTTCGGCCTAACCCCTGGAAGGCTTTTCAGCTCAGCTAAAGCCCACTTTGGTAAGTTAAAGTAGCGACCTGATGTATTGATCCACTTACTAAGCTCACGCTTGAGTTCAGCTGACATTGATCCGCGATCTACTGCGGAGTACTCCTTGAAAACAATGTTAACCATGTCCTGAATTTGATAAAGGTCTGCTTGGGTAAGATCCTTGCCCTGCTTCTTCTTAAGATCGTCAAACTCTAACTTGTTAATTTCCTTGATGCTGTGACGTGCTGCAATGAAATCTCTTACTTCTTGGTTGTTGAAGAAGTAGTACTTAAGGGTTGCAAGAAAACCGTCCTTGTCTCTGATGTTCTCAAGTGACAAGTCCTTGTCGAAGATAATAGCTGCACGCTTATCCTTCTTGATAGCCTTCTTGAGATCAGAAATTTTAAGGGAACTTGCTTCCTGAAGAAGTTTTAAGAGATACATTTTTGAGTTTATCTGAGCAGAATCGATAAAACTATTTATGAAATCCTGCTCGTAAATCCAAAGGGTTCGAGGCTTATCCTTGTGTTCTGGCTTAGCAAATACTGCTTCAATGATGTCTGAGATGATAGCCAAATCACCACCTCCTAAACCAGCACCTATTAAAGGGTAGTGAATAGTCATCCTGCAGCCATCTGGATCGAGGTATTGAATACTTTCTGACGCTGACGCTACCTGTTCAAAGCACTTCTGAACAGCTTGGTAGCTAACGTACTTCGTTCCCATTCTGCCGTAGTTGAGCTGTGTTATGCAGTTTGCTATGAACAGGCTTGGAGTGACGGGGCGATAGAATAACCTGTCCCATTAGATCAGCAGGCTTGTTTTTCTGACAGGCTTCAACATAATCACCATAGGCTTGCGGATATCTCTACTTGATGTGAAGAGCTGTGCCCGAACCCATAACACCCTGTGCATTGCACCCATGAACGATGATGCCATATTGGGCATCAAGAATGTCACCAAATTTAATTTGTTTCATAGATAGCTTTATTCGCCGCCGCGTTATCTTTAAATTCAGACATGCGAGCTTCTGAATAATTAGAGAAGCCAATTATTTCTCTAACATAAGCTGATACTTCAGATGGAAGTCCGTGTCTAGAAGCTAAGACAGATCCGATTAATTGATCAATGATTGGAGTACCATCTAAATTGATAGTACCCCAAGGCATTGCGTCTCTAGCAGCTGTATCACGCAGGGATTTTACAGCTTGCTTTGTAGAGAATTGAATATCCTTAGGACAAATATAGATCCAGTAATCATACTGCTTTTCAGCTGTAGGCTTAAGCATGAAGGATATTCCTCCATTAATACCTGGAACTAACTGGGCTGTAGTTCTATCAAAGAACTGTCGGCGGAGATGTCTAAAGATTTCAAGATTATCGGTCATGTTCTTCTTCAAATGTTTCAAGTGTGGTGAAAACATTTTCTTCGAACAGCGTAAAGAAATCCATGTTGCTCACGATGGACTGGATTCTCTTATCGCTACCACAAAGACCTTTAGGATTGTCTGGCATACCTTCCCACCAAATGGCGCAGAAGTCATCATCCACGTCTTGCTCACCATATGAAATAGTGCTCGTTCCATCTGGAACAAAGTGCCATGAGAGCTTGTTGTAGCAACCAGGTTCCTCGACATCAGCAACAAGTCCCTGAATCCAGAAGTAGACCTTCTTAGGGACTGACTTCAAGAGTTCTTCTGATACAGTGTCTTCAGGAAAGAAGGAATCGATTGAGGATTTTGAATTCATACTTTTATTATGTTAAAGCCGTTTAATGTTTGGGAAATTTTTACTATTTGCTCGATACCATAAGGTCTCTTGTTTAAGTCCGGTTGCTTCTGCTGCATCTCTTCTATGAGAATATTCTGTTCCATCTACTAACATTCGTCTTGCATTTGCAGACATTAATTCCTGATATCGTAAATTTTCTTTCTTAAGTAATGATTTATAGGAGTAGCAGTCAAACTGCCATTTGATATTTGATCTCAGGGTGGTGTTTATATCCAACAACTTCAAAATCGGACATTTTAAAGTCATCTATATTTTTTATAGCTGGGTTAATTTTTAGTTCAGGAAAATCATATGGGGCGCGTGATATCTGTTCTTCTATACCATCTAAATGATTGAGATACAGATGAGTGTCTCCCAATGTCATAATTAATTCACCTACTTGCAAATTCACAACTTGGGCAACCATATGCGTTAATATTGCATAAGACGCAATATTAAACGGCAAACCAAGTGCAACATCTACAGAGCGCATGTAGACTTGGCAAGACAGCTTGTCTGTACGAGCATTGACATGGAACTGGGCAAACATATGGCACGGTGGAAGAGCCATGTTATCCATTGCCCCAACATTGAATGCTGTTAGAACCATTCGACGTGATGCTGGTTCCTTTTTGATAGTCTCTACAATAGTCTTAAGCTGGTCGAACTGCTTTACTAGAACCTTTGCGCCATAGTAAGTGTGGCCACCTTCGGGGTGGGATAGAACATCATTGGAACCACGGAGCTCTGAGTGAGTCCAATTACGCCACTGAGTGCCATAAACACGCCCAAGATCACCAGGAAACTTAGCCTTAGGCTTCCAGTAATCGGCATTTGCGTTAGCAGTCCAGATGGTGGTGCGGCTTGGGTCACGAGTACCATAGGTAATTTCAGCAAGACGGCGTTCATCAGAACTTCCTTCTACAAACCAAAGAATTTCACCAAGGATAGGTTTAAAGTAAGTCTGTTTGGTGGTAATCAGTGGGAATCCCTTTTCAAGGTCTCCACGAATCTGACGTCCGAAGAGTGAGCGTGTTCCTACTTTAGTGCGATCAATACGATCATCACCATTTTTCATAACGTCATTGCATAGGTCTAAGTATTGTTGTTCCATATTTTCTATTCGTTATAGGTTTTGTATTTATGCTGCTCTGACCAGAAATCCTCTGCGGTCTAACTCTGCGAAGGCCATGACCATAATGCAGTATGTCATGTTGTGAATAGGTCCTATTTCGGTTTCTTTGTCTCGATTACCAGCGACATTTAGAATGCCTATATCATTTGCTATGAGCCACTCAACTATCTCTAGTGTATGTTCGATAGATGGTGGTATTTGAAGGTACGGCTTCTGATATTTTCTGTTGAGATTGTGTGTAAGCGTTACGCCAGGAGAATTGAAATTAGATGCGACAACTAAAGTGCCTTCAGCTGCAACAACATTCCATTCAGTGCGTGCATGATACGTAACACTTGAATGCTCCTTTAGACCAAACTCTGCCAGGTCGGGCCTTGGGCCGTGATGGGTGCGCCATCCATGAGGAGCATACCCACCAGTCTTTATGCCATGATCTCGTGCAGCTGTAATACCTGCTCTATCTGCCCCACACTGGCCGCCACTTATTACCTTATGAAGTCCTCTATAATCAAATGCAAGAATCTGTGTATTTTGCAACGACATTTAATTCTTCCTTATCGTATTCATGTAATTGTTTTATATCTGGGACTAACCTAAGGTAGCAATCACCACGCTCCGGGTCTTCTGTATTCTTCCAATAACCACCCTGCGCCAATTTCAGAATGCTATTTGCTCTGAAACCTGGGTGGATGTAAGCCTTCTTAGTGCCACCAAGAATAGGAACATCAACCCAACCACCAAGGATCATCTTGAATGGACTAAGTTTGAAGTCTTTCATGACATCACCTTTGGGATAATCATCACCCCAACGTGGAGACCATGATTCAGAAGTGATTTCAATCACAACATCATTTTCAAGAACATCGCCTGGATAAACACCGGGGCGTATTACAAACACGCGTCCATCCAATTCCTTGATGCAGCCACTGAATGCTTCCTCTAAAGTAATTGTTATTACCTCAGTCTTAGTCTTGGTTAAAGGTGAGAGGGTTTCAAAAGCTTCTTTGATGAGCTTGAACTTCTCTTCATTTCCACCTTGCTTATCAGGGTGATATTGCTGTGCAAGCTTTCTATAAGCCTTTTGTGCTTGCTCAAAATTGGCTGAGGTGTCTATCCCTAGTAGCTTATAAGCCAGTTCAGTCTTCATGCCCACAGTTTCACGATTGTCCATTCAGCTGTTTTAGAAACGAATAGCTGCTCAAGTGCATATTGTGCATCACCCTTACTATCGAACTCAATGAGCTGTTGAGATACAGCCCGCCCACCATCAAAGCTTCCTACTGCACGGATAACAACCAAAATCTTATACATATTTGCATTCCTTATAGAGAGATTAGCATAAATCAGAGGTCTATTGTTACTGAACAACAAAGGTATTATATCATTACATAATCAACAACCCGGGTATATTGAAAACACCAAGAATAATTTAGTATTTCTATCTGCTAGACAACATTATGTCTGTCATTTACTCTTAGTAAGGATGGTTGGCAGTTCATTACGTTCCAAGACGTCCTGGGCACTTCACCAAATGCTCATCAGATAGAAAAGCAAATCTGATGAGCATTCTCAGAAAATAGCTAATACACTCAAGGAATATTGGATGAGGAAAAAACTTTTAGCTCTCGAGAATACATTGCCTTAGCAGTATCTTCTTCAAGACTAGCAAGTTGTTTTCTGAACTCATCTAGTTCGTCTTCAAGCTCTTTTATTTTATCCTTAGTTAAATTCCAAAGAGCCATCGACAACAGACGGTCATACTCATTAAATTCATTTTTGATAAGGAGTTCAATCAACTCTTTCTTACCAGTATTTTTAAAGAGTACAGTATTCTTCAGATAAAAATTAATGAACCTGATTTTCATAGAGGACCAATGAATGGATTCCTTAGCATCAGCAATAAGCTTCTGACGCCGAACTTCATACTGGCTCAGGCGCCACGGGACAAATGCTTCAACTATTGCTTCAACAGAATCAAAGCGCTTTAGAACTCCATCAACATCCCAAAGAGTCAGATTTTCTGTATCACGAGAGATGAGCTTGAACTTCTTGTAAAGTTCTTCTTCAGGCAAAGCAGTCAGTGAGCGAGGAACAGTGATAGTGAAGTCGAATCCATCTTCAGTGGAACGGTCTTCCCAATCCTTGATCAACTCAGCATCTTCCATCTTGTTCAAGTGGGATTTGTATTGGTCGAGATACACTCCAACTGGAAGCTCTGTGACCTTGATGGTGGTTGAGTTAACCACTTGAAGCTTGCCAGTAATAACAACTTGCCCAGTTTCTGGATTGCGAGTGATGTTGCCACTAAATCCATTGTACCAGGGGGTCAAGGTACCAGGCTTCAGCTTCTTACCAGCCAGAACATTTAAGCACGCAGCAGCAATCTCTTTAGGATTGTATGCCATGATAACACAAGCGTGTCCAGTTCCGGTACCTTGCGCACCATTAATCAATGACAAAGGAAGGATTGGAAGATAGGTTTTTGGTTCAATCTTCTCACCATCGGTTTCATTGTGAACCAGGATGGCATCATCTGCCTTAGGAAAGAGTGCGCGAAAGAATGTAGAGAGCTTCGTCTCAATATAACGAGGAGCAGCTGCTTCAGAAGTCAAACGAGAACCAAACTGTCCTTCAGGGACAAAGAGGTTCATGTTGTTCGAACCAGGATAATCGTTTGCAAGACCAATGATAGTTGATGTAAGGCTGCCAATGCCGTGGTGATAGTCAGTGGACGCGGCAACTGCAGCAGATAACCGCTCTACGTTTAATAGTCCAGCATTTTCTCCTCTAAGAAATGTGCCATATACTGCTTTTCGCTGAGCAGGTTTTAATCCGTCCGTCAAAAGTGGAATACTTCTAACGTTATCATATAGTGAAAATTCTTTAAATGCCGTATTAAAAAAGTGTCGGGCTGGGATACAGCGAACCTTAAGATTGCCAGTATCAGTAGGTGTATGTTTTGTAACCATATAGTATTATAACCTGTTCTTTAACGGAAGTAATCTTGTATTAGGCTGCTTCAACTATGAAGTCTTCAAAGTTATCGGCAGGAGTCTCGAGCCAGGCCTTACGGTCATCAGCGCGTTCTCCATTGAAAGCAAGGTCAAGAGCTTGCTTGTCATCCTGCCCATCCATTGTAATCTGGAACAGATATTGATTCAAGTTTTCCATGTATGGGATAAAGTCATTGGTCTTTGTCGTACCCAATCCTTTATAGTAGCGATGTGACCAACCCTTTGCCTTCTGACCGTCTTTCTTTACCCAATCCTTGAATTCACGTTCAGTAAAGAACTCAATAACTTCCTTGTTCTTCAAAACAACCTTCACAACAGGAGTACGGAGGATGTGAATGAACCCAAGCTCGAACAATTCAGGCCAGAATGTATCGAATACATTCATGAGCAGACCGGCAATGTGGGAGCCGTCAACGTCAGCATCGGTGGCAAACGCAACCTTACCGAAGCGGAGTTCAGACAGAGAGTTAACCTTCTCACCGATACGAAGACCGATGATAGTCAGAATCTTCTGGATTTCATTTGGCTCAGACTTACCGTCCTTCTTCTTATCAAGTCCAAGTACTCGAGCAATATCCTTTTCACGGACATTCAATGGCTTACCCTTCAGAGGGAATGTACCAATGAAGTTAGTCTTACCACGAGCAGCGAACAAAGACTTAGCCGCAGAATCTCCTTCAGCCAAGAACAGAACGCACTTAGTGCGGTCCTTCTTTTCGAGAGCATCGCAGAACTTATCAACACGACGAGGGTCAGCCTTATCAGTATCCTTGTTAAGCTTGCGCAGGTCCTTCATCTGTTCCTGGTGGGCCTTAGCTTCTGCCCAATCCAGAATTGATTGGATGATCGTCGACTTGACAATCTTGTTGATCATCTTGTCTGGAACTTCCCAGCTTGTCTTGTAATCGCTAACAGCTGAAATCATATTCTCTTTTGTCTGTGAAGAGAACTTAGGGCGATTAATGTTGGCAGCAATGTAGACACGGAAGTGATCACGAATTTGAGCTGGGGTAACATCGATTTTGTGCTTTTTCTTAATGAACTCGCGGACAGCATTTGCAATCTGCATCGTCACGTACAGAATATGGGTACCGCCTTGGTATGTTTCAACTGAGTTCACAAAGCTTACATGCTCAAATCCGTCGCTCGAAGAGATACCAACCTTCCAATCTGGAGTTGAATCAACAACATAGTCAGTAGCATAGAGTGCAACATAATCCTCGAAGTCTCGAATCATAATACGTTCACCATTGATATAGAACTTTACACCAATGTTACATGCAGCAGCATCAACAACCTTCTTCATCATACGAAGACGATTGCCTTCATTCAACCCTTTCAGGTTGAAGAACTCGTAATCAGGGGTAAAGGTAATCTTTGTGCGATTCTTGTTATCAGCCTTTATGGTAGGTTCGTCACGCTCGCGCATACCCTTCCGGAAGTCTTGCTTGAACAACTTCTTACCATCACAACTTTCGATTCTGAAATGTGAAGAGAGAACATTTGTGAGGGTTGAACCTACACCGTTGGTTCCAATAAGCTGTTGATCTTCATCATCGTTGAAGTTTGAACCAGCACGAAGATTAGAGAACACTGTCTCAGCAATATACTTACCAGTTTGCTCATGAATCTGAACGGGAATTCCGCGACCGTTGTCTTGAACTGAAATGCTTCCATCATCCTCAAAGGATACACGAATAGAATCGAGTGTCTCTGGTGCTCGACGAGATTCGTCAATAGCATTATCGAGAATTTCTGAGAAGATTTTTACCAATGCTGGGATGTAGTTGATGTCTCGCTTCACCATCTTCTTGGTTTCGAGATCATAAACCCATTCCATTGCTTGCTGTTCTGCTGTAGAACCAGCATACATACCAGTCCGTTTACGGATGTGCTCAATTTCGTCTAGAACCTGGTACGTCTGTTTTGCGTATTTTGTCATGATTGGCTTTGTGTCAACGTTGTTATAATAGATTATAAACTAGCCTAATAAGGAAGTAAACTGTGAGTCGTTGAGTCGTCCTAGAAAAATTATTCAACCTGTATGTGAGATGTGCGTAGAATCAACACTTCACTAGTGCTATAATGGGAGGTATTGTTTTCCGAGAACGTGCTCAAGTTACTGTAGAGGTAAACTTATATCTATAGGAAAATCAAAATTAGTAGATGGCCTGAAATTTTCAGTAGTATCCGCACGGAAAACTGCTATTACAAGAAAACAGAATGATGGATATTTAGAAGCAGCACAAAAGAGACTAAACACTATAAAATTTGATGAAAATTTTTTTCTCAGAAAATAAGAGTCGGGATGACCAGACCGGTTTATCTCGAGCTCAAAGCGGAGCTAATAATGACGTACTAACTAAAACAGTTAATAGTTAATAGTGATATTGTTTCTCCTGTGCTGCGTTCAGATTTCGAAAACTATAAAAGAGAAGTTTGGAAAATAACTAGAAAACAAAACTTAGAACAACTTCCAAATATTGAAAAGCGAGGTCACATAAGTAAAACAAGGGTGACACCCAACGAGATATGCAGTACCATACAAAAGAAATATCTGGCGTAAACTTGAGATTAGGTTACGTCAAAATGTTTACGAAGATGTTGTGCTACTTTCATAATGCCAGCCTTTTGTCCTATGTGAATACCCACATCTCGCAGAGTTTCACCTTCGGCAGGAGGTGTATCATTAAGCTGGTACCAAACCTTCTGTGTCTCTTTGAGAACTTCTTTGAGAAGCAAATTAGCAAACTTTTCTTTGTTAAAGACAGATGACATTGCATCCCAATCTCGCTCATGAGGAACTTGATCGTAAGATTGCTCAATAAGCTTTTTTATCTTCTCGTTCATTTCAACCACCATGTGTTCGTGTTAATCCACAATGAGTGCATCGCTCTACCTGACATGCATCATCTTCATGTTCTACTTCCATTGTATGTAAGCATGAGAACTGCTTCCACCATAGAGCAAATCTTTCTTTCAAACTCATTATTCTCCAAGCCTTTCCTTGATACGAGCCATAGCCATGTAGATAGCAGATTGCTCTTCAACAATCCGTCGCTCTTCATTAGTGTAGAACGATGGGGTGCAGCTATTGCTGTTCTCTACAGCTCGGCGTTGATCTTGGATATAACTAGCAAGACATTCTTCAATGAATTCGATATCGTTCATACTACCACCTTGAGGTTCAGACGCGTTTCAATGTCGGCATAGAACTTCATGTACTTTGCCATTCGAGCAGTGTCCTTGTTGGTAATACCCCTCAAGCGCCGGGTATCTGTGTTATGGCGGAGGTCGCATTTCTTGACCTTCATAGCATCCACACTGCCGAATACATCTGCTTGGTATTCTTCATAGGTTTGACCAGGAACTTTTGTCAAGCAGCGGATACCTTCGATGACATGTTCAGACATTCCCTCATCTCGGAGGAACTTGTAAGTCGTAGAAGTATCTTCAATGACATCGTGCCCAACTGCAATACATTGGAGTTCTTCATCATCCTCTTTGAGAGAGGACATCACTTGCAATGGATGCAAGATATAGGGGTTGCCACCTTTGTCGAACTGTCCTGCATGGGCATTCGTTGCGATGACAATCATCTTGGAAAGCATTTCACCTTTTTCATCAGAATCTTCCTTCAAGTGGATGGGCTTTTACGATACCAGGATTGGGGAAACCACCGAAACCTTCACAAGGACTTTCAATGCCATCACTCTTTGGGATGAAGCCGTAGTTCTTTTGAACATATTCGACAACTTCAAAGAGGGTAGGATCATTACCATCGAAGATAAGAGTGACCCATCCATCTAGGTAGTTCTTACTTGAATCGTAGATCATTTATTCCTCAGTATCATCAATTTATGATTTATTATACACTGCAACCTGGCAAAAGTACACAGTTATTTGCAAAAGAAGTGTAACTTGTTACACTTCTACAAAGAATGGACCTTTTTTGTACTTATTGTATTGAGAGTTAGGACCAAATTCGCGAGGATATCCCATCGGGTTAGCAATAGCACGTGTCTTCTCAATCACAGTATCTCCGCAGTCATGCGTATGACCATAGATCCAGATTGGGGGTGCATAATCCTCGTGCAAAATGTCATCGCATTCTGCTGCAAAGCCACCATTAATATGGTTTCCAAATCGTGGATGACACAGCGAATAGCTGGGCATGTGATGGGTAATCACAACGGGCCGAACTCCACCCTTCCATTCCGTCAGCAGCCGAACAATCTCTTTCTTCTGTCGCTTGTGGTACATCTCCATCAGACTAACGGTGAAGGGACTTTGTCCGTGGCGAATCAAACGGAAGTCATTCATTGCAGAACCAACCATCGCACGTTCTTGTAGAGTACGCCCACCCTCGGTCCACATGGTTGCGAAGATGAAAGGTTGCCCTTCAAGGATGTAGAAGCCGACCCTATCATTCGCCCATTGAGTTCGAGTCAGAACCTCAGTAAAGCGATCATCCAGGGTTTTGTTCCAAGCATGATACTCATGTCGGTAATATTCATGGTTACCCGGAATATAGATGACTTGGCGGAATCGAACCTCAACCAATCGCAGAAAATCCAGCAGCTGGTTAGGATCGGCAGAGATGTCACCTGCCAAAATGAGTACTGATTCTGCATCTTGTGGGTCAGATGGAAGAACATCAACAATTAAAGACTCCATGTTGCACCCGCGAAAGGCTTCAAGATGCAGATCAGATGCGATACGAATTTTCATTGTCCAATCCTCGAAACAACTTCTGCCTTGCTATCTTGGAGCTTGATGAGAAGAGAACGATAGGCCTGTAAATAAGTGTCCATTCCAGGGTCAGTTAGAACTTCTTTTTCAAGTTCTGCAATCTTTTCACGGAGTTCTTTTTCTTTTATGCGATGACGAGCGATGTCGGCATTGAGGCCTTTAGTCTTGGACCAGAAGAAACCGCGCTTCATCATACTACCCCTACTATAACTTTCAGCTTCCAAACTGTTAAGCAGTAAATGGTCAGATTATCGGTTGATTTGGTAGTGTGAATTGAGAACCACAAAGTCTGAAGTTTATCGCCAACTAGCTGAGACCAGCAATCTGCAGCCCGCCGCCATTCACCCATCAATCTTCCGAACTTGAATTCATGACCGGGGTTTGGGCAAGGCTTCAAGTCAAAGATTTTTCGAAGCTCGTCATTCGTCATTTTATTCTCTCAACTAATGCTTGTGCATCCCTAATATGTTCTATGTCATCAAAGGCAGCCGCAATTAAGAGGGAACGAATTTTAGCAAACTCAATGCCTCCCTTTTCAACTACTTCATCTGCTTCTTCTTGTGTCTCGCACGCCCAAAGAATGCTGGCAATCTTGCACTGCTCATCGGTAAGATTATCGAGTTGAACGGCCATTTTTACTCTACTTGAAATTCGATTACACTGGTTTGGCGGATAAATTCGCCATCAATGTCAATGTATGTATGCGAGGAAAGATTTTCCTTAATTGGCATTTTAACTTCTTCCATAACTATTTCAACATCCATTTTTAATTTCTATTATAATCAACTGATAAGTAATTATACACTGCAACCTGCGTACTTTTTGCCAGGTTGCAAAAAGATTTTACAAATAAGTTTGTCAAATACTCGAGAAAAGTGTTACACGTGAAAGTTTTTGAACTATTCTGCCCTCGTGCAATCCATAACCTGGCTGACCCTAAAGATAAAGAAGTCACTAAGGTTAGTAAGGTTGAAGGCCTGGCTACCATTTTGAAAGCATAGTGTTCTGACATTATTAATGCTTACAAAGAAGCAGGTCACTGCATCTACTCCTATGGGGCTGAATGTAGTATATGAAGGTTTTGTGGCCTATACAGCTCCACTTGTATTCTTGAAATTAGCTACTCAAGCTGACAGGTCTGAAGATTTACAGCAAATCAGGAAGTATGTAGAAGCTGATGCCCACTTGCCACACCAGTGATTAAATTCAAAATTAACCCTGAGTTCGATGGCACTCATAATAAGCCGGGTGAATTATGGAAGTCTCCTGGTGCAAGCAAAGGATCAATACCTCCAAGAAAGATATTAGCTACTTATACTGACAAGGAAGGCCACACTAACCGTATAGTATGACAAACGCCGGAGGGTGAAGAGACTGCTATGGGCATGCAGCGATTTGGGACAAGGGCTATCACTAACCCTGATGGGAAGATGAAGAAGGGCAGTTATTGGATGGCCTTCCCCTAGAAAGGCTAGAACATTCCAAATAAGGAATGGAAGAAGTTATCACGGGAAGATAGAGCAGCGCTTGACGTTAAACAACAAGCTACTGCATACCAACCATTATCAACTCAATTTGACCACTTTTAACATGTCAATAATACCCGGGTGAAGAGGTGATGGAAGATCGTTAGCATTGCACCAAATGTAATCAATATTTTCCCAGTTGAGTGTAGGTTCAAATTCATCCCACACATCGCCAATATAGTTAGTGTAGGTAAACTTACCATTGTTGAAAGTGAAAACTTTCTTTAGCTTAACAGCATTTGAATATCCAGCTTCTTCTTTGAGCTCGCGAATAACTGCTTCTTCAGCTGTTTCACCCGGATCAATCTCACCACCGAAGCCTGCCCAGGTTCGGGGCTGCATAACACGATTACCACGCTGCACGAATAGATAACGATTAGATTTAACTGAGTGCAGGATAACGCCTGCAGCTTTAAAATCTGGCTTCAATTCAAGTGTGCAGGCAAGCTCGCACGTGAAGTTTGTCATAGTTCTTTCTTCTCGTTTTCTGTTTTGCGGTTTGAACGAATATTATCAGGTTCTCCAGCAGGGATACTATCGAGCGTCTTCTTAATTGTTTCCCACCTAACTGGTGCATAATGGTTAGCATCAACACCTACATCATATCGACGGACTTTGCCATCTATAGGTTGAGGACTATGCACATGACCATGAAGCATATAGGAACCGTGAAAAGCTTTGTTCCAGGAATGCATTGGGTAATGGCACATATGAACCATAATACCGTCAATGTGCTCAGTGTAAAGTTCAGGAAGAATTTCCTCGAATAGATCCTGAATAGGTTTTTGATTACGAATAACCTTGTCATGGTTTCCATAGACTAATCTCTTTTTACCATTTAGACGATTGAGGATAGTCTTTGCTTCTTCTTGATTGCAGAAGAAGACATCCCCCAAAATGTAGATGATGTCATCAGGCTTGACTGCAAGGTTCCAGTTGTAAATCAACGCTTCGTCCATTTGGCGAGCAGACTGGTACGGTCGGTTGCAATATCCGATAATACGTTCATGACCCCAGTGGAGGTCAGATGTAAAAAACTTATTTGCCATTTCTCAATCGTTCTATTTCATTTGCAGCTTCTTCAAGAAGATCAGCAATACGATCAGGCTTACCTTCTTGCACGCTCTTACGTGTAGAAATCTGTCTGCGAATTTCTGCTCGCTTGCGAAGCCGAAAAACCAAATCGTCGCTAATCAGCTCTTTAGCTCTTCGCTCAATGCGTTTCTGTCTATGTACGTTGATGCTTTCAAGTATTTCAGTCAGTGTTATCATTTGTCATTATAGCTTCACGCAGTATTTGGAAGTCTGCAGAAAGCCGCAAACTTATATCTTCAAGAGACCCCTGGATATACCGAATTGAACTAGCAATTCAGTAGCATTAGAGGTAGGCATGCCATTTACTATCACATTGTAAAGATTACGCAGCTCACCCAGACGGATAATCTGGGTCTCTACTGCATCAAGTAGTTCAAAGGCGGACATGTCAGTAGGTCTCTTTGATGACGTCAAACCGGTCCTTAGGATACTTCTCAATGAAGGCTGGATCCCTCACAAACTCGTTGTATGCCTTGGCTTCAAAGAAGACCTTCTTGAAAACACTGATGTGGCTGCCCTTAGGGCAAACGGTCAGATAAATCGATGTTGCTTTTCCGCCCATGATATTTTCCTTTGATGCGTTAAACTATTTACTTACCAGCTAATCGTCATGCAGTCACCATCAGAACTGAGAACTTCAAAACCATCAATAGTAAATGCCTGCGTGATTTTCTTTCCTTAAGCAATCAGGGTAGCAATAGCAGCGGTGAGAGCAACAGCTTCCATCTTTTCGGGAGCTGCGATACCCAGCATTTCAGCTTGGTGGTTGAGCTTCACACGGTTGGCTTCAACCAATGCGATACCCTTACCCTTGATAACCGAAGCATTCCAGATTGGACCGAAGCTGAAGCGAACTCCATTGACTGCAGCAACCTTGATGCGAGCACCCTTAGGGCTAGACTTGATTTTCAGAACCTTCTCAATAGGTTCAGCAGTAATTGCCTTGACAAGGCTCACAATGCAGAGATTGCCTTCAGCATTAACTCGATCTTCGGCCATAGCAACCATGCGAGCGAAGTACTTGTCATCAGCCTTCACGTTTGCTGGGATGTAGTTAGCAATGCGGTTCAGGAGCCCCATTGCGATAGTGTCTTGTTCATTGTAACGGAGACCAGTGATTTCAGCGATTTGTTTCAGCATTTTAAACTTTCTAAGTTAATCAATCGATAAGTAATTATACACTAAACCTGACAAAATGTACACAGTTTTGCAGTTTAAGTGTAACAAAGTGTAACATTCATGTCTGCTGTCATCAAGATGTCTCGGGTTTCTACCTTCCCCATCCAAGGGAAGCGGACACGCATAGAACTAGCATTCAGATTCAAGGTGAGAATTGCAGCTTCAATCTTAGTATTGACGTAATATTCATGCCATTTTCCACCTCAGCAATCGCTTGATTGAGAAACTGCTGTTTTCACAATGGTAAGTTTTCGTTTGAAGTTTATTATAGTTCTCCACCAATTAAAAATTCGGCATAGTCAGCATCGAAGGTTTCCCAAGGGACAATAGAAACAGTTTCCACAAAATGGAGATATTCGTTATTGAAAGTGGACATTACATACTCCAATAGGTCTCTGAACTAGGGTCACAGCAGAGAGGGGTGTTTACAGACTGAACTACTGGCTTACCAGACATCAAACTGCAAACCGTTTCTGTCTTCTCGATCTTCTTGAACTCGGACATTTCCATGATGGAAAACTTCGAAGGATCGATCTTGCCAGCCTTGGTAAGCTTGGTCATTGCAGTCTTTGCGGCACCTTCATCAGCATACTTTGCATCTTGCCAATAACCTTGGCGCCACACACGAAAGAATTCGGTAGTTTCGGTGTTGAAGATGACATAAGACATTTGGATTTACTCCTTGACTTCGGTTTCGGGCTTCTTGTAAAGCACAGTAACCGGACCAGGCAACATGCGCTTTTTAGCAGCAGTACTGGGCTTCAAGACCAAGGAAGAAATCTTCTTTTGTTCTTTGGTTTGAGGAGCTGGACTACGAGAAACAAAGATTGAGGACATAAAATACTTTCTGCATTTGTTAAAGATAAGTAATTATACACTACAACCTGCTAAATGTACACACTTATTTAGGTTATTTTGTAACCAAAATGTGTAACAATTCTTGTAACTTTGTAACAAGATTTAGGTCAATTTACCTTCTACGACTTCGATTTTCAAGGCTCCCTCTTTTTTAGCTTCCTCGAGCCAAAAGCTGCATACAGTCATCATGTACATGCTCATCTTCTGAGTACTTTTATGACACTTGTAGGTGCTTCCGCTCTCGCACAAGAACTCGTAGTGATTTTGGAATTCAGATATGGTGTTGATCATTGAGCTGAGCTTCCAACTATCAGAGCCAGCAAAACCACCATACCATCCAGCAAATACCTTGCGAACAGTTTCATTTTCAGTTGTGAATTCTAGCACTACCCAAACATCTGGATTGTAAATTGACATTATGGTTCCCGTCCGATACCCATGGCATCTTCAAATTCTGTGTTAGTAAATTCTTCTTGTATTTGGTGGTAGTCCCCATGCGTATGAACATATGGTGGAGGAGTTGGTTTGTCACGCTTAATACAACGCGGGTCTCCCCGTGTCGTGTAAGCCATTTACCATCAAACATATTTGTTTTGTCTGCGCCAACAGCAACAGCCCTGTGACAAACAGAGCAGACGGGTTAATATTTGTTTCTCATTTTGAATTCTTTCCAGCTTCAAAACCATCCTTGTATGCTTGATCAATTGACACCCATTCATCAGCATCTTCAGGTGACACTTCACTTAATGCATCTTTAGCCCAAGATAATACTAGAGCATTTTCTTTATTGCAATGTTCCTGCATTCTGGGGTGCCAATTATTAGCGGCTCTAAAATGAAAATAGTCGAACATGGCTTTGGCCCCAGCCCTAAAGTCGTCTGTCATTTTACAAACCTTGGCATAGGATCAAACGGTGTGAGTTCAAAGTGCTCAAGCATTGGGATGAGCTCTTCAATCTTATCTAGAGGGTGGTGCTCTACAACTTTATGCGCACCATCAACTAGCAGAAAATAAAGGCTTGTGGTGCCTTCTTTGATCTGCTTACTGAAGATAAATTTCAAATCATCCAAGGTCATCATGGTACCTTCACAAAACTTACATCACTAAAGCTAAATGTATGCCGACGATCTTGCTCCAAGAGGATAACTTCACCAGCACTATTGATCCAGCTCTCGTCTAGAAATTCTACTTCAACCCGAAAGCCTTTTCCATCGCACGACACGTGCTTCACTATAGCTAGTGACCCGGGCTTGAGATAGTGCGAACAGCTGACCCATCCAGACGGCATAGGATCTGGGGCCTTCAATAGCATCACAGTATCGCCAGGCCAAAAAGGCGCAAAACGATTCATCAAGTATTCATAGGCGCCCACCATCTGTTCCACATAGATGGTTGCTTGCCCATGTGATAGAAGTTCTTGCACCTCAGCCAGCTTTTTCATTGCTGTTAGGAAGGGTGCATACGGTTCTTTGCTCATTTTCATTCCTCATCTTTATCTTAACATTTATGATTGCACTGGAGACCTTGATGTCTTCCATATTCTTTATCTTATCAAACTATTTTTGTTAGCTCGTTCTATTATAGACCAAACAATGCTCTAGCAGAACTTGCAGCCTGGGCCAGACCTGCATCATAGCCATCGTCGAACTCATCAGTATTATGATCACCACAAGTTACAGCATCAAACTCTTCACAAAGACGTTCAATGATCAGCTTACAGAATTTATTCTGGCCAATGTGTTCAACCATAAATCGGGCTTCATCAACTGACCAGTAGTCTTGGGCTCTGTCCTTAGCTAACAATTCTTTAATCAGAAGCTGAGTCTTTTTTCAATCCAAGAGTTTGCGGGGAGTGGTCGATTCGGTCAATACCATCTCCACTATAGAAGAAAGCATCTTCATCTTCGATGGTAACACAAAGATCAACATGATGAATATCATAGTCAATAAAGGTATGATCAGGACCATAAACACGAAAAACATATCCCCCTCCTTCATGGCCAAAAGTTCTCAACAGATGCCCGCTAACTTTGTTTGCAGATTTAATCATTACCAGTTATCCTCTTCTTCCAGTTGTTGCAAAGCTTCATCATGCTCAGGCATTTGTGATCTTGGGAATACTGTATGACATTTATTCGACCTTTGATACTGGAGAACCCACAAGTTCCAAAATCTGATAACTGATAATCAAGCCCTCTTCGAGCATTCTATCTCCTAATTCATTGAGCAGATAGACACTATCTTCCTCTGCAAGAAGATAGTCTTTGTCGGTATGCATGAGACGAACTCGGCCATCGAGATGCTCGGCCATGATTGTAAAGTGTCTCATTATGCAGCATTCAACAGGTATTCTGCCCGCCGTTCCCAGTTATCTCCACGACCTGCAACCTTCGTAACAGCAATCAAAGTCCGCAGATTCAAATCCGTGGCTTCATCTTTCATCTTGTCGAGGAAAGCAAGAGCCATTTTCTTGGTGTTCAATTCGTATTCAGGCAAGAAGTCATCCCCCTTGATGATAGCTCCCATGCGTTCAATCTTCTGAGCAGTCGTCATGGACAAATCAACACATATTGCACGAGACCGGATAGCTTGATCGATTTTGTAGAGTGGGAAATTCGAGATGAAGATCACACCACCAGTGAATTCAAACGAGCGAGGAAGATCATCGTCACCGAAAGACTCGGCATTCCAAGAAATGATGCGACGATCATAGGAATCGAGAGCACCTTTCAAAAGGTTCAGGGCAACAGGGTCACGGAGAATAGAATCACAGTCATCGAAGATCACAATACGATTACGGTTTTCGTAGAGAGTGCGGTAGAGACCCTTAGCAGTCGAGTAGCCTTTGACTACTGAGTAAATCTTCGCAGACACAGAAGGATTCAAAAGGGAGTCAGATCCGAACCCGACCAGATCAGCAGTATTTTGGAGACCGGCATTTTGAAGGGCTTTGTTGACTGTGAAAGTTTTTCCAAGACCACCTTCACCAGTTACGATAACTGAAGCACAGGTGTGGTCAGCAACCATGTTAACAAAGTCGGTCATAAAGTCGAAACGTTCATTGATCGAAAAACGATCAACCTTCTCGGTCTTTCCAGTTGTAACATTCACAGTAGCTTCGCCAACCTCACGAACTTCAGTTACACCCGCAGCTACGGCTTTAGTGCAACGACCGGAGCGGATATTACCTATCACATAGTCCTTGTTAGGAGAGGAAGCCAGAATCTTTCCGTTGAAGGAGGCCACCCACTTGTTTGTGGAGGTCTGAAAGGAGAGAGTAGCAACATGGGACATCTGATAAACTTTCTAAGTTAATTAACTGATAGGTTATTATACCCCATAACCTGAGCTTTGAACACAGTTATTTACAAAAGAAGTGTAACAATTGTTACATTCTGTCCAAAAGTATTGTTTAAGGAACAATGACTTTAGTCAATTTTACAGATCCGTCTTCCTGTACAGACCAGTTTACAGCATCTCCCTCTTTTAGGTCAAGAGAGCTCAGTACTTCCTGAGGCAATGGCAGAATGACATCATCACCATCCTCGATTAGTTCTACAGTGAATGATTTCATTTAGACCACCTTTGCAAAAATTTTGTCTTTGTATGCAGGATCAAATGTTACGTTTTTGTAATCAATCGTAATCAATCCCTTGCGCTTCAGTGATTCACACGTAACCACATTCACAAAATAGCAGAGGTTTGACATCCGCTCATTCTCATCATTGTTGAAAATGCTATCACCTTCACCACTTGCGACAATCTCTGCAAGTATAATGACGTCGTTGATGACACGATCATCAGACAACTTGTCGAATGATTGCACCAAACCTTCCAAGTCAGATTCGCTCAAGCCTTGAATGAACTCAGCAAGCGTCAGGTACTGTTGAGTTTTCAGCTCCATGGCAGTCAGCTTGGTCAAAGCCGAGATACTGGGATCACTCAGCACCTTGTCATAATTTACGGTGAATAGTTCTTTAGACATTTGCAGTTTCCGTTAGGTCAGCTTTCTTAAACACTGGCACAGCTTGAGTATTTTCCCATTTCTGGTTCATCTCACGAACATCTTTCAAAGTACGTGTAATTCCGTTGTCCTTGTTAAGTTGTATTTGCGGCAAGCTATACATGAGGTGAGCATTCTTATGACTGCCAATCTCAACCAGCTCAGCCAAACTCAGATAATTGCCTTTAGCAGCATTGCACTTTTGACACATGCACTGAGCATTCCACAGCCGGTTTGAACCACCTAGAGACTTAGGGATGATGTGATCCCACGTCATCATGACTTCAAAACCATCTTCTGTGAGAGCATACAGATTGAGACTGTACTTGCTAGCCAAATCTTTCTTGTGGCGTTCAATGTAGAAGTGATTACCTTTCAGGCCGCATTTAACGCAAGCAGTTTGACCATTTGCGATCATACGGATGCGAGTAGATTGCGGATCAGTGATACCCTCAACTTCAACACCATGGAGATTCTTCTGTTTGATGTGGTTGATAACATACATACCTTCTTCGAAGGTGAAGGTAGCAACCCGGTGGAAAACTGTCTTGGGCTTGAAGGTATGTCGCCGCATACCAGGCAGAAAGGTTTCTTGATTTTGAAACATTTATTCTCCTGCATGAGCCAGGCGAGCTGCACGTTTTTGCTTCTTAGCAACTGTCTTGGCTAAGAAGAATTCATCATCATCGAATGTCGCAGCAATAATGTCATCAGTGTAAGCATCGAAACCTTCATACCATTCATGGCACAGAACTTCAAAGGTTTTGAGATCAAAGCCGGGAAATTCCTTCATGATCTCAGCAAACTTTACGCAAGTAGCAGTAGCACGAGGACGTTCAGCTTTTCGAGCAGCATAACCAGCTTCAAAGAGAGCATCACGTTGAGACATAGTAATGGGCATCATACAGTATTCAAGGCCGGGCGGCCTTCTTTCTTCAGTTGGGTTTCGAGAGTGTGGGCTGCAGCCTTACCACGAACAAAGCAAATGATTTCCTTGTGGAAAACTTCTGGACCATACTTACGAATGGATTCGCAAAGCTTCCAGCCTTTGTCTTGATTGAAGGCACGACCTACGTGACGTGACCAACGAGCAGCTAAAGTTTCCTTGCCCGAACGATCTACACAAACAGCCAGACCAATGTAGGTTTCCGAGGTAACGCAGTTAGTAAGAAGATAGATGATGTGAGATCTATCGGTTCTACGCTTTCTGGAGGACTTTAGCTTTTTGGTCATAAGTAATTATACCCTACAACCTGAGGAAAGTACACAGTTTTCAGGTTATTTTGTAACCAAAATGTGTAACAATTCTTGTAACTCTGTTACAGTTTTGCTATGAGTTCTTTTGACTTAGATCTAAGCATCTCTTTTGTAGCTTCAGCTCTATTCTTCGCATCAACAGTAGCTGCTTTCTCAAATTTCGATGCATTTGCTGCATCTTCTGCCTTAGCAATATAGGATGCCTTGACTTTCGATATAAAATCAGAGTAGTCTTTAATATGTTTCAAATCGCCCTGGCCCCACATATTATTAAGCTCAAAAGACTTGCCCATTCCGCGAACAGCATTTGCTAAATCGTCGAATTTAATATCTCCTCTCTTCATACCGGGGTTTGAATTAAGTAGTGGAGCAATTTTCGGTTTGCTTCCAGTAGCATGAGTGCGATTGTATAGGTAATTGAAAGTATCTAAAGCAAAATGTCCAATATCAGTTGTAATAGTATTAACGCTATCAACCTTTATTTTCTTAAATGGAACCATTTCACCATCAATATGTTTTACTTGAACACCAGAAGTGCCAATACTTACATTTAATAACTCACTTAATGAAGCATAAAGGAATCCCATTAGAGCTCCCTTTAATCCATACTCGGGGGTCATACGATGGGTAGTCCAATCCTCAGTCTCAGTAAATGCTGCTACTAAATCTACTTGCGCCCACTTATCATCTCCTACTGAGACGGTAATATTAGTTCCATTTTCAGAACCACCATCGTAAATGTAAGAAGGTTTTTCATCCTTAATGAATGAGATAACCATTTGACGATATAGGGATTGATTCTTGCTCTCAGTTGTCCCTTGAATACGTGGCATTGAAAAGATAATATCAATGTCTCCATATTCTTTATCTGGATGCTCCTTCAAATCTCTTTCAAGATATGCAGTTGAACCGATTGGCTTACCAATTTTAATAGGAGCATAATCGTGCGTCTTCAAATAAGCATTAAACTCTTTTTCGAATTTAGGCATATTAGCTAATGCTTTCTTTGCTGTAGCTGGGGTAAGCTTTACGTCTTGCGTAATAGTCTTAGACCAACCGCCCATTTCGGTAATAAATTGCTTGAAGGAAATCATTTTAGGATGCCATCTCTCTGCAAGTTTTAAATCCAGCGTAAAAAGACTTCTCATCAAATGAGATAGGGCTTCCGCCACCATAATACATCTTGTTGAAAATTTCTTTTGGATCTCCTGATGGATCTGCTTGACAACAAAACCATCCGATTTGCCATCCCATGATGTCATACTTCTTTTCACCACCTGCTTGAATGAAAGCAGGCTTCATTCGTGGGTCAGTAGGAATAACTTCTTTCTTCTTGAAAAATTTCTTCACCTTATCAAGTATAGGACCTTCTTGAACGAACTGTTTGAATGAAGTTTTCATATTATGCACCTAAAATTTGGTGATCTCCGACTATTTTGACCAGAACCTAAAGCTTTAACCATTTGACTTACTGATTGATAGATATTTATACCATCTACAGTACATTGGCGGGTTTTTGGCTTTTTATGAGGTTTTCGCATATTAGATTTGGCTTCTTCAGAGTGCTTTTTACCAATGCGATCTTGTCTAATATTCTCTTTAGCTTCTTCTGATACAGGTTTTCTATCTACCCCAGATTTAAACTTCTTTCCCTTTAGAGACTTAGAGATATTCAAACATGTTTCTTCTGTTCTCTTCTGCCCAGTACCACCTTCTGATATTTTCTTCTTGTGCTCTTCAGTTAAAGTTTTACCGGTTAGAGAAGCTCTAATCTTTTCTCTTGCTTCTGGGGTATGAGTATAACTGTTGTTTGCTTTTCGAGTAGCTACTACTTTTTCATACCACTCTTTAGTGCGAACATATTGCTTAGAAGCTTTAGAAAGTTTAGCTGACGTTTCTTCTTTAGTAGCTGGTCTATCATAATAGCCTTCACCACCAGGTCCGCAGTTCATACACTTTGGATCCTTTCTTAGTTCAGCAGTAATAAGTTCTCTTTCTTTATCTGATGCAGCCTGTCTATTTTCTAATTCGAATAAGATTTCAGTCTTATGTGCAGCTTCACCATATTTTCTAATCGATTTTCTAAGCCTAACCCCACTTCCCAGATAACCATCATTTAGATTATCAGTGCTGTGCATGCCTATATAGAATGCATTTGTTTCTATACATGTCGTTTTATAAACTATGTGATGTTTTCTGTTTGATGCTCTTACATATTTCTTTTCCATAATAAAATACTCTCATTGTTTAGATAAGAGTATTATAGAAATCGGCAAAAACAGGTCATGCATATAGGGAAACCAGGCGCTCCCAGTTGGGCGCACCAGATGCTGCAAGGTTAAGAGCTCGAACAAGCTTACGAAGAGATACATCTCCCTTGCGCTTTGACTTCTTGACAACTGTTAGAACATTCTCACGTTCTTCATTTGAGAGTGAAAGGCCATCTTCGAGTTTAATTTCGTGAAGAATCTTTTCCATGTGCTCGTAAAGCTCTTCATCCGTTGGATCGATGTTGATGACGAAGGCTCGAGTTCGAAGCGCACCATCTGGATCAAGCTTGCTTAATGGCAAGTTAGAAATAAAGATGATGCGCCCAGTGAATTCAAAATGCCGTGGCAACTTGTCCGCATCTTCTGCATACTCTTCTGCATCTTCATGTTCTGGATCATACATACCTGCAGACTTTTTGTTCCAAGCAATCTTGCGGTGCTTCTTGGTATCAGTAGCTGCTTTGATAAGGTTACGACCATCTTGATCGGCCAAAGCTCCATCGGAGTCATCAAACAAAAGAATGCCGTCGCGGTGCTTGTAGAGAAGCGAGTAGATACCGAGTGCGGAAGCCGTACCAGTATTCTTGAAGTAACCGTTACCATCTGACAAACCATGATTATGAAGAACCTTTTCAACAGTCTGTGTCTTACCTGTATTATGGCTTTGAATACCATCTGCTGTTACAAAAATTTGATCATTAGAATCAACAGATAAGTCATAAGCAAACATCTCATTTTCGGTAATTGTTACAGCTTTAACAATATCAATACCATTTCTTGTACGAATTTTATCTCCTGGCACCATATTATAAACAAAATGTGCTTTTCCATTTTCGGCAATATACATATGATTGGAAAGACACTCATGCTTGATACCTGACTCAAATTCAACAAAAGCTTGATTTCCCTTTTTCTTTATAAATCCAATAGTAGGTTTAAACCCATTTGGGGTTTCAATCATTATATCAGAAATTTTGTACAAGTGCCCAATTTCTAGTTCTTCAATCTTATATGTGTCTTTAACATACTGCTCTAGCCAATACATATTGACTTGTATATACTGCATATTAATTTTCCTTTACGATGAATTCAACAGCCTGAATAAGATATTTATTCCAAAGTTCATTATCATATGTTTCTGGAATTCTTAAAACCGAATAACCTAATTCTTTTAGCATTTTATCTCTTTTTTCATCTTCTATGGTTTTTTCAGAATGCCAATATTTTCCATCAAATTCTATTACCTTCTTAGTTAATTGATGATAAAAATCTAAATATATGCGTCTTTTTGAACTAATATAAATGCATTCTTCGTTATCACCATACTTGAATTCATTTTCTAAATAACCATATTTTTTAAGCTCTAATAATAATTCGGTAAAAAATTTTTTGGATATTTTTGAAACTTTTGATGGCATCTGAGCTTTTTGTGCAAGATAGGCTTCTTTTTGTGCTTGTTCTAATGTGTATCCTCTGTGTAACCAATATTCTATACTTAATTTACTTCTAAGTTTTTGTAAATTAGATATTTCCTTTTTCGCATATTCCTTTGAATATCCCTTGTTTAACCAATACTCGATACAGTTATTTCTTCTTTTCTTTTGAACTTCACTTTGTGCCCTAATTGCTTCATCTTTATTAATACCCCTTTGCAAATAATATTGTAAAGAAATTGGATTGTTAAAAACAGTTTTCTTTTTTCTTTTACTTAGTTTAGTTTGGATTTCTGATACTTTTTTAATAGCATCTTTTTCAGATAATCCGTGATGTTTAATCCAAAATTCTTTCATACACGGAGTTAAACCTCCAGAAGAATTTTTTATTATATTATCCTTACTTTTTATTAATGAACTTATTTCTTCTTCACTCCATCCAAATATATTTTTATACTGATCACTAGAAAATGTCCCGGATCGCATGTGTAAAACATCTTTACGTAAGTCTAGATGAAATAGATTCATTCCTGAATAAATTGGATTTCTTGAAAGAAGTGATAAAAGGCTATCTTTAACTTGTGGTGTTAAAGATCGCCAGCTTTTTGATACTCGTTTAAGATGAGGAATAATTTCTTCTATCGTTTTAATTATGATTGGCAATCTTGTTTTCGGTTTGATGATTATCATTTAAATTTATTGATGAATTATTAACCATAACATTTACAAGAGTTGAACCTGAAAACGATCCACCCTTACCAGCAACAAAGAGAGCGTTGAATGCCCCCTTTATGGTACCTGTTACGAGACCTTCCAAGTGTTCAAGGGTGTCACCAAATGGAATGCGTTCAGCGGTATCCTTTTCAACTTGCTCTTCCTGCTTGGTCTTCATGAAGGATTCATCTGTACCACCTTGGGTTACAGTGATGACTCCTGCCTTTGAAAGAATAGAGTCCTTAAGAGAGTCGATCTTCGAACCTGGCTTTAGCGAAACTCTCCTGGCATCAATTTGAAACCTGTCATTGAAGTCCCTGAAGACTGTGTCAAAGATACCGGCATTGATAATGTGGTAGGAACCAATGAATTCAGAACGGGTGAATGTCTTGCCTGCTGCGAGTTTTCCGAGGAAGTCATTGAGAGCAGCTTCAGGCGAGAATGCATCCCGCGCAACTTCCATGATAACTGACTCAGACAAAGCTTCAACAGGGCTAACTGGGAAGGCACGAACATGACCAATTGTTGGAGAATGAAGAATTGCTACAAGAGCTGGCAGTGATTGCGCGAAGGAAATACCCTTGCAGTGAATGCTGAACGTTGGATCAGCAGACTTACCATTGAAGATGTCGATGGAGTGAATCTCACTAGTCTTACCAGCTGAAGCTTCAGAACCCCAGTTGAAGCGAAGACAGCGCGTTGTACCTGAAAATACATAGCGAATACCATACCCGCTGTCAGTGGAATTGTGAAAATGCTCAATTCCAGGAATCCTGATGAGCTTTTCATCCATCTTTCGTTGGATAAACTTGATCATCTTCTCCATGGCTAGGGCTACGCTGGCAGTTCCAACCGTAGCTTCCTTGATAAGTTCATGGTGCGCGTTTGCAAGTACAAGTAGTTTCATATTCTCGAGCAGGTTATATGGTAATTATTACCTTTTATTTATCACTGCTCAAACAAAATAGGAGCCCAAAGACTCCTATTTAGACTATCTAAGTAATCGAATTAATACTTATCGGCAGTAGGCCCAGTTTTAACAGAGAGATCAACTCCAAGTTGGCTGCATTCTGACCATCATTGCCCATTCCTCTTTCACCCATCACACTTCATCGCGGGATAAGTAATCTAAGACAATGAAGGGAGCCAAGGCTCCCTTCATATCCTGAGAGCTGCCTGGCTTAAGCCGCCAATCTCTTGTCAAGAAGTTCAGAAACTGCAGAGAGCCCCCGACGGTATTGATCAGTCGCCTTTTCAGCTGTTACGCGACGGGCAACGAATTCATTGCTCAATACCGCGCCACTGGCAGTGACCGCGTAGGTAGGCTTGATTGTCTTACGACCAGCCTTAATCTTTCCAGAGAAAGCAAGGGTGCCATTTTGAAGTTGACGATCTGTAGATACCAATTGAAGACCCGCGGCAAGCAAGTTCTGGAATGGCTTAGAGCGTTGTACTGCTGCGATTGTTTTTGCTGTAGACATAATTTGTTTCCTTTATTTCTTATACATCAAAGTTGTAGAAGAGCTTCGGCTCTTCTATTTGAGATACTTCATCTCAAACTGGTTTACCTGCAGCAAGGTGAGGTTTCTCAATCAAGATTTGCCGTTGTTGCTGCACATTAATGTTTTCTTGAACTTCATTGAGTTCAGCTGCAGATGCAACTACTCGTCTAGTTCCATCAGTGTATGTCACAATAGCTTCTTTGCCATTGTAAACGTATTCTACAGATTTAATCTGTTTCATTTGAAAATCTTGCTAAGCAAGCCGAGGTTGTCAAGGTGAGAAGGAGCGGTCCATCCAGCCGGCTTAATCAAGTCAGGGAATCCGTAAGGGTTAGGACGACCTTCTTTAACACCTGGAGACTTTTCCATGTTCTTTGCATGGACAATGTTCCATGCTTTATAAGCATCGACACCCAATACATTAAGAGTTCCGATTACAAAGACGATGTCGTCGATTAATGCATCAACAATTCCATCAGCATCTGCTGCTTCAAAAGCAGCATGGGCTTCTGTAACTTCTTCTTGAACCATATCCAAGCGGAACTTAAGATAAGTTTTGAGTTGTTCATTAGTAAGAGTATCGACGACCTTGTTAACACCAAACTTGGTGTGCATATCTTCAATATCGGCGGGCCAGAAAGTAGGAGTAGTTTCGCTCATAGGAGTGTTGTCTGTAATTTTCATAAAGGTATTTACTTTGTAGTTAATCTCGATCCGTTCAGTTGCTATTCAGATTCATTTGCTGAATCTTACCAAGGATTACTGACATGTTATGATTTGGCGAATCTAATCCTGACAATACTCCGTCCCATGCCACTAAGTCAATCCATCCCGGTTCAACAGTCAGCATGGCTTTATATCGTTTCAACCCCATTTCAACACATGATTGAATTTGTTTCTTCTTATTAAGTTCATCCTCAATGGTGGGGGTGTGACGATCCATAACCTCAGCCAGATCGGCATCTAGCCGTTTTTTGAATCGTTCAAGACGAACTGTTTGTGGAACAGTGATGAAGTATTTTAGATGTATTGCCCCAGCATCGAGAGCTGGCTTTACATAATGGTCAATACCAGAAGGTTCAACGATTAGGAATGTTAAACCCGTATCAAGCTTCGTCTTGAATTCCGATTTAGTAACACCATAGCGTACACCATTATAGATAGCAAGCTCTGCGAACCCATCTGCTGCCTCAATGTCTTTTGATTGTTCTTCAGAGATAAAGAAGTAGTCAACGCCGTCAACTTCACCTGGGCGAGGAGGTCTAGTTGTAGTTGACACTATGCATGGAAGCTTTTGCTCATTGCGAATGTAGTTTAAAAGGTGACTCTTTCCACTGCATGATGGTGCAGTAAGGGTCACGAGGACTGATTGTTCTGCCATTTTTTGTTAATTTCCTTTTGAATATCTGCTACTTCTTCAGGTGTATTGAAGCTTAGCGTTGGGTAATCTGTTTCATAAACAGATGCGGGTGATTCTGTGTTATACAAATAATGGAAGGTGTGAAGCAGTGAGAGCTCACCACCAGGTGTCATATAGCGACCATTCTTCCAGTAGGCGTCATGAAGAGTATAAAGGGTTTGGCTCAATAGATTTCTATTGAATCTAAAAATGGATTGATCATGGAATCCAGTAGGATGGTTCTCACCATACTTAGAAAAATCTGCTGATATGCATTGCATATCAGAATTCGTAAGCAAGGTCACGTAAGGATTATCTTCTCTAACAACAGGGAACAATCCATTCTTTAGTGGTCTAGATAGCAACTCATCGATAAGTTCTGCATGGGGAAAGAATACATCACCCCAGCAAACAACGATGTCATCTGAGAACTTAGGTGTTGATTTCGTCTTGCCTAATTCTGCAACAACTGATTCTAATGCAGACATAACAGCATGGCCATCGCCCAATCCTGATTTAATGGGGACTAGGGTAACATTCCTTGCATAGTCAAGTGGATACTCGGTATAATCAACTTGCGTGCGGAGATACTTTTCCCAAATCTCAATGATGTCAGTATTAACAACTAAGAATACATTTAGAAATTTATTTCCAATCTGCTTTAGAGTTGTTGTTAAACATGGTTCTGTACCATTAATTGGAACTAATGCTTTAGGAAGGCTCCCTCCCATTCGAGAGCCTTTACCTGCAGCAATAATATAGAGGTCTTGTTTCATTTATTAAACATTATAACTTGTAAGTTATCAAGTAGCGTGTTGATCAGCCATGCGGTGTGAATAGGTGATCGCACTTTCAAACAGGACAGCTGAATATTCTTCTGTGCGAGTTCTTTAATACAGAAGTCATTTCCGTAATCAAGCTCGTCACCGATGAATACAATTGGTTCAAATGTTGATGCTAGCAATTCCTCAATAGCACGAGCTTTCGAGATTCCAGATTTAGAAATTTCAATAGTCGTTCTACCTGAAGGTGTAATAGCCCATGAGTTCTTTTCATTTCCATTCTGAGAAAGGAAGGTAAGTTCAAGTAATCGTGTAATCGAGTCACGGTACTCAGCATCAATCGGTTTGATGGCAATGACAGTGTCTCCACGATTTTCAATTTTAGCAACAGGAATTCCTGCTTCCTTCAATCGCATCATGACTAATGACAGTTCTGTTTTGCTTAGCACTTTAGAAGGATCAAGATGTTTCATTGCAAGAGCACAAACTCCATCATTGCTGTCTTCGCAGTTAGTGCTGTAAGCATATTCATTAATACCACCATCTGCAAATACTCGCAGCATAGGTTTATCAAATCTCATTGGCGTCAAACCATTGCCCATGATTTCAGCTTTGCGGGTTAGTTTGACAGCTTTGATACCGTTACCAGTGCAGACAGCAACATTAATCTTTTCGTTTAGTGCGCTTAACCCATTGACATTGTATTGTGATGCTCTCTTGTATGCATTACCACGACCAACAAGGGTGTCATCATAATCAAAAACGTATGTGGTGTTCTGCACTTGGCTACTTGATTCGATGTTCCAGTAAATGGATGCAATAGACTTTGCTAGAGCTCTAGGACTATGCTTGTTGGATTCGGAATCAGACAAGTCATAGCTATAAATGCCTGCTACAGTAGATTGGATATTGAAGTCAATGTTAGAACCCTGCATAAGTTCATGAGCAGTATTATCACATAGAACATGCAAGCGACCTGCTGGGAAATAGTTTGGCACAAGAATGTTGATGATGTCAGATGCAGACTGGCCAGGAGAATCCTTATCAGGAATTCGATTCATAACCATTAGCAACTTCGCATTGCACTGGTCAATGGCTGATTTAAATCCAGAAGATGCATAAGTAGGAATCAATGATGACCATTGTGTTCCAGATGAAAGGATAATCAGATCAGCATCCATAATTGCATGGTGAGCTTCATTGCACAACACTGGTTTCGATTCATTACCTCTTGAATCAGTAAAAAAGATGTCTACGAATGGATCGTCCATTCTTCCCCATGAAACAATATCTCCCTCATCTGTCACGCGGATACCAGACTTAGTAATAGCCCCAAGGAACAAAGAGGTGTCATCATTCAATAGAACATTGTCTTTGATACCAAGCAATTTTGCCATCTCACGAGCTGCAGCACGAAGAGAGTTCTTATGCATGCGAGCAAGGCCTGCATAGATAATATTCGCTAAAGAGAAATCATAGTAGTCAATCTTAGTAGCAAGTGGCGCATTGAAGTAAGACCCGACCGCCTTGTCAATAACACTAAGATTAGATGGAAGTTCATAATCTTCTAGTTCCTTTTGAAGTGTATTAATCTGCTGAATACAGAATGCTTCTACTTCGGTCGCAGGTTTTGAGAATCGAATGTCAAGAAATTTATGCCACGGAGATACAGGATGCTCAAGCTTAAGCCGTGTGGTCTGGTTCTTACGAACATCAGATGGACCAAGGATGTCACCATTCATTACTCGTCTAACGGCACCAGTACTCAAACCTGCATCATATGCATTCACTAGGATTTTTATATCAACATCTCCTTTATCCCCGATTTGTTCTAGAGAGTTATAGAGCGCTGTCTGGATAGCAATACTGCCGGTGCCACCAGCTAAGATAACAATGTTCATTTTATTTCCTCTTAAGAATTTGTTCTAAAAGCTCGGTCCCAATAATAGTAGCTGCCTCATTCGCTCCATACATCTCCTTGATGAGAGCTAAATCATCAAGGAGAGTTTGACTAACTTTAAATGTTAGTGTGTGAATAGGTTCATATGTCACATCATCTATTACAGTGGTTTTGCTGATAAGTTCCATTATACTACCTTTAAGAGTATCACAATTTTATTGCTTCAAATAATATCGAGAACCCTGTATCTTCAATAATACGCTTTGAATAACCTAGAGAGGGAAATTCTACACACATCTTATCTCTATCTACAGTGCAATCTACACCCATAATATTTGTAGCAAATATTCTATCATCAGTATAGATTTCCATAAATCCACAATAAACGCCAACCTTTAAATGCACTACCATAATTTTCCGGGCTCGCTTTATTTACGGGATTCTGATATTGCTTTTAATCAGATTGACAAATGATGCGCAATATTCTTCAGGATTAAAGTTAAGTGCTGTAAACTGATCTGACAGTATTTGCTTGCGAAGTTCATTATCAGACTTTAGTAATAGTATTTTCTCAGAAAGTTCTTGTCTATCTTTTACATAAAGAAAATCGCCTAGCACTTTATCTGCTGCCCACACTCTACGCATTTTATCCATTTCATAATCAATAAACGTAACCACATTGGAATTAACGCTCTCCCACAAGCGCTGCGGAATGTCATTAATCTTCTCGTAATAAGGATCTCCGATAACACAATGCGCCATTGCTTTATTCATCTTAGGAAGCATGTCATCGTATTTAACTGGACCAGTGTAAGTAGGATGGCGTAGACCCATAACATATTTGTCTTCAAAGTCTTTAGCTTCAATCTTACCAAACATCTCTACAGAGATTTCATCTGGATGACCAAAGTAAAACTTAGCCATCTTCTTAACACGCTTACCGCCCCGCATTGTTCCGCCGTAAGATAGATCAACTTCTGGAGCTGGGTTGAATGGGAGCCGTTCATTCAAACAGGGAAACTGTTCGAACGGGAAATGAATGATATTCTGTGGAATGATTTCATGCTTCTTCAGATCATTTCGAATCATCTCAGTGTCGAAGGGCTGACACAGATAATTGATGTCCTTACGAACGATATCAAGTGTGCCTTGAGACCAATTGCCAGCCCATGGCTTCTTAGCAACTGATGGCCATACTTGCTTCAATGTAAGTTCAGGGTCGCAGTATACATAAAAGATAGGGCCTTCAAATGCATTGATGATTGCATAGTTCAAAAGCTGTTCGCGATCTTCAGCACCACCAAAGAAGTTAACATTACCATTCAGAATAACAAGAATATCTTCTGTGGGGTGGTCAAGAATATGCTCAGACAGATCATGCCACTGGTAATCTTCTACTAGTTTATCTTTCTTAAGAATCTTCGTGTAGATATGAACCTCGGCTCCTCCACCTTTAAGCATCTTACAGATGCTTCTAGCTTCTCCATTGGCACCGGACGTATCATTAGCATTGAAGGAGATACGCGATCCCAACTTGATGACTGCAACTTTCATTTAATAATCTCCATCTTCAAATAATGCATATGGTGTTAAGATGCTTCCCTTAATATACGACTGTGTGGGGATAGCAAATGCTTTGGCAGATTCAATCATTAGCATAAAATCTGCTGATTTGTCAGCATCATTAGTGTATATTATATCATCATTAACATCTTTTCGGGATTTTATTTCGCCAGTCTGAATGTTTAACACTTTAACATCAAATCTTTTGCTTAAAGATTTCCACAGGTTTATTCCATCAGGTGTTTGCGATTCATCACTGAACATGGCAAACATTGGTGACTTGAGATATTTTCTTATGAAGACATAAAAATCTGAACCATATCCTTTTTTTTCTTCTGATGGAATAATATATGAACGTCTACAGATATACCCACTAATTTTGCAAATTTCAGTTTTTTCAAGAGCTAACTGACCAATAATATTCTCTTCCTTTTTCGCATAAAATACTTTCAGTCCCCCGACTTCACCATTAATTTCAAACACTTCAAAACTATGTGCCATAAAGCCTAAACTTTTAGCATTATTAATCTGTTCTTGGCTGAGTTTAATTTTTGATTCTAAATCGGATAAAGAAGCTACACGTAAAATTTCATTCAATTTCATTGTAAAGCTTCTTTTAGAATGTCTTCTTTAGAGCGGAACTTGCCCGTTGCAGGGTCTGTTACACAGATGATCTGTTTGTTCTTAATGATTGATTTATGAAACGCTTCTTCGAAAAGGTCTTGCTCTTGCTGACGCTTTGTAATGTCGAAGGATAAACCATCGTCAACAAAGTGTTCAGAGATAGACATATTCTCTACCAAGAGTATGAGTTTGGTAGAGTCATTATGATCCATGCCATGATAGCACTCAAGATCATACACGTAATCACCAGAATAGTTGCGATAAATTGGTGAGTAGACGCATTCTCCGAGATGTGCTCGATCAAAGATAACTCTTGCTGTTGAATTAAGGATTCTGAACATGTTGTCGAATGAGGCGTGCTGGTAAAGATACGCGCTCTCCCCAGTCGAAACAAATCCATTGTTGTCTTTTTGCTCATAGAACTTCAAGTGTTGTGGCTTCCCAAAATGAATGACTTGGAAATATCCGAGCTCTTGTTGAATACTTTCTACTAATGTACTCTTGCCCAATCTGTCCAAACCCTCCACGAGGATAGCATTTATTGTCATACTTTTACTCTATCTATTTTAGATGGGTCAATTTATAGAAGGTTATGATAACTATCAATCGCCACAACTGCATCCTGAGCAGCAACCTTGGCATCCCATACCTTGGAATGCAGCTTCCTCGACTTCAATAGTCGTATACCCTCCCTTATCAATGGAAGATCCAACAGTGATGTGTGAATCCAAAACAGAACAATTAAAGTCTTCTGTGCTACCAAATAACTCGCACAGATTAAATGCAACTTCTTTATAGATGTCACCACTGCCAAGACGAACCTGCTGCACTAAGGCCGCAATTAGTTCAACTTCAGTATGAGTGAGGTTCAAACGATAGATACACTTGTCTTCTTTATACTTCAACTTTTTGGACATTACGTCTCCTTTAAAATAAGATAAAATTTATTATAACACGCAACTTGCCTATGTAAAGCTCAACCTGACTTGACACTTGTAAAAATGTGGGCAGTGATTCGTATTACGGTAGTATGTATAATCCTGCAGATGTGGAACCAGTTCTGCGAGCTCAGCCGCTGGGATAACCCTCACGCACCATTCATCTTTATTAGCAGGATGAACTTCCTGTGTCATGAAGAATAGATTAGTGATACCACGGCTGATTTGTTCTGCAAAATATTCTTTTAGTTGTTCGATGTTCATAAGAATTTAGTATATCGGGTATTGAATTCGTTTTTCCATATGTTTGCTGGTGATCCCCAAATTCTTTGCCCATTTAAATCTAGGATATATGTAACTGCGTGATCATCTATCGATCTTACACTTCGGCCAGCGCCTTGCACGCATTTCATGATCGTAATTATCTCGTAAATGTCTTTGTGGTGGTCTAGAATGAACTTCATTCTCTTATCACCCAGAGATGGGAATGGAGCCTTAACTAAAATCTGAAACCGTGATAGGTCTCCAGGTAAGTCAATACCTTCAAACATAGAAGGTGATACAAGAATAGCAGGGAGTTCTCCCTTATATTCTTTGAATGCTGTTAGAGTAGCTTCAAGCTTAGTGCCCTGTACATGCTCGAACAATTTCATCCTGCCTGCTCTAGCAAGAGGAGTAATTTCTGCAACCAATTCGGCTTGTAGCTTAAATGATGGCGTAAGAATGATACCACGTTCATTATCGTCGATGTGCTTTCTAACTACCCGTGCTACATTCTTTCGAAGTGCTTTCACTGTGTCGGGATTCTGAAGAGAGGTGTAACTCAAAGATAGCGGATCAAAGAACACAACTTCCTTATTCTCTTTAGGGAATGTAGGCTCAAGCTTAATGAACTTTGTCTTCGCAACATCCAAGTGCAAAGTCTTAATCATGAACTGATCGGTTACAGTAGCTGACATAAAGAGATTATGCGGACTGCACTGCAAAGCTTCTGTCATTGAACCAACAAATACAGGCTTCACCGTAACTGAGTTATCTTCTTCCTTATACTCGAACACATGCTCGTAGTTATAGTTGAAGAGGTCATCAATCTTACAAGCAAGTCCTTCATACTTCTTCGTGAAGCGTGTCAGCTTGGAGTACTGCCCATTTTGATTTGAGCGTAATGCTTTTTCAGCAGCAATGGTTCCCTGTTCCTTAGCATAAGAATAAACTTTATGCATGGCACGAAGGTAAGCTTCATAGTTGCTTTGGTTAATCTTATCCTTCTTGCTACAGTCTGCAGCCACTGAAGTCAGAATTTTAGAGATTTCCAAATCAGTTAGGCGAACTGTATCAGCAATTTCCTGAGCCATTTGTTGTACTCGCTTCTGTGAGAAGTGAATTGCATTATGTTCAGAGAAGAGATCATTAACAAGGTGAGCTTCATCCCAGATAAGTAGATCGCGGTCTTCAAACTTACCAGTGTACATCCGATCAATAAAGAAATAGGAGTAGTTGGTTGTAAGATGTCGAGTAGTGTTCTTTAGCTTCTTAACTTTCAGGTACTCACACTTATTGCAATGCTGGTTAATTACTTCTTCAAACTCAGAACCAGATTGTACCATCGTATACCATGCGCAAGCTTCTGCATTTTCTTCTTCATCACCAGTAGATAAAGCAGAACAACCGTAATTGCCTGCTCCCTTAATCTGTATGTACTTGCCATTACCACCCAGCTTTTCAAAGGTAGTGGAATACTGTTTTGCGAGGACGTTTGTGGCCGTCAATGAGATACTAGCCTTAGTAGCAGAATCCAACCCACCACGAATCTCAATCAATGCCTCAGCAACAGCAGCGCCGATGATAGACTTACCGGTTCCAGTAGAAGCATTCAAGACAACATTCTGCATGTTCTCATCCACAAATGCAACCAAGACCTGGTTAACGGCATCCATCTGCCCTGCACGGGGAACGAATCCTAACCGCTCAAAGGCATTAGCAACTTGTTTTTCGTATTTCATTTAATAAGTACCACTTTGTAAATTTGAAAGTCATCAGACTTTGGCTACCACTTGCATTTTCTGTCACTATCCCGAGCAATTTTTACTTTGGATGTGTTTGTGCAGATCAACAGCTTCAGCCAGTGTTCTAAGATTGCTTTACCATTTAGCCATGCAAAATAGCTTTATAGTATGTTACATCTGTCTCAGCATCTTCAATGCGGTCAAACGGCTCGCTGAAAACTTGGAGGCGTTGTTCCTCATTTCCATTAATTATAATACGTTTCCTGCGGGGCAATATCTTTACAGACTTGACATTCACAGGTCACACAATCTCTTCCAAGACGCCAAGAACTTCAGCAATGATGATAAGCAAACCACCAGTATAAAACATCTGGCTCATTATAACAGCACCTGCTAAAACACGAAAGACACTCTTTACGAGAGAGATGTGTAAGTGCGCTTTACGCGGATCTTTAACTTGCATTCTATGTCTCACTAAAATCTATATTGTCATTCAACCAAAATTTTACAAGGCCAGCATCAGTAAATGCTTCAAACATTCCAGCACTTTCTATTAATAGCCCAATTTTTGGTTTTTTCATTAATAGGCCATTATCATAATCCAAAATTTCGCCCGATTTATTATCGATCATCTTTAGTTTTATACTTCTAATCTTTTCAAGATAATTTGCTAGTTTGACTGTAGAACCTTCACCTGCAGTTGTAAATGATCCGCCGATGTAAATTGGTTCTTCAATGATTAGATGTAATTCCCAAATAAGTTCTTGGGAATAACCTTTTCGCTGAAATTCCTTTAGTGTATGAGAAAATAAAATACTAAGATATTTCTTAGCAGCAATAGTTATGAAAGAACATACGCTAAAGGAAACAAGTATCTCACTAAGCCAAAGAGAATAGTAAATTTTACCATCACTGTGCTTGATCTTCACTGTCTTATTTTCATTTATTTGTTTTACATCCGTTGAAGTTGATAACAGTTTAGAAAATTCATCAAGCTGAGAATCCGTCAAATTCATTTCCATAGGATTCCTGACTGCCATTTCACGGAGTTCTTTTAATCTCATTTTGGTGTATCCAGGGGGTGAACTTTGCCTGCTTCGCGAGTGTCGTAATACTCGTCATCATCAATAGCAGTAACCACTATTGTTGGGCAAGATTGGGGATACTTGGTGTGGGCATCATCATTCTTAATGATAGTGCAAAGCGTAGAATTATCACCTGTAGCTTTGCGGTCTAGCTTGTTAAGCAGGGTCAACAGATTACGGCGAGATAGGAAGACATGTTCAACATCAGACATGATTTGCTCCATAATAAATTTCATCTTCGACTGCTGTTACGCAGATGATTGGAATTGTTTGATTGAAATCCTCACCTTGCCCGTCATGTTTGATAATAGATGCAGCAATAATAGGATCGCCGGGCTTCTTCTTGTCAAGCTTATCAAGAAGCAAAAGAAGGTTGCGACGGGATAGGAAGACTTGTTCCATTATTTTCTCTTTTTTAGGTTTAAATATGCCAACGGATGCTAAACAATCACGATGATCCCTATAAAGGTAACATCTTGCAATATTACCGTCACGAATAATATCCATGACTGCCTCTTTTGGAAATCTACCAGACCTAAGATGTTCTAGCTTATGTGCTCAATAACGCTTTACCGTAGTTACGACAACATACTCATCAGTTATTGAACGAACACACGTGCTATCATGTATCCAATAAACTACGCAGTCTTCATCAGTAGATTGAGACGGTAATACTCGTCTCAATCTACTCTTCTCGAGTACCTGCGAAAACGTGATTAGATATATTCAGACTCTGGATAAAGTTCTTTGTATTTTTCTTTAGAAATATGGTATTTACCAGTTTTAGAATAGTGATCTACAAGATAATAATTCCGTGCATAAACATGGAGTGAGGTTACATTCCAATAAAGATTACCAGGCTCAACAGAGAGTTCTGCGGCCATCTTTTCTAAAATATGCTGCTGCCATGCTCTATCATTTCGATACCCGGCCCAGGCATCATTACTGCGCATTTGAACAACTGCGTGAAGCTCATCTTGTCTAATAAGATAGCCGACGGCATTAGTGCATAGAAAATCACTACGCCCATTTAGATTGTAATCTTTCCACATTGACGGTCGATTGTAAATCGCCGTAGCTCTTCGCGAGCCAGGATTAGACTTTAGTTCTGCTACACAGTTTTCATATTGATTACCGTTCCAATCAGAAAAAAGAATAGCACCATAATTGCTGTTAATAAAGCCGTCCTTATCTGCAACCGCTTTCCAGATGGCGGGGGCACCGCCAGGAAAATCATTTACATTACAGGATAAAGAGTTATACCAAGCTTCTTCGCGTTCAACGTAATCCCAATTGACTTCGCCGAAGATAGCATCTTCATCAGCAATAAAAGATGCGCCCACAATTTCAATGGTTGTGTTGCCAACCAGGTTGGTCATTGAAGCTTCACGGTTGATTGACGTGAATTGCTTTGCTGCTAAGCGAGCCTTAAACAGGTCGCGAATGTCTGATGTTGTTAATGTCATGTAGGCTCCTTGTAAGCTGTAATGTATATTTTATCACGGCTTCAATAACAAGAAATCTTAGACCTGTTTTGCTATCCCCTTAAACCATTCAGAGGATACAAGTTTATCAGTCTCCTCATATCCGCCAGGGTCTGCTGCAATTGCAACATAGCTACCTTCAAACCAGACTTCAGAATTTTTAGGAATTTTCATCCCAGGATATGAATCGAATAATTTTATTCCTAACGCTTTAGGGGCAATATGTTCTGATAGCCACTCGTCCAATGAACGTGTGTTAAATTCATCTTCGAAATAATCTAGCGCTTCTTTCAAGCTAACAATGTTACGAACATCTTTATAAGTCTGTGAACCTATTTCGTCAAATTCATATATCAGTTTTTCAATGGTATCTGATAACTGCTCTATTTCTTCAATTGAGTATCGGTGGCGTTCTGGAACAAATTTAAGAATACGAGAATCTACAAGACTAAAAATTTTAGGCCCTAATGCTCTTAGCTCTTTCGACTTAGATTTTAGCACATTTTGGGCTGTGAGGATCACATTATCAATTATGCTAAGCCGGTCTATCATACCTTCTGTTCCATCACCTAAATCTATGTAATTGAAATCGCCCTTACATCTGGCAAATGGTCCTACGTCATCGTAAGGAATAATCAGCCAACACACCCCGCCAAACTGTTTAGCAGCAGAATAATCTGGAGTAGCTGAATTTGAAATTTCTCTTTTAGGATATCCAGCCCAATCGTGAGATTGTGATGCATAGTTCATGAATAGATTACTACCAGTCTTTGAACGGCGTGGTTCAGTTCTTCCTGTAATATCTGCAAACACATAATCACCAAGCTTCACATAATTTGGCATGTTAGTTGATCTATACAGAATTGATGACGTACCATTTACCAAGGCAGTAAAGTTCTTTTTACATTTTGTTTTTAGCAAATTTATAAGTTGGCTTTGGGCCGCGGTTTTCCTTTTAAGTCTTTCATCCTGTTGGGCCTTCAGCTCATCATCAGAATACGTATCACCTGGCTTTCGCTTCACTGCTTCAAATAGTTCTTTGACTTTCATAGTTCTTTGACTTTCATAGTTCTTTCGGGATAGGTAGCTTCAGACGTTCAAGCTCTTTACGTGCAGCTTCTATAATTTCAGTAGAATTCTTAAGCTTCTTGATATGCTTGATAACATTCTCTGCTGTCATAACATCAGCAGCTTTGACACTCTTGCCAAAGATAAATGCTGCCACTTCATCTGGAACATCAGTGTGATCCTTATCCTTGGAGAACTTTACATCCTTACCAAGTGACTTAAGGTGAGCTTCTATTTCTTCAGGAGCTACAGTTTCAATGGTCTTGTTGTATTTTCCCGTCTTAGCATTGACTTTAGCCATCTTGAATAGACGTTCCATTCCAGAGTCTAGCTTGACAGACTTAGATGCTCTGATGATTGCTTTACCATCTTCATCACGCATAACAAAATCTTTACCAGGCTCTTGTGTATGTGCAAGAGCCGTAAGCATGATGATATTGCGAACGGAACCTGGATAGACTGAACCTCTTCCAATTGCAGAGTGATACGCAAACTTAGCCCAGTCCTTATTGTTCACGTACATAAGGTCGACCTGAATCTTCTTTCCGTTAACTGGAACTGCGTAGGAACCCACCTTTGTTCCAGCATTGTAGTCACCCTCTCCACCAGTTGCCTTAAGCATCTCGTCATTTATTTTGTTGACGTCAGAATCCTTAAGTGACATAGCGATGTCTACATCTCCGCTGTCTTTCTTTTTACCTAGAAGAGTAAGCTCTGTTGAACCTAGAAGATCATTTTTGAGCGTGTCAAATGGAATTCCAAGCACTTTAGATACAAATTCTAAAGCTGCCTTTACATCAGCTTGCTCTGCTCGCTGCACATCAAACTTAGCAGTTGCTTTGCCGCCCTCCATTAGAAACTGTTTGAAAGAGATCACGAGAAAATCCTTTGAATAATTCCAATATTTATTGGGGATGAGTAAGATATGTCAATCGTAGCACGTTTTCATAAATATAATGACTTAGGAGATTAATGACATGCAATTTTCCGGCATCAATTTGGTAGAAGGTTCAGAGATTTCCACTCTGATTGTAGCGAGTGGCAGTGCTTTTCCATCTGCCCCGCACGTTCCAGTTAAGGGTGAGCTCTTCAACCTTATCGGCAACCCAAACCCTGCACTTAATGGTGTCTACTCCTATAATGGAGCAGACACCGGAAACATCTATAATCCAACTAACTGGACATTACAGCTTAACCAGAACAGCATTACGCCTGAAGAAATTCGCAACATCCTTCCTCCAGTATCACCTATTGACCCAGTGTCCGGACTTGCTGCATTTACGCCAGCAATTGATCCGGTGCAAGGTACATTCTACACGAAAGTAAAGGTCGATTCACTTGGCAGAGTTATAGGTGGTTCTACTCCAACTACCCTTGGTGGCTACAACATAACTGATGCACAGCCACTTGATGCTGATCTTACGGCTATTGCTGCTATTAGCGATACAGCTGGCTTTTTGAAGAAGATAGGAGTAAATTCGTGGGCGCTGGATACCACTACTTATATTACCCAGAACCAACAGATAGCCGTTTCTGGCGATGCAACTGGTTTTGGAACCACTTCTATCGCCTTGACACTAGCTAACTCTGGTGTTACTGCCGCATCCTATGGAATAGCTTCTTCGGTTCCACAGCTCGACATAGATGTGAAGGGTAGAGTTACTCATGCAGTAAATGTTCCTATTGGAATAGATGCTTCTCAAATGATAAGCGGTTCTGTTTCTAGTGCTAGAATTTCAGTTGATTCTGTTACTCAGTACCAAGCATCTCTCGCTATATCTGAAAATCAAATTCTTGACGGCACTGTTTTAGCTCGTGTCGCGGGTAATGAAACGATCACAGGCAATTGGACATTTAACAATCCAGTCACTGGTTCTCCTCCAACAATCGCATCTCACCTTGCTACTAAGCTTTACGTTGATAACGTTGCTGCTGGTCTTTCACTTCAGAAATCCGTTAGAGTTGCAACAACTGGACCTATCGTCCTAAGCGGTCTTCAAACTATAGATGACATCGTCTTGACTGCAGGTGATAGAGTTCTTGTAAAGGACCAATCTAATGCAGCTGCAAATGGTATTTACACTGCAGCAAGTGACGCTTGGGCTAGAGCCACTGACTTTGACAACCTTGATTCTAACAATCAGCCAGTAGTTGAGATTAAAACTGGCGCGCTTATCTACGTTGCTGTTGGTACATCTTCTGGTAACAGCTCATGGGTTTTAACAACCACTGGCACTATCACCGTTGATGTTACCGCACTTATTTTCACGGTCTTTAGCCGTCCAGGTGACTTCACTGCAGGAGCTGGTCTTACTCTTACTGGTCACACGTTTGACATTGGCACAGCTTCAACCTCCCGCATCGTAGTTAATGCTGACAACATTGACCTTGCAACTACTGGAGTTGCTGCTGGAAATTATGCAGGCATTACGGTTGATACATACGGTCGCGTCACTGCAGGTACTTCAACTCTTGCGTGGACATCTATAGATGGTAAGCCAACAACTCTTAATGGTTACGGAATCACCGATGCTCAACCGTTAAATGGAAATCTAACAAGTATTTCAAGTGTAAGCTCTACTGGTTTACTTGCTAATATTGGCACTAACAGCTTTAACACGATAAGTCTAGCCGTAAGCGGTCTTGGTATTTCAATTACTAACCCTGATGGTGTTTCTGGCAATCCAACCATTACCTCTAATGCGACAGCTGCGAACGTGGGATCAACATTGGTTGCTAGAGATGCAGCTGGAAGTTTCGCTGCTGGTATTGTTACTGCTGATCTTATCGGTAATGCAAGCACCGCCACCAGCTGGAAGAATGCTAGAAAGATAAATCTTTCTGGTGATCTTCTTGGATCAACTCCAAACATTGATGGTACGTCTGACGTTATTCTTACTGCAACTCTCGGTAACACTGGTGTTACGGCAGGAACATATACGAAAGTTACTGTTGATGCAAAGGGCCGTATTACTATCGGAACTACTATTTCTTCAGCCGATATTATCACAGCGCTTGGATATACACCAGCTAGCTCAAGCGGTGGTAGCATTGGTGGATCAATGGTTCCATCTGCTACCAACAGCTACACGATTGGTACGCCTTCTGCTGTTTGGCAGAATGTTTACGCGACTACATTCACCGGTAACTTAACTGGTAATGCTTCTACAGTCACGACTAATGCAAACCTAACCGGTCCAATTACCTCTGTTGGAAACGCTACGTCTGTAGCATCTCAAACTGGTACTGGTTCCAAGTTTGTAATGGACACTTCACCAACAATAGCTGGAGCAATCCTTGTAACTCCTAATATCGGCGTTGCTACTGGTACCTCATTCAACTCTATTACTGGCCTTGCAGTTGCAACACCGCTGGTCCCTGGTGCAGCTACTGTTGGAACATCCACTCTTGTCGCTAGACAAGATCACGTTCACCCCAGCGATCCAGCCACCGCAGTAACAAGTGGTCCTCTAGCGCAGTTTGCATCTACAACTTCAGCGCAACTCGCCGGTGTTATCTCTGATGAGACTGGAACTGGTCAACTTGTATTCAACAATGGTCCTCTTCTTGTAGCGCCAAGCATTGGCATTGCTACGGGTGTTTCATTCAACTCGATTACAGGACTTTCAAGCACTGTCCCACTAATGGATGGAACTGCTGCTGTTGGTTATGATTTTGAAGTTGCTCGCGCTGATCACGTTCACCCTAGTGACACGTCTAAGCTGTCGCTGAGTGGCGGGGTAATGACTGGTTCAATTACCATTCCTACCGGTCAAAGCATTACAGTAGCCGACACTCCTACATTGGGAACACAAGTAGCTAATAAGAACTACGTTGACGCTGTAGCCGCAGGATTGACCTGGAAGAACACGGTCTTAGTTGCTACTACCACTAACATCACACGTAGTGGAACGCAAACTATTGATGGCATCGCGGTTACAGTTGGCACAAGAGTTCTCGTAAAGAACCAAACTACATCTTCTGAAAATGGTATCTACGTTGTAAGCACTTCAGCTTGGTCTCGGGCAGCTGATATGGATGCATCAACACCAATTAATGAGTTCAATGGTGCTGCTGTTCTTGTAACAAGCGGAACATCTCAGTCAAATACAGGCTGGATAGTTACATCAACAGTAACTACGGTAGATACATCTCCTGTTACGTGGGCACAGTTCAGCGCTGCTGTTCTTTCAGCTGGAACCGGTGTTGGTATCTCTGGTAACACTATTAGCGTTCTTGCAAATCAATCCCAAATTACAACGCTAGGAACAATTACGAGTGGTACATGGTCTGCAGGATTTGGTTCTTCAACTGGTACCGGAGCTGTTGTTCTATCTACATCTCCAACGCTTGTAACCCCAAACCTTGGCACGCCTTCAGCTGTTGTTCTTACCAACGCAACTGGTACTGCTAATAACTTGACGGTAGGAAATGCTACCTACTTCTCAGCAACACAACAGACAAATCCTATGTTTGGTGTAACAACTAGCATGGCAATGTCTCAAGATGGTGGTGCTACTAGAGGTTCAGTGATTGTCAGGGCTAGTGGTACAGGTGATTCAAATCTTGCTGGTATGACTTTCTGGAATGATGCTTACGCTGTTAAGATGGGTATTAGAGCTGATGGCTATTTTGGTCTAGGCGGGTGGAATCGCGCAGCATGGTCTTGGTACTCAGATCCATCTGGTAATATGGTGGCTGGCGGTAATGTAACTGCTTACTCTGACCCACGCCTTAAGGAAAACTTCAAAGTTATTGCTAACCCAATTAGTATTCTTAAACAGCTTGACGGTGGTACATTTGACTGGAAGTCGGGAATTGCCCACACTTCATTCAAGGCTGGTAAACATGACTATGGTATTCTTGCAGACCAAGTCGAAGCTGTAATGCCAGAAATAGTAACTGACTCTGTTCAAATTGATGGCGATGTTTACAAGACAGTTGACTACTCTAAAATAGTCCCTGTTCTTATTGAAGCTATAAAGGCACTGGATGCTAGAGTTGCACTCCTTGAAAATGAATTGAGCAAGAAGTAAAATGTCATATCAACAAGCTGGGATAATCCAAGCACCACACTATAACGCGATGGCTGGCATTTCTTCAACTGCAGCAATATCGGCAACTGCAGCAACTGGTTGGTCAGTAACCTCCAGCGGATATTATCACCTACTTAGCACCACCCACAGCAACAGCACTAACTATTATGCGATGCAGTTATCTGCAGATTTCTACACAAACAACTTATACTATCGTTCCACAAATGGTAATGGCGCTTCAGCTTGGAACAAAGTTGTAATCGATAATGCTGCTACTTATAACATCAGCATTTCTGGTAGTGCAAATACCTTGTCAAATGCATATGCTCATACAAATGGAACTGATGGATGGTGGAGAACTGCTGGCAATGCTGGCTGGTACAATGAAACATACACAACTGGTATTTTCTCTACTAGTGCAAGCTTAGTTCAAACCTATAATAACTCTTCATTCCAAGTCAATGGCACGTTATATGCAGCAGGCGATGTTGCAGCATTCTATTCTGACGTGCGTCTTAAAGACAGGACTGGCGAAATAGTTGGAGCATTGGATAAGGTAAATAAGCTATCCGGATTCTACTACACAGTAAATGCACTTGGTAAATCATATGGCTTCACCGATGAACGTGTTCAAGTAGGTGTATCAGCTCAGGAAGTTGAAGCTGTTGTTCCTGAAGCAGTTCAAGCAGCACCATTCGATATCTCTAGAGATGAAGGAACTACTAGTCAATCTATTAGCGGAGAGAATTACAAGACAGTCCAATATGAACGTCTTGCTCCTTTGCTGATTGAAGCTATCACAGGGCTGCTTGCGAAAATTCGCTAGCAGCCCTGGCAGCGAAATGATCTGATAGACTTCACTACTAAATAATACCAGTTAAGGACTTCTTTTACAAAATGACATATTCGCAAAACAGTAATATAGCTACCACTGACTATACAGCTCTTGCAGGCCTAACAGCAGCTGCTGCACCAAATGCAGCAGCTGCTGTTGCTAAAGCAGGTTATTTGTGGGGTGTTGGCTATGGAGATAGAGGATATGGGCAAACTACTCCTAATTTGGGAGTTAAGACCATAGGTAGTGTAATTGGCCAAGAATGGCAGGATTTAAGAACAGTTATATCTAATCTTGCTGCTTGGCAGGGAACTAGTACTGTAACAGTACCACCTAGTACTGATTTTAATGCCGGAAATAACATCAAAGCATATCCTGCTGGCAATCCTTCTTACGACTTAGTAACTATGCTTAGTGCTCTGGATGCTAACAGATTTAATTACTTAATAGGAAATATGTCTGTAGTAGCAGGCACGACAACTGTTAGGTCATATGCTTGGGGTAATGCATCTAACAACATTTCCATATCTGCTGAATATAGCATGACCTTCATAAATGAAGATCAGGTTCGTTTTTTCTTCAATACTGGTGGAGAAGTTCGCTTTGCACTAAGCCATCCTAGTGGTGTTACACCTCAAGATGCAGCATGGGCAAATGCATTGAATGGAGTAGTGGCTGCTTTCAGAGGGAACAATTCATATAAAATATCTGGAGCTACTGGGAATGCTACTGGCATAGGATACTATCAGCTAAATGGAACTTGGCAAACCATTTATAATGGAGTAAATTCTGGTGGTGGTGCTTATAGCGCCAATGACTATTATATTGAAGCATCCACGTCAAATGTAGCTGGCGTAAATGGTGGTAATGGGCTTACACTTAATTTTAGAGTTACATTCACTGACGAATATACTAACACTGTTGACAATGTTAGTCCTGGAACAACAGTAAATGTGACTATCTTAAAAGCTTCTAGTTTGGCACTTATAGTGCCATCTATATCTACTACCACAACACTAGATGCATCATATGTTCCTCCGCCACCAGCAATGTACATTACGATTACTGGTAACGTTCAGAATTTTGTTTTATTTGACAATAGGATTAATAGCCAGTACGGTTCAGCAGTGACAATTAATGGAACATATGCTCCAGGAACAACTATAAATGTAAACGTTAATCCAGGCGTTGTCGTAGGCGCATCATCTATTGCTAACTTCGCTTTTGATACTGGCACTGGATGGAGTGGGTCAGATATAATTAACCTAACTAACAACGGTTACATTGTTGGAGCGGGCGGTAATGCTAATGGCAGTGCTGGTGGGCCAGCAATGTTAGCACAGCAGGCAATCACAGTAACAAATAACAACATTATCGGTGGTGGCGGCGGAGCGGGAGGTATGGGTCAGTACATTTACGGCCAGACTAATTTTGGCAAGGGCGGCATAAAAACCGTTTATGCAGGCGGCGGAGGCGGCGGAGGCGGCGCAGGCGCGAATGCTGGAGCTGGTGGTGGTGTTAATGGAAGTAACAGCGGTTCAGTTGGTTACTCTGGTAGTAGAGCTTCTGGTAATGACAACCCATATCCAGGTACATCAGGTTCATTAACTGCAGGTGGAGCGGTAGGACCAATTTATGGACTTGGTGGTATTGCATATACCTATTACGATAATGCTTATATTGTCGCAGGCGGTAATGGCGGAGCAGGTGGTAGCTTGGGAGCAGCAGGTCAAAGTGGTGCAGCAGGTTCAGTTCAGCCAGGTATTACCTCTTGGGGAAATGTTACTTCTGCTTCAGCAGGTGGAGCAGGTGGAGCATGCACTAGTGGTAATGTAAATATAACGTGGGCAGCAGTTGGCGCCAGATATGGCGCTCTAGCCTAACTAATAACGTATATCATCATGAATCACTTATCACCTTTTTGGAAATGGGATGTAGCATTGTCTCCTGAACTTTTAGAATGTTTTCTAAAAGAAATATCAGATCTTGAATTACATCAAGGGGCAACATTTTCAGGCCAAATTGAAAATGTAAGAAACTCTAATGTTGGAATTATTAGTGGATGGCATTGGATGGCAGGGTGGAATAGAAAAGTTACCTCACCCCAGTATGTGCAGATTGCTTCATATACTGAAGGACAGTTTTATAATTGGCATACTGACACGTACCTATTGTCAGATAATCCTATTACTAGAAAACTAACAGCCATTTGTCTGCTTAACAGTACTGAAGATTTTGATGGTGGTCAGCTCGAACTTGAGAATGCACCTGAACCAGTGCAGTTAAGTAAGGGGTCAATTGTGGTATTCCCATCTATTTTTGAGACACAGAGTAACGCCAGTTACTAGAGGAAGAAGATTAACAGCAACATGTTGGGTAAATGGTCCAACAACTTGGTAAGGAGAAATAAATGATTAATTACACATTTGAAGTTACACGAACAGATACCGACCGTAAGGTTATGGAGGTACGCTATACAGCAGACGGTTTTGAGCCAGTGGATGTAGGGATGCCTATTCCGCTTGTTGGGCAAGATTTGACACAGATGATCCAGCAGTATGCGCCATCATCAATGTGGGAAAATTCAATAGCAACATTTCAGACGGTGAATGTTGGACATTCTGGTACATTAACGTTCGATAAGAATGCACCAGTAAATGTACCTGCGATTGATCCGACAGAACTAGCTAATCAGCAAATGTGGGCGCAGGTTGAATTTGAAAAGAAGATTGCTGCAGTCCTTGTCAAATTTGGCGTCATCATTAATAATCCAACAGCTATCCCAGTTACAACATTATGAGTTATCCAGAAACAACTATGGTCTGCGTTTCCAATCTATGGATTCGCCAAATGCACTTTCATAAGGCTGGTGATATGAATGAAGGTCACGTTCACAACTTTGATCATATAACAATGCTTTCTCGAGGCAGCGTAAAAGTTCATGTTGACGGTGAGGTTACAGAATTTGCTGCACCACATCTTATCTTTATAGCAAAAGGTAAGTCACACTTTATTGAAGCTCTTGAAGATGACACCATTGCAGCTTGTTTGCACGCTCTCCGAACTGGTGAACGTGAAGAAGATATTCTAGACCCTTCGATGATTCCTAGAGGTATTCAAAATCCTTTAGAAGCAGGGTTAGCGCAACCGCTTTAAGCGAAACAAAAGTGCCCTGTGTTTGGTTTAGAGAACTATTACTGTGCTGCGTAGAAGGTACTGCGAATAATAACTTCAGCAGTTTCACCAACTTGTGGTAGTCGAGCCATGAATCCCTGCATTTGAAGATGCTGATATTGGACTGTGTAGTAATATCCAACCAATTGCGGTTCGAATTGAAGTTGGCAACCAGTTCCTTGCTGGTATTGTGGCTGAACATTTGACTGTTGGTTCATGTTATTTCCAACAAAAGCTCCAGTGACAGCTCCCAATGCAGTAGCAGCAGTCTTTCCATCGCCACGTCCACCAACTTGATTACCAACGATTGCGCCAGCAATACCACCGATAACGGTGCCCATATTCAAGGCAGAACCGTTCTGCTGCTGGTGATATTGAGGTTGAGGTTGATTACAAATCTGCCCGACTGTAACATTCTTGTAGACAGGAGCACCAACAGAAATGATGGTGCCGGTTGTTCGCTGGGTGTAAACAATTCCTGGACCAGAAGCGCCATCAGGAACTCGTTCAGCAGCGTTTGGCACGTAGTTGTAAGTGCCATTTGAGTTTACTGTCTGAGCGTTCGCTGAAAATGCAGCGATTGCCAACACGATAGCTGAGAGCTTGTTCATTTTCATCATCCTTTTGTCTTTAGATATTAAGATTATACACCATGACCTGACAAAAGTAAACAGTTATTTTGGTAACAAAGTAACAAAATTGGGGTTACTTTGTGAAACACCGTTACACCTTGCATATCAGGGTCTGATAACCATTCTCATCCACCTGCATCAGTTGAACATCATAGCCCCACCCAAAGGAACTTCACGCACTGAAGAGTCTTCTCAGCGGATGAAACGTAGATACAGCGACCCAGGACTTGTTGCTGCTAATGCATTATTTACATCACTGAGTCAATCGCTTCACCGACGCTGCTCATGTCCAGGTGAAGCATTTGACCAGTAATCTTGGCACCGGGCTCTATCTCTAAAATCCGGTAGTAGATTTGCTTTGCATTGATTACTGCGTTAGCCGTAATCCTAAGAGTAGATTCAACCCAAAGACATTCTGCAGTGAGATTACCCGAAATAACAGCGTCGAAAACATTTACCTTGTTGCTTGATACTCTACCTTCATTCGTGATTATCAAGCACTCTTTGTCTTCAGATGTTTTTCTAATTATATCACCATTAAAGACACCCTGAATCTTTAATATTCCTGAGAAGGAAACATTTCCTTCCACTGTAGTGCTAGCATCAATCAGGCTGGTGAAAGCGTCACTGCTCAATTTGCGGTTAAAAAAATTCATCGTGGCAGTCCAAACTCGTTAATGATTTTCGTGTAGGCTTCTCTGTTTGCCCTTGCATCTGACAGAGCATGGTGCGGGAGTTCCTTCGTGCGAAAGAAGTAGTCCATGTGATAGAGCTCATATTTTGATTTTACTCTCGTCTTAAGCATATCGTAATCATCACTAGAACCACCCATCGCTGTCGTATGTGCATCACACGCATAGTAGATGTTGTTGAAGATGTTCTGCATTTCAAGAATCTTTGGGTGAACATCCTCGTCAAAGAGCTTTACCAGCAGTTCAAGATCAGTCTTGTAGTCAGCAGTGATAATTACAAATTCTGCTGGAAGTTCCTCTATCCAACTCCAGACACGAGCTGAAAGCTCGATGCGCCGGTAGGCGCATTTTTCAGGAGTAAGTAGCGGGTAAACTGTTTTCTTTACAAAGTCAGTGGCCCACGGTCTGATGAACTCGGAATTCTCACCATAGAATTCATCCCCATTGTCAGCAGCGAGGCCAATAGAGATAAGATCCGAGTTCATGAAGTCAGTGAACTCACAATCTATGAATACTCTTATCGTTTTACCTAAATTCATAATGAACTATCCCTACGTCTATAAGCTTACCCATAAAATAACTAATCATTTTTACATTGGGTATCGATGTAAAAATAAAGTGCGGGCATGCGACTGACAAATAGAATTCCAATCTGGAGAGCCCACGATAATAGTAAGATCATTATCTACATGGTGCACAGAAAATAAATTTAAATATGCCACATTTTATAATAGAGGAGTAAAAATTTCAAAGATTTTTATCTTGGTATTCGAGTCACTAAGATGCTAGCCTAAAGACGGTATGCTGGAATTCAATTTCATTTTCCTTTTGCCATTCAGAACGGCTTATGCAATTATACTTCAAGCCAGTCGAAGTTGTAACTTCATCCTGCATGAATCTTCTTCCTGCTATAGGGAAGCGAACATCACCGTCAGGAGTCATCTTAACAATAGTGATGTACAATGTCATGGGCGAATGCTTCAGGGCTTCAGCGTAGATATGTTCTCCACCTATAACAAAGAAACCTTCTGGCTCATATCGATAGACTTCATTGAAGCCACGGTAGATAACATTAACACCCTCCTCAACGAAAGGAGTTCTACTGATAACAACATTGTGCCGATTGGGTAGAGCCTTACCAATGCTTCGATAGGTTCTTGAACCCATTACAACAGTCTTGCCTAATGTTACTTCCTTGAAATGCTTCAAGTCAGATGGAAGATACCACGGGATAGCATTTATTTCTGTATCACCGATAATACCGTCTAAAGAGACGGCACAAATCATGCTAAAGATTTTCATTGGCTTATCAGCGGGACAACCATAGCTGTCTTCGTGTCCATGTTAAATTCAACAGTGATGTATTCACTGTACCGCATCCATTGATCGAGAAATTCCTTGATTGATTCCTTCACCTCATCAAGAATTTCTTTTCGCTGAACAGAACTTAGATTAGCGAAACCTTCTTCCCACGCCTCATCTTTATCAGCAAAGAGACAATCATTTGCAATTTGATGAATGTTAAGAGCGTCGGGGTCTTTAAAGTCGATTCGGAATTTCATACAAACCACAAAAGGGGATAGAGTTCATTATACTCTATCCCTTTAGGGGGAGTAAACTTGCGTTTACTCAGAAGGACTGAATCAACTGTGGTACAGAAGAATCAAATCCAACTACGTCCAACATTCCTGGATCCTTAGGGTCAGCAATGGTAAAGTTGGTTACGGAGGTTCCGCAAACAATCAACTTCGCGTTCTTGCTGAACTTAGCACGGTACTGCGCCAAGGCTTGCACAGGCTGCATATGACCTGCATAGGTCTCGCTGTCGGTGTAGATGCAGAACTTATCTACTCCGCTAATCTTGTTATCAATAGCGTAGGTCATTGGCAAAGAACAATCAGTACCGCCCCCAGACCAGCGTAGGTCTCGCATAGCCTTGATAACACCGTCCAAACGCATGCTTGGAGAAATCTTCAATGGCTTTGGACGTGTGTCGAAGCCGAACATTTCGTAGTTGCTTTCGCGCTTAGCGACAGCAAGTGCCATACAAGCAGATACTTCTGCAGCAGTCATTCCCGGCGTACCAGATACTTGAGAACTGAACATGGAACCAGAAATATCCATACCAAACAAGTAACCCTGTCCAGTAGTTGGGATGAACTCGAATGCATCGTAAAATGCATCGTTCAAAGCATCTACAACAGCTTGGTTAGCAGTCCAAGTCAAGCTACCCTTATCACCATGACCCAAAGAGTACTGGCGAAGAGCAGACAAGATCGTGATTGGGTGTACACGAGCTGCCTTGATGGTATCAGCATCCTTCAGCTTAGCAACAACAGCCTTCAAGTCCGAAGACAAAGGAGCGATAACTCCAGCCGCAGTCAAAGCACCAAGCTTACGAATAAGCGCGGTCATACCCATGTTAGGGATAAGAGCAGACATTACTGCCTTGTTCTTATGCAATTCAGTAGGCATCATTTCCCACGTGAAGTCCTTGTTGTCTGCGATGATGCGCAGAGCAGTCTTCTGATCTGGGTTACGCTTCAGCATTTCGTAATCGATCATGGTCTGTGGCATTGCCTGACCTTGTTCAATTGCATCTGCACCCTTTACAACATATCGGAACATGTTACTCTGAAGTTCATTTCCTGGCTTAACGTGAGCAAGACGCAAGACGTCACGGTGAGACCATCCATTGCGGGACTGATACTTCATCAACTGCATTGCCAAACGGTCTTCGTTGCGCTTAGTGTACCACGCGGCAATACCACGCTTTGCAGCAGCATTCCACTTACCAAGCTCATCCAAAGCAGCAACGAATTGGAAAAGGTGGGTGCCCGTACGGGCGACCTTTGGCAGAGCGGCATAAGCAGCAGAAACGGTTTCAGCATCCTTGCTAATTGCACAAAGTGCAAGAGCAAACACCGCGGGGTCGTTCTTTGGAGCACGCCCAGCCTGGGAGATTTCAACAATCTTCTCTACTGTTTGTACGCCGTTTGCAGCGATGCAAGCCAATACATTCTTTGCAGCATCCTTCGTCAACTTCTGGGCAGAAGCGTAGTAAGATGGAGTCGCACTTCCCAAAATTAAAAAGCGGTCAAGATAGGCCCACTCGTCCATCTTAAAGACGACACCGCCAGCATTATTCTGTGCCATATCGGCCTCGCGGCCAGGGATAGCCTCGGTCTGTGGGGTAACAACCTTAGCTGGCGTGGTAGACATCGTGTTTGCGTAGAAAAACATTTTAATTTCCTTTATAAGAGCGGCTACAGTATTATAGCAAAGTTTCGCATTAACGTTATTTTAACCCTTCAACAAATGTTTGGAGTTGGGTATTTCAGTACCAAAAATGCTTAACATGAAATTCCCTTCAGAACCAGCTAAACTATAATGGACCTACATCCAATTTATCGGTTGGATTTCCTATCTAAGTTATTCAATCTTACAAATATCTGGTTTCTACCAGAAATATTCCCGTATTGGTCCAGGGTAAGGAATCCCTCTCTCATGTAGTCTGCATGAGCACATATCTTAAAGATGGCTTGTCTTTCAACTGGCGTACCGATAAGCTCTACATAGTAGATTACATAGTAGTGTTAACCAACAGCCTCCGGTTAGGAGGGCTAAAATAGCGTTAATGCAAAGGGTTTATTGAACGAATCAGAGAATAGAAAAACTAATGAATTGTCAATAGTGGTTTATATTTAAAGATAAACTATCAACGGCCGGTTTTGTCTAATTCGTTTAATTTCATTTATTATACCCTGCAACTAAGAGGGTGTAAACTGATGAAATAGTAATTTTATTTATAACTACTCAACCTGATAAATCAACCCAGGTGGAATAACGATGCTGTTTGGTGGAGGGATATCTCCATTCTCAAGAGAGATTGTTCCAGTGAAAACAACTTTAATCAACTTATCATCGGCCCCCTTAATAGAAAGCCATTCATAGAACTCTGTATCCATGTATCTACCGATAGTTTTCTCTGGTGTGCCCATGATAGTCACAGACAACTGCTGAAGCTGAGGACCTTTATCTTCTTTAGATGGGTCATAGCTTGAAATTAATTCAGATGCACGTGCAGCATCTTCAATCATTTCATTAAATTTTCCAGCATAGTTCTTATATTGGAAGTATGTTAGAGTAATTAGATTGAGAAGCTTATTCAGCGCAAATGCAGCAATTGCGCCTGCAATAAAGTTCTCAATTCCAAAATCCCAAAAGTAAAATACTGACCCAAATGAAATGATAAGTGCTAAGATAGAATTGATAAATGTGGCTTTGAGCTGTCCAGTCAAAACACGCTCCATACGAGGATCAATTTCTTTCATTCTATCTCCAGTTTAATTCAAAAATTCCATTATGTCCAATAAACAATACTTTATTCAATACCTTCAGCAGAAGAACTCCTATTGCTAGAGGTTCTTCTGCTGAAGGTATCAACTGCTTAATATAAAGTTCAAACTGCACCCTAAGCCATCTGTTCAATTTGCACCAAAGGTTCAAATTTTCTTATTTCTAAGTGATCACCGAGTTCACACGCTGTACAGTTTTAAAATTTTAATGTATAAGTTCTGTTCTAAGTCTTGAGTTTGCAGGAACGAATGCCATAAGGAACTCCATTTGATCTGCTAGTACATTTCTATTTGCGAGGATCAAATGTTCTGCCTTAGATGGAACGTATGGAGCGTAAAGCAACGTCATGCCAGCTTCTTCAAGAGTCTTGCAGTCCTTCTTCTGGTTACACTTCGAGCAGCAAGTTACAACATTCATCCAAACATCTTGACCCTTCAAGTAACGTGGGATGATGTGGTCACGGGTAAGCTTGTGTTCAGAGAACACCTGACCACAGTAAGCACACGTGCAACGGTCTCTACGGAACAGCTCAGTGTTGTTCAAAGCAGGGATACGATGACGTCTCTTACCAATAGCACCCTTAACAGCAATGATGGAAGAAGTCTTGATAATGGATTGTTCTCCAGTAATGCGGTTATTACCACCACGGATTACTGTTTCATACTCGCCCAATGACCAAGAGACAAGTCCCTTAGCATGGTACACAGCAGCATCTTGCCACGAAATCCATTCGTTAGGCTGACCGTTGATGTCGAGTTGCAGAATCTTTGCCATTTTCATTTCTCCTATTTCAGTTACCTGCCACAACTGTTTCACTCCCACTGAAACAACAATCTTAATAACACAATATCGATGATGAAAGTATTAACTTCATCATCACTCTCAGCTGGAACATACTCTGCTCCAAGACTAATTCCGTTGATAAAATCTACTGCAAAATCCATTCAGGCTCCAGTCAGATTTATTATCTGAGTAAATTATAACATTTCAACCTGTCAAAATAAACTGGGTTGATCAGATTAACATAAATAAGCTATCAATTTCCGCAAAGGTTACCATGAAAAAACTCATCGTTGCTACTCTAGTTCTATTTACTACTTTGTCATTCGCTCAGGTATCTTGCCCTCAGTTCTTTGCTGATGGTGTAGTACCTAACGTTCCAAATACAATCGTTCTCTGCAAGAAGCGCTATGCAATTGGGTTTAATCCAGCAAAAGGAACACCAGTTTGGGTTGCTGAAAAAATGACTGCGGCTAATGTTGCTAATGCTGATCAACCTCGCAAAGATAACTTCCGTCCAGATTCAGCTATTCCTCTAAATCATCAAGCCACTGTCAAAGCTTTTATCGGTACTCAATTTGACAAGGGTCACATGGCACCATTTGAAGACTTTGCTGACGATGCAGTTGCAGCAGATGAAAGCTTCTTTATGACCAACATGGTACCTCAAGTCAACAAGATGAACAGAGGAATTTGGCGATCTTTAGAGATGCGCACCCGCAAGCAAACAGCTAAAGGTGAAATCTATGTTATCACAAGTCCAATCTTCAAGGGCACGATTAGCACTCTCAAGGATGGCACTCCAATTCCATCCAGCATCGCTAAGCTCATCTTCATTCCGGCAACCCAGGAATCCTTTACTGTGATTATGCCGAACTCTGCGGGTCTCATCACTGCCCAACTTGATAAGTACTTGACTACAAAGCAGAACTTTATAGCTCAGAGTAACTTAGGGGCCGTAATCCCTAAGAAGATTACTTACTCTGACAAGTTATCCCTCAAATAAAAGGGCTCCAATTGGAGCCCTTTTACAATTCAGCTTTGAATCTTAGTGGCTCTCTTGTTCAAGATCGATTACATTAACGCGCTGCGTTTCTTTAGAGCATGATACACCCCATACACCGATAGCACTAAGAAAGACCACAGCGATAAGTAAAGAAAACTTAACCACTTAACCATTTGACCTACTTAACTTCCTGCTTTGCCGCCTTAGTAGCTTCACGTTCCATTCTTTCAGAAGCTTTATTCCACTTAGCAAGAAGTTCTTCCATTGCTGCAGTCATAATCATAACAATTGAACCTACTGGATCACCAGCTTTCACACGTGGCTTAGGTGACTTAAGTGGAGCCATCATTTCTTTACCCCACATATTTTCAGATGTGCAACGGATTTGTCCATTAGCATAAACGTTATAGCCAGTACGAGCAGTACGAGTTTGCCCTCCATATGTCCATTTGCGATTTACCTTAAATGATAATGTACCATTCTTTTCACCTGCTGGCCGAGCATCATACTCAAGACCTGCTTTAGGGAATTCATTTCTGAAAAGAGTGGAACCCTTTACACGTGAAACTGCTTTCTCGATATCCTGAGGAGAAGCACCGATAGCATCCATCCAGTCCTTTACAGAACCACGGATGTCACCAAGGCCGGCAACACTCTTAGATGGTGTAAACTTTGGCTTGTAATAAGCACCACCCTGCAATGTACCACCTTGACCAGGTGATCCTTGGACTGCTTCAAATAGTTCAGAAACTTTCATGTTAGTTACTCCAGAATAGATATTACTGGCTTTATTTATATAAAATATTGCCGGGTAGTGAGTGTGCTAATCCAGTTTAGTGTGTTTAGATGGTTATCATAGAGATGAAGGATGCCTTTACCTTTCTCAACCCAATCTTGGATGTTGTCTGTTCGATCATCAATGATGATGTGACCTGGCTTAGCCCACTTCCACTTATCTGCAGAATACGGACCAATGATTACCTTTACCCTGGAAAATGCTCATCCATCCATTCACGTTTATCTTGCTCAGCACCAGGTAATGCAGCGCGATGAGGAATAGCTGTCAGCATTTCAACATTTGAACCTGTTGCCTTTACTGCCTCCATGATCTCTCTAGCATATGATATAGGCTTTAAGATGCGATACAGCCGTGGAACACCCTTTAAGAAATTCCACCTCTCATCATCACCTTTAGGACCGACCTTATGGTCAAATGGTCTGCCTAGATTCTCTAATACGAACTGATCGAAGTCAGCAACAACTCCATCCATACCAACATAGATCGTATTAGTTTCTTTTCAGTGAATCATCTTTTTCTTTATCTTTCTTTTGGGGCTGCAGTAACCAACAAATCTTGTTTGGACGTTCAAACAGCTTATCACGCAAGTATTCATTCTGGGCTTGATGGTCCAGAAGGAATTGCGCAAGTGAAGTCTTTGGTTCAGATTGGGTCTGCATAGGCTTTCTTAACGAGTTGATAAACTGGTGCTCCCAACAAGAGTCGAACTTGTGTTATATCCTTACCAAGGATACGTAATGCCATTATACTATGAGAGCTATTAACTTGTTTCATTTTACACTGGAAAATCATCAGTATAAACTATGCAAAATCCCAATTTTGCAACTTGAGCCTAGAATATTCTTTCTGCTCAGTGTCGGCTTCTGCAGTTGCGAAAATCACGTATTTGTCATCACCAGATAATTTCCAGAGTACATGCAGGTAGAGGGACTTATTGTCTATGTGCTCTACTGGATAATAGAAACATAAATCTTTGTTCCAGTCTGCAATACTTAATGACACCATCATTTCACCATTGGCTACCCTAGGGTTTGAAATTACTACTAAGTGTCTATTATGCATGTGGAATAATATTCTGATGGTAGAATATTTATGAGCAACCCAATAACTGGGCACAAAAAAGCCCGAATGAACGGGCTAAGTTTGTTCTATGTGCTTACTAGGTTGGCCTACTACCAGTTTGGCCTGATATTCTCCATTAATCCTGGGGCGATGAAGGTAGTGCTTTAGTTGTGGGGTCTCTAAGCTCATGACCAGGAGGCAATTTGGGATATCTGGAGCATAAACATCCCAGAAGTATTCTCTGAGTCCCGCAACCTTGCCAGACGCTGAGCTAGACCCATACCCGTGAAGATAAATGACTTTGATTTCTTTGCGCATAGTTTATTATGCAACTGATTCTAGTCAGATTAACACTGAATAATGTTCTAAAATGTGATAGTTTTAGTACATTATGTTCAGTTTAGATGACGGGCGCAAGGGATTTGGCAGGGGTGGAGAGATTCGAACTCCCAACATACGGATTTGGAGGCCGCCGTTCTGCCAATTGGAACTACACCCCTGTATATTTTGCTGAATGAAATTCAGCATCAACTCGTTGTAACCATTTATTTATCTTTTGTGGTGAGATTTGTAAAATATCAGCAACCTGTCCAACCCAACCACGTTTGTTGAAATCAATTCCTGAGTTGTTTCTAATATCATCCCACTTCTTTTTATCCGCTTCTCTTTTTAGATAACGATAATCAGTCTTAGCAGTTCCTTTATTCTTCTTGCCTATGATGTTTTTCCCAGCATAAGAATCTGTTTGCGCATGACAGTTGGGGCAAAGAAATCTAAGGTTCTCTATTCTATTATCATTGAACACACTATTAGTATGGTCTAGATGCAGCGATAATTTTTTACCATTCCACTCGCCTCTATTTTGACATTCATCGCAGATATATTCTAATCTCTTTTCATCAATTAATCTAAACTTTAGTGCATGTCTGGCAAAGGTGCTATTCACTGTTAGAATATCATCAAGCGGTATTCTTTTTCTCATTTCGAACCCCTATAAATTATAGGAGTATTTATAGGGGTTCGAATTTATTTATGCAAATACTGAATCAAGGGAAACAGCAAAGAAACCAGCAACCTTCTTCAAAAATAGCGAAGCATAGTTAACCGTGTTATCATATGCTTGTGCGCACTTGAAGTAAAGGTCAGTGCTATGAGGTGTTGCCGAACTCGAGCTAACCTCGTGCTATCAGGGTACATTGAAATGAATGCTTTATATTCAGCCTTTGCTTTTTCAGGTTGGTTCAAACGTTCATACACAACACCTGCTGATTCCTGTGCTTCTTCTGTGAACTCATTTGGTGGCATTAGCAACAGCGAATTGATATGCTCGATTGAATCTTTGAGATTTATTTCGCTCTTTAAAATGTCACGTATGATAGTGATTAGTGCTTCTGGGGTTGTTGTAGATGTTATAGATGGTTGTGCATCATCTAGTTCAATCACTAAAGATATATCTTTAGTTTTAAGTGCATATTTAACTTCACGGCCCAAGGTGATAATGATACGAGTTCGCTCTTGTGAAGTGACAACTATAACAGAAGATGATTGGAGTTTAGTTGTTCGTGGTACTTCCGAAATAGTATCTTCAAGATCAATAACAATCTTATTCGAAGGTGAGATTGTAAAGTTCTTTGGTGATTCTGTTAAAGAGTTCTTCAGCTCTATTCCTATAGATGTAGCAGATCTGCTGTTTATGGAGCGCACCACATTTGTCTCGGCATAAGCTAAGCCAAGAGCTGAAGTTAAAAATACCAGCCCACAAAAACGCCTCATAAATATTCTCCACTAGAAGATATTTATGAGGCGTTGAAGGGATTATTGTTTATGAAGATCGTAAAATTGCCTATCAGCTTCATCAATATGATGCGCAAATGCAATACTGAAATCATAGAGCTCAGACTTAACTAGCGCTGCATGAAAATGCTGATGTAATATATAATGCTGCAACTGTTTCAGCAACGACGTGTGCATCTCTCGATGATATGCTAAATATGGGAAATCTGTAGCTTCCATATACGCTTCTTCTTCTGCCACGTGATTTGTAAATGCTTCGAAAATTTCCCGTAATGCTGTATCAGCTTGTTCATGCGTAGGATTGTCTAAAGCTCTATATGCATTTATAGTTTGAAACAGCATATAATGCTCAGCATCATATTTAGGGTCACCCATCATGTAGTGCTTAAATTGCTCTGGAGACATAACATACCCCTATCATCTATAGGGTTATATTATACTTAGAGTTTTAATTTATGAAAACTGGTTAATGCTTTACATGTTTCTTCTCGATGAAGAGATAAATCTGCATGCCTTGCGAATTGTGTTAGCAGTTCTTTTAACATGAATTTAATACTCGTAAAACTAGAACTAATCTGAATTAGATTCAAGTAATCTGATAAGTGAAAATGACTGTGATTGTGGTACTCAAGATATGGATACGCGATAGCAGACATTATTGCTTCTTCTGCTTCAAAATGCTCTGTAAATTTAGCCTTGAGCGGTTCTAATTTTTGAGTAACAGCATGCAAGTCTGCCGTATCTATTAGACTGAGAATCATCCTTACGATTTCTTTGTGGTCATCATCTAAAATTCTATATGTGTTTTGCAATGTACTAGCCAATCCATAAAAATTAGATTCTATTTTATGGAGGCATGTTTATTTTGTAACTTAATGCACTGTTACTTTATAGATTAGATCGAATATTGCAGCCCCTGCTTTCTTAGAGATTAACTCCTGCATAAGATCTTTTATGCTGATGAAGCTTCTTAGTAGAACTTAAACATCTCCGTCATACTCACATTTCTTGCAGCTTCATAGCAAACAATAAGTGGGGCACCTATTAAAGACTGGGTGACCCCCGCTGCAGTCACGACATCCTTCCATTGGTAGGTGTCTAAATTATTTAGAGAATCTTTGATGTGTCAGCCAATGGTGAAAGCTCTTTGTAGTTAGCGCGAGCTTTCTCATTAGATGCAACGATATCCTTCTCTAACACATCATGCCCACCACCTTCAGCTCTCTTCTTTACATTCTTGAGAGCTTGTTCTAGGGGAGTGTCTTTGAGGATAAGTGTGATAGCATAGCCATATTCTTTAGCTAATGCAATTTTGTTCTGCTGACCTTTTAGATTAGAGCCAGTAGTAGGGTGAACAACGTCTTCGCCTTTCTTGAAGGCAGCTTCTAGATCAATCTTTACTTGCTTAATTGCTGTATCTAATGAGACATGTTTCTTAATCTCGTCTACATCGATGCACTTAGTGCGCTTAAGTTTTGGATTGTTCTCTATGAAGTAGTTCTTGCCAGAACCTGCACCACCAATAACCATGGTGAACATCGGTTTCTGTTTTGCAATTTCAAACAACTTCATTTCAGATCCTTGTAAAGATCTATTTATACTTGGCGCCCACTGCAGGAATCAAACCCGCATCTAAAGCTTCGAAGACTTTTATTCTGTCCGTTGAACAAAGGAGGCATAAATTTGCGGTGCCGATTGGTTGGATTCGAACCAACTCCCCGATCTGATAATGATGATAACCATTTTTGAACGGTTCATTTCTGAACAAAGGGTAAAAACGATGTTTTGCGTGTGCTACCATTACACTACATCGGCATAAGATTTGGTAGAGCCGGTGGGATTCGAACCCACGTATGCGTGGTTAAAAGCCACGTGCCAAGCCTCTAGGCGACGACTCCATAAATGTGATTAGAAGGTTAGATTTACAGGTTCGATACGCTGCACTAACTTGTAAGACCGTCAAAGGGTCATTCGGTAATATTCGGCCCACGTCGTCCGTCCGATATTTGCCTATACACCGATGTACGTCCTGACTACCAGTTGCTGTTCTACCAGCTGCTTCTAAAATTGTTGGTGCTCTCTGCGAGGATTGAACTTCCATCTCAACCTTACCAAAGTTGCATTCTACCATTAGACTATGAGAGCAAATTTCTTAGAGCAGCATCCTAAATTTAAAGGCTCGCCTTTGATGCTGCAGATTTCGAGTAGCTGCCACCTCGCCGCGGTTACGCTCCACTTTCTTCCACTTGTACAGAGGATGTTCTAACTAGTAAACTATCAAGGCATAAAATTGGCGGGTAGCTGAGGAATCGGACCCCAACCTATTGCTAAGTCAATCTGCTTTCGAAACAGTTGCGCACCCAGTGCAGCTTAACTACCCTTTGTAAGTGACAAATCTTTGTTGGAGATCACCATACGTTTCATCTGATTTAGATCTGACGGACCCCAGATTCCTCTTCTTTTATCGCATTCTTCAAAATGCTTATAGTCATCTATCTTTTCAATAGCATGATTACTAAAATCGTAAAAATAAACATTTAATTTTTTTTGAAATGCTTCTGCTAATCTCAGCCTCCAGAATCTTTTTCCATCCCATGTTTGCTGGCTATCAGCAATTATAGTTCCAAATTTAGGAAGCAAATATTCAAAAAACATTTTCTGTGGAACCCCAGAAATATAAGATGCTGCTGGGTATGTCCACACTAATGATTGCCAGACATAACTTCCTAATTTTCCATTATTCTTCACTTCATACTTCATATAATAAGTAATCTGTTTCATTCTAGCGTCTAAGCAAAAATATTGAGAGCCTTGCTGGAAAATTTCAGCTTTATCGAAGGCAGTTAATATGTGCTTTTTATATTTGCTTGTATTCAGTTTTCTATACAGCTCTTCATTTTCCGAAGAGTCATTTAGCTTGTGCCAGTCAATCGATTCGATATCTTGGGGCATTTCTTGCAGCATTGGATAGTCAGACATAATATTCCTTTTATTTGATTATATCCGATGTACCCAATTTGAAAACTGGAGGATGAAGACGGACTCGAACCGTTACCTCTTTCGAAGTAGGTCGGTTTAGCAAACCAACTCGTGCCCAGCAGCACCATTATCCACATTCGGTACGTCCTGTAGAAATCGAATCTACATTGCCGCCGAGTCAAAGCAGTGCTCTACCATTGAACTAAGGACGCATATATTTGGCCCGACATGTAGGAGTCGAACCTACATTAACGTATTTAGAAGACACGTACATTCTCCAGTTATGCTAATGCCAGAAATTTTTTGGTTTCTCCATCAGGAATTGAACCTCCAGCTTCGCAGGCTAGTATGATTTCCATGTCAACATGGAGAAGTATTTTTTATTCTGAACAAATGAATGCTAATAGGGTGATGTCAAATTAGAAGTTTGGATAACCTATTTGGCTGCCGGTTCAGAAAAATTTGGCACCGGACCAAGGACTCGAACCTTGAACTACAGAGTCAGAGTCTGTTGAGTTTCCAATTACTCCAATCCGGTATATAAATTGGAACGGGATCAAGGTACTGCCCCTTGTTACTCTGGTTCAAAGCCAGGTATCGTACTTTATGATTCATCCCGCATATAATCTTTGGTGCTGCCTACTGGTATCGCGCCAGTCTCTCAACCTTTTCAGGGTCACGCTTTCACTTGATTAGCTTAAGCAGCAATATTTTGGTTGTGATGGTGAGAATCGAACTCACTTGGGACGGCGTATGAGACCGGTGCATTACCTCAATGCTACATCACGATTGGTCCCTAGTGTGAGAATCGAACTCACTGTCTATCGGTTATCAGCCGATTACATGGCCAGTATGCTCCCTAGGGATTTAATTTGGCTCCATTTGCTGGATTCGAACTAGCCTCTTTCGGTTAACAGCCGAGGGTACTCGCCGAGAATACTAAAATGGAATATTTGGCCCTTGAGGTACTTTATCGCAGAGTACATTGCTTCGTATTGGCTGAGGACCTGAGCGGCTCCACTTAACACAAGGATAATTTGGCTGACCAGACAGGCATCGAACCTATGACATCAACGTTAACAGCGTTGCGCTCTACCAACTGAGCTACTGGCCAATAATTTGGTGGGTCTGTCCAGATTCGAACTGGATTCCAGTTGCTTAAGAGGCAAAGCTTCACCATCAAAGTTTCAGACCCATATTCTTTTTGAACCGAATGAACAATACCTTTCATAAAATTCAGGTATTTCTCTTCGCATCCATCTTCTAACTACTGCTGGACCTACATTTAAAATTTCTGATGCTTCCTTAGTCCAACCTCTCTTAGTAAAACTAAGCCTGATGTCCTATGGAGTTCCGTATGGGTTTTGCTCCCATCTCACTTGGGTGAAGGCCAAGTCGCCACACTAGCTGCGTCACGGAACAAATTTGGCGGCCCATACCGGTTTCGATCCGGTTACCTCGACAGTGACAGTGTCGCGCTCTCCCAATTGAGCTAATGAACCATGAATTGGCGCCGGCGAACGGACTCGAACCGTCATAAAGGCTGATAGACAATCAGCTGGACAACCCCTGTCCCACATCGGCAAAGACAACGAAAAATATACTAAGGGGGAAAATCTTAAAAGGATAACCCTATGTAAAACCGGTTGTCATTAACTTTGGAGTGCGTGACAGGAGTCGAACCTGCATAATCGAGGGTTGCAATCTCGTTCCTAGCCTTTCAGATCACACGCACATAAATTGGTATCCTGTACGGGTACTGCCCCGTTCCTCTTGGGTGAAAGCCAAACGACCAGCTTCTAGTCTTACAGGATATAAAATGGAGCTCGCGTCCGGCCTCGAACCGAATCCTCAATGTTACGAAGGTTGCATACCACCAACTAATACTTCGCGAGCAATAACTTGGAGTCCCGTTGCAGATTCGAACTGCAGTCTCCGCCTTGAGGGGGCAGCGTCCTTGGCCACTAGACGAATGGGACATAAGAGTTTACAGGGGTGACCTATGGAGAGTTGAACCCATACTAAGAGAATCACAATCTCTTGTGCTACCGCTACACTAAGGTCACCCCTCTAAACTCTCATTTTCTGCCAAGTGAATATCCTTTAGTCAGATACTCACCTAAATTTCTTTTCTTTATTTTGGTAGGTTTAACCCCATCGGTTACCCAGCATGTGCCAAAATGTCGAATGCATAGGTGGCAGGATTCGAACCTGCAACATGTGGATTTGGAGTTCACCGTTCTACCAATTGGAACTACACCTATATAATTCACTCAAACTCAGACCAATCTTGCATAACCCCTATTGAATAGGGTTCAGCCAGTGTTGATTGGTTATTTTCTAAAAACATCTTTGAGCCAAATACCTTCTTCTGAATAACATCTTCTCGTATCAACAAAGAATAATCAGTTTTCATTTTAGCTGATAAAATTTCATCAAATGTATCTAATTTGCCATCCTGATCTTCTATCTTTATCTTACCAGATTTACCCAATACTTTAAAAATATCTCTAGCATCATCGCTAACTAGTTCAACTGGACTTAGCAGCAAATTAGTCTTACATTTAGTTGTTAAAAATAAAATTAATCCTGATGCTAAACCTTTTCTTCTATAATTGGAATCAGTCCAGAGTTCCTTAAATTCCTGTGTATTTGGTTTAACTTCCCTTTCATCTAAGATAACATATGCAATCGTTTTTTCACCATCTCTAAAACCAAATATATCATAACCCTTTATTTCCTTTGACCCCCAGACATCTTTATTGTCAAATGTTCCAACAATTTTTGAATATCTAGGATCAAATTTGGGTTTATTGTGTGGTCTATCATCAGGTCCAGCTACAGTTCTATGTGCATAATCTTCTGGTAATCTCTTAAACAGCTCGAATAATTCCATTCTAATAACTCCATCTTAGTGGAGTTATTTATGGTGTTTAAATTCGTTCATTCTTAAGGATTTCCGCTTAGGTTCCACAACCTAATTTAATCAAGCGCCACTTGAACGAAATCCTTAAGAATGAAGTCTTCAAAAGAAGACTTCATTCACCAAATTTATTTTCCTTTGTCGCACTCGGCAGTCTGAAGGATACTCGACTGATTCTTAGCGGTCCAGACTTTTTTAACTTGGTAGTTCCTAAACCAAGGATCGAAAACTTCACAGTTTCCGGAGTAATAAAAAAGGGTACCTTTCCAGTACCCTTAGTGTGTTAAGTAGGATTGACCTTTAGGCTAATCCGGCTCCATCACTAAGGGCTGAAAGTCTTTTATCATGCTCACTGCGTTCAATACGCACGACTGCATCTTGACATTGCTGCCAAAACATGTTCGTCATATTAAAAGAAGTGCTAAACATAATAATCTCTTTTCCTTTACTGTCGCAGCAACATTGCTGCATGAATTTATTTATAGGATGCCAAAAAATTTCTGACATCCTGCAAAATTGTTTTCAACAAAAGAATTTTTGTTGAAAAGCAATTATAACCTAAGTCTCAGACAAAGTAAACAGTCTGCTGAAATATTTTCCAAATCTTTTAGATTATCAACAGCATTTAATCTGCTGATAGAGTAATTATACCACGGTCTGGAGGAATGTACACACTTCTTTTAGTCTTGCGTGAAATATTTTTGAAGGTTGTGGGCTGAGACCTTCTTCTTTTTCTTCAAGTGAGTGATGAGCGTCTCAGCATCTTCTCCAGAGGCCATTTCAATTCCATCTTCATCTCCCCTGCTAACCACGAAAGTCCAAGCTTGTGTCTCTGGATTGATGATGTACTTAAACTGAAGTACGAACTCTTCAAAGTCCGCATTCTTCTTCAATACAATGACCGGAAACTTCTTTCCATCAACAGTCTTCGTGCCAGTCTGTTTCCTGTATCCCTGCTTCACTGCGTAGTCATACACATCTTCGGCGTCAAAGTTCTCAAATAGTTCATAGACTTTCATAGATATTCCTTTCAAGCTATTTATTGAAAATACCTAGCTGCTGTTTTGGGGTTGATCTTAACTTGCTGCTGAAGGTGCTTAAGCAGTCCATCATCTGACAGACCATTTGAAAATTCTATTCTCTTATCAACTCCAACCTTACCTACCTTGAAGCTCCAGGCCTTTGTCTCGAGGTTAATGTGATACTCAAAGATAGCGTCGAGTTCATCATACTTTACGTTCTTAGTGAGGATGATAGTCTGTTCACTGTTCTTCTGCTTGGCGAATCCATCTGATACAGCCAAATCGATTGGAATAGAAGATGCTTCGGCTGTTACTGGGATAGCTGTTTTTACGGTTGGTAGTGAAGGTCTCGCGTTTGTTGGACGATCAATGTAGACTGGTTTTTCAACCACCTTCTCAACAATAACTTCCTTCTCAACCACCTTCTCAACAATAACTTCCTTTACGATTTCAACTATCTGTCGCTTAGGCATTTTAAGCGACTTGCGTAGGGCAGACACCCAACCAGAACTAGGTTCTTCTTCAGCTCTAGGTGCAGTCGCTTTTGGGGAATACATTATTGGCTCAACCTCAATGGGAACTCTATCCTCTTCAGGAATAGATTCATCAACAGCATATGGGTCTATTGTAGGATCGACTTCATACTGTGCGCGCGAAGTATTGATCTCAATATCATTGAGGCTCTGATATCCTGGTGCAACACCAATAATGAACGAGGCACCACGACGCGACTTAATAAGGGAGAATAATTCAATGAACAGTCCTTCTACCTGGAACATAGGTCTACGGTAGAAGTTGTACGGATAAGTAAAGATATCAGCTATGTCAAATACTGTTGGAAGAGAATCATCGAATGACTTTATAAGGTTCTCCATCTCAAAGCTAAATGCATCTACTACCTCATAGCGAATGCGCGTGCTTCTTGTCAATGGCTTAAGAACAACATCCCTATCAACAAGGTCCTCATCTGCAAAAACTGCATACGGCCGAGTTGCCTTGAATTGATCTATTAGCTCTCCAACTAGCGTGGGCTTGCTGATAGCAAACACTAGTTTCTGGAAATCAAGTGATATTGGATTGATGTCATAGACAATGACATTCTCTGCTCTAAAATGATTTACAATAGCAAGAGTCTTAATTCCATTCGCCGGAGCGACAACCATTGAAATGTGCTGAGCATCAAGATGAACTATGTCTTCAGTTTTATCTGTAAGGTGAATGCGCTTGAAAGCTTCTCGTAGGTATAGCTTCTCGAAGATTGTTTCACTGTGAATTTCTGAGTACGCTGTATCAGTATCCAGAAGATGCGCTTCTTTATTCTGGAGTTGAGAGAAGGATTTTGCAACCTTAAACTGTGCAAGCTGTTTTGCTATAATCTCAGCTCCTTGGTTAGAAGCTTCGTGCGAGATATAAATCCTGTCTGTTTCTGTTGAAGTAATGAAGAACGGTTTCTTGTTGTCGAGCTTGAAGTCTCCAATAGAAAATCTATCTCCCTCTCTTAGCATGCTTACGTATGCTGGTTTTCCGCTCTCTTCCCAAAGCTTCATGTTGAAGAAGATGCAGTCTTGGCGGAGGATAGCGTAATCTTCTGCAAGCTCAATGTAGCCAACAGCGATGTCCTCATTCGCTAAGGCAATCTTTTCGATAAATGTGAAGAATGACCTGTCAAAGATAATGTGACCGCTCGACTGAACTATCAAGTAATCGGTCTCACATTTTTCCAAAGCATCGTCGATGCTTGCAGGGAAGATGATTTTTCCCAGGAAGTCAATGTTGAATTTTTGGCTGAAGTACTCACAAAAGCGGACTGTAAGTTCAGTCCGCCACGCTAAATCCTTTACTACAACCGCAAACGTTATATTATCCTGAAGGTGCATTCTATCTCCCGCATTTTGATTATTTATATGGAGATAGAATGACTTAGCTCATTTGTTAAATGGTTGAAAGTGAGGTACCACACTCAGTGCAGAATTTCGAAATTGCCTTGTTGATTTTACCGCAAGTTCTGCCCCGTGGTTTGTGCGTTACAAGAACTGGTTTAACCACCGGCACAGACTCAAGTTCCCCAAGAAGCTGGATTGTTAACACGTGCTTCACGCAGTCAGAGATAATCCCTTCTGCCTGCCGGAACTTCTGTGTTGATAGCGAACCTTGAACTATAATACCTGCGTAGTTCTGATTTGCCACAGCAACTGATTTGCTTCTTGGCACGTTGTACTTAGCACTATCAGTATCTCCATCATATTTGCAGATTTGGCTGTCAAAGTTAAAACTAGATAGTCCTCTTACACCCAGCAGATAGTAAGGAGTAGAGCTTGACCGCTGTGATAGATTTAATGGAGGAATCCGGAAGACGCCGCCGTCTTGGTACTATTGCTGGGCTATGCTTCAAATTCATACTCAACCGTAATCAAACCATCTTCGACTTGGATACCACGGTGTTTCTCAACACTTGAAGTTCTTTCAATGAACTTGAATCAATTTCCCATGCACGTGTTTCCATTGTTGATGAAACGTTCTATTTCGATTGTTCCTTTTGCTGCAATAATGAATTTGTCATTTCCGGAAATTGACTTACCGTCGATGCCAATTTTTACTTGGCATCGACGGTAAGTCAAGTTTTTCAGATAGAGGGAATATTCCGATCCAAATGGCACATAAACTATACCATCCTTCTCGCGTAAAACTTTACCAGCTGTCTTCACCCAGAAGACTAGGTTATTTTGTGCATTAATGATGACTCCTAATTGTAACGGCCAACAGAGTAAGGACCCAATTTTTAAACTCTGTTTAGTTACACCTTATGTCGTAAATTCATCTAACTGTTTTCACAGCAACTTTTTAGTTATTCTTCATTATCCTGGTGCTGTTCCGCTGCTGACTTTGACTTGTCTCCTGCTGGCTGCTTTCTTTCCCACTCATTGGCGTAATTTTGGGTGAGGATAGCGTTAAGCTTGTTCAGGATACCCCCACCAAATGCTGCTCCCAACTCAATGATTGCATTTTCAACCGTGTGAAGATCAAAGTGTTTGTTGAGAGTGAAGAATAGGCGCTGTGCTATCTTGTCAGCATCACCCTTACCAGATATAACCGCGTCCATGATTGACTTATTCAAATCAAGACCGCCTGAAGGTGTCTTTGATACGCTTGGCTTACCTTCCTTGTCAGTGCCACCCTCAGGTGATTCAGCATCCTCTGCATGAGGTTTTGATTTTATTTCAGCATATTTGTAAGAGTGCTCATCTTGCCATTCAAGCTTAGCAGAATCAAGGATGTTTTTAACTGGGTAGTTTGCGATTACTGCTGGATTGAAGATCGTGACTTGCTCGTCAAACGCTGAACGATGCTTGTCCATATCAGCTGAAATTTTCTTGGCTTGTGGAACGTTAAGCGTCATTACGTAGTACTTGTGGCTCATCATCTTGATTAGAGTTTCACGAATCTTGTTGGTGTCGCCACTGCTCTTTGCCTTTTCAAGTTCATCGCTTAACTGCTTTGGGATGTCAAGGATGACAGCCGCGTTGTAAGATGAGCCAGCACTGTTAATAAGGTCAGTAAATTGAAATTTTGGATCAAGCTTGACAAGGCTGAAGCCAGCGTCTCTAGCTTGGAAAGCTGAGATGCTCTTAAGAACGTCATCATTCTTTACTTGCTCAATAACACCTTGACCACCGCCAGCCTTGAGATAGAACTTGCTAACGAATCCAAGTGTGCAGAAAATAACGTAGCGATCGTCTGTAGTGTGAAGTAACTCATCAACGATCTTATTGAGATTAGTTGAAAGGGTTTCTGACATTGAATCAGATGTGGCACGGTCGGGGGTAGTGGCATCTTTAGCTGACTTTGAACCAGTAACTAAGCTCTTAAGCGCGTTGAATGGTCCCTCAGCAACGAGACCATTCTCGATTGACTTTATGAGGGACATGGACGGCTTCTTCACTTCTTCAGCGTAAGCTTTGATTATTTTCGACATTTATTTTAGTCCTCATCACTCATATGTATTATTGTGTATTTGACCAAATCATGAACGTTTTCGTGCAGGGAATCAAAGTCTTTTACAATGCTCTTGAAATGGCGTTCATCACCACCAACCTTAGCAATCAGCTTTGCGAGCTGAGATTGGGCAGAGAGCTGTGTTCCAAGACGGTCGATGTTCTGTTCAAGTACGTCGAGCATGTTCCTCATACGAGCTTGTTCATTTTCTGTAGTAGCGTATTCATTGGATGACTCGTTCAGCTGATCTGTAACCTTATCAACCGCGTCTTGCTTAGAATCTAAGCTATCCCAGGATGCTCCAGTAGCGTCGTACTCTGCAGACCATGAATCATCGTCCTGCCAAACAGAACCAATTGGCTCACCCTTGAGCTTGACGGTGAACATTTCCTTGTTCTTTGAATTTTTATTAGCTACAACGGAAATTCCATTGGATTCAAGCAGTTCTTTTATTAGTTTCATGGGTGCTCCTATAGGTAGAAATATGTTGCTTTATTTATCACCCATTCAACGAACTGTACTCTTCCAAGAAGATTTGATACGATTCAAGTGGAGATTTAGGTCCCTGGAAGTCATGGAGTAGAGCAAGTGATGCTTTCGGCAAATTCCAGCTGAGCCCACGAGATGACATGAACTGGTAGCTTTCAACTGCTTGTGCCAGGTTGTCAGCGTACTTGACGATATTCCGTATAGATTCAGATGGATCTTCCAGACCAAAGGCTTCACGAATACTTGAATCAAGTCTTTGCTCGATTGCCTTAAGAGGACCCCGCAGCTCTGGTATGCGCTTAATAGGTGATGGGATATCACCAGTGTAAGCTTCATGCGCATCATGGAAGAGGGCATGAAGACCCAAGCTACCTTCTGCATAGGCAGCGTCAAGGTCATCTTCTGGGATTGGAGTTACTATCTCACGAGTAATCATCTTTTCAACGAGCTGGGCTACATAGACAGAGTGCTGGGCTACGTTATATGGAGTGGCGGTGATGGTGTGTCCGACATATCTGGGGATTCGAGATAGAGACCAGGCAATATCTTGAATATCAATCTGAAGAGCATCTGGATTAGTAGGATTAATTCGACGACCAGAAACAGTCTCAATCATCAAACTCACATCATCATTTGAACTGATAGTAAGTGGCTTCTTTTTAGGGGCAAATGGATTTTCTTTAGGATAACCCAAATTGGTATTAAGTTCAGTGTTTATCATATGTATTTTGGGTTGTAAATTACTATTCGTATGTCTTCTAATTTCTTTTTTCTGACATTCTTCATGTTATCATAAAGCTTTAACTCGCAAACATACTCATCATTTTCTATTAGTATTGGGGCTAATCGAGCTAGATTCAGCATGTCATGTGCCCAAGCAACATACCTTGGATTCTGAACCAACTTCATCCATAAGCCGTGAGATTTCTTAGTGTGGCTCCACCCTGATACAACAATTTTTCCATCCTTAAATACTGCATCATAAAGTGAAAGAGCAATACCCATGCCACGATACTCTGGCAGAACATAAAGATTAAAAGTCTCAAGAGCCTTCCATTTAGGAATGGTGCGAAGACAAATATACCCAAGTGAAGTTGTTATTTGTTTTGTAGTATCAACAGCGAAATAGATCCAAGCTCTATCTTTCTTAACGAAGACTTTATGAACTTGGATCTTATTTTTAAGATATGCAACTAAAAGAGATTCTCCGCATGACCAAACTTTATACAGATATTCTGAATAATTATGTAGGTGGGATTCTTCAATCCCTCTGCGATTTAAAAACATGTAGAGGGGGGGAGTGACACTCCCCAATTCCTTAACTTATTTGAAGAATAGTTTCTTTCTGAAGAACTTCTTGAGTAACAAGTGTTACTGTTAGAATACCATCTTCAAGTTTGATTGCATCAACCTTAACAGCATCAGACATAGTAAATTCACGAGTGAAAGAACGGTTAGAAAGACCACGTACTTGATAGTGCTGTTCTTTCGCATCTTCGTCTTTGGTGCCAGTGATAACCAACATACTTACTCCATTGTCTTTACGGATCTTAACAGCAATTTGGTCTTTGGAGAAACCAGCAACTGCAAGCTCAAGCTTATATTCTGTGGGATGACTTGCATCATTCACAATAATATTATATGGAGGGAAAGATTGGTTGTGAGTGCGGAGACGAGCTACTTGGTTAACAGTGTCGTGCAATCCGAAGGCGTGTTTAAGAAAATCGTTAATGAAAATATCATTTGACATAGTGTGCTCCTTTAATAAGCGAACATTAATAATGAGACCCTTTCGGCATCTCTCCTCTAATGACCCCGATTATTCGTGATCAAAAGCTCTTACGATTTATCCTGTGACTCAAGTCTTAGGATAAAAGAAGGTACGATTGATTTGTCGCTAGTACCTTCTGGACTGTATTCATTCCAGATATTTATTGCGGCCTCAGGCTTCTTTTTGTAAACCTGATAAACCATATTCTCAATTAGTTCCAACTCTCGCGTGCCCCAGGTAATGCTTGACACATCATCGGAAAATTCATATTTCCAATCAAAGTTTTTAATACGGTCAATAACTTGTTGCTCTGTAACCTCTGCAACATCCTTACGCAAAATCTCAAAAACTTTCATCTTATGCTCCAAAGAGTGGTATCTTCAACTTTATTTATTCTGATCTCTCAGAATTTCGTCATTTGTAATTAGAGCCCTTTACAAAATCATCATAGTCTATTATAACATAGATTAAAACCTTTTGCCTTTAGATCAGTCCAAGGGCAAAAGGTTTTTCAGAGCGAAAAGCTGCTTGCTTGCGCTGAGCGCGAGTTGGAAAACGTTCATCTGAATGCTTCACATTCTTCTTCGAGCGAAGAATCCGATTGAGCACTTGGTTGCGTGGCGAAGCCACCTTTATTACGATCTTCATATAACCTCCAAGTAAAAAGATATTTAGCAGGAACTATAATTATACTACAGTTCCCGCATAAAGTAAACTTAGATCTTCCGAGCTAAGTGCCATTGATGTTCAGCTTCTACCTTTGCTTCCTGCAGTTCTCAAGCAGTCTTCTTAGCAAATGCTCTTATGTTTTCAGCTTTAGAAAGCTTGTCCCGTATTGAAAAGAATGCCTTGAATTCGGGGCTGTCAATAGGACGTGCAAGATAACTAATGGTGTGATAATTCTTTGCAAATTCCTGTGAGTCCGAACGGAGTTCGGACTTCGTGGTTTAGCGACGCGTGGTTTAGCTCACTTAGTAGCTCGTGATATTGTGTATGAGAAGCTTTTCCGTACTCATTTGAAATCGCACTTCTTCAGTAAGTGCCATTTTCACGGGCTGTTCATAAAAGCAAGACACAGCGATGCCAGCCGTAGCAAGTTTTTACCTTGAGCACAGCTAAGCCAACTTTGTCTTTAGTTGTTAAATGAATATACGAGGGATAATGGTCAGATGGTCAGATGGTCGATCGCGCTGATTAGAATGTATTCGCGACAGGTTAGGAACTTTTCAAGAAACATAACAGCATCAACTTTAAATGTGTGCTGAATATTGTGATAGGGTTTCAAAGCGTGACCGAAATTATACCAGCCGATAGCACTATGCCACACTTAGTGGAGACCAAGATTGATTACATGGATGCGGGTCCAACATCTTCCTCTTCCTCTTCCTCTTGTCTTGCATTTTCCAATGCTGCTTGAAACCATCCACCCATCCACCACATACCAGAAAGGACAAGCATCTCATTGAACATACCACCATACCCTTCTGTATGGATGTATCCTATTGATAAGAACAAACCGTAGAGAACAGCAACGACAAGTGCAATATGGTACGTTTTCATAATATAAAAATGGTGCGCTATGTTAGGATCGAACCTGCCCCCAGCCCGGAGTTTAGAAGTCCTCGCTCTACCAATGAGCTAATAGTGCGTTATGTTAAAGAATATTATTCTCTTTCCTTGTTCTATAAAGATTAAATTTAGCCATTATAGCACCATCCATTAAATGGTTCTCTGATAAAGTAAATCTAAATCTTTTTCCGGTTGAATGATAAAATTGCTTTAGATCTTCAGGAGATGAAATACGAATAGGTTTCATCTCCTTAGTATCATAAACTGAAATCTTCTTACCATCCTTTAGTAATCTGGCCCATATATCAAAACTTTTGTCAGATAAATACTCATCACTAAACAATAATGAATGCTTACTGTCTTTCAAAATAGCTTCATATAAATCAGAAGCATATGGCGGTTTTCCAAATGCCTCTGACTTTTTACCTGTCATGCTTACATAATATGCATCAGGCTTAATTCGTATTTCTATAATGAGAACTGGAACCTTAAGTTGCTCAGCCCAATAATAAGCAACATCATGTGATACTATCTTAAACAGATTTTCAGAAATTTTATTGCTATTAACACCGTTTGACTGAAGATCATTTATTATATTCAGCAACGATGGGTAAAGATCTAAATCGCCTGCCATACCTGGCATCTCGCCCAAAAAAGTATCAACGAACTCTTTACGTGTATCGCAGAAATTATTTTTAGCTGCAGCTTTTATATCTTTAAGTTTCACATTAATGGCCTGACCAGAGGGGTTCGAACCCCCGACCTATTGCTTAGAAGGCAATTGCTCTAATCCGGCTGAGCTATGGTCAGAAGTATTCTTTATTTACCGCACTTTACAACTTGTCCAGCCTGATCATATTCAACACTGGAACCTGACGTGAACTGGATGTACTGAACACCCTTCACACAGATTTCAGACCAACCAGTGTAATGAGCTTCAAGTTGATCAAACTTGCCGCAGCCAGCAAGTGAAAGAGCAATAAGAGCAATAGCAATGAATTTCATTTTGTTTTTCCCCTTAGATTACAGCGAGATTTTCGGAGGTGTGTGCAAGCACAAAGTTAGAGATACTGAATGAAAGCTCGGTTGAATTACGGGCTTTGAAAACCATCTTGCGAGCTTTGTCAATGTTCTTTTGCTGTGTTTGCGGGTGTGCTTTCACAAAGTCGTCAATCTTTGTTAGCGCATACAACTTAGAAAGCTCAGTATTCAATTTGAGAACAGCAGTGGCATCTTCCATTGTGAAGAAACCAGTATCTTCTGTCTTGAACTTTGTCATCATTTATTCCTCAGCAAACACATTTGAACACTTTATCGGAACAGACATCATTTCATATCGCTCACAAAAAGAGTGTCATTAGTGAATTTAGCTTGATGTGGTTGCCAATAATTTCAACAGCATAATGCAAAACAACAGTTTCAAAATCCACGATAAACTTTCTTTTTTGAAGATAAGTAATTATACACTATACCCTGCAGAAAGTAATCAGTCTAATGTTAGAATCGGTGGCTCGGAACTCTTGAATAATTTCATCATCTGAAAGTAGTTTTCCGATGAAACCCCAACCAAACCGTCACACCGAACAAAGAAAGGCATCTGTTCTGGCATCATATCCGATGAATCGTCGAGGATAACATAATCAGTCACTTCTGGATGTCGATCTAAGTAATCCTTGATTTCAACCCCTCTAATTGCATTCAAGGATTCTGTCCATCCAATAATGTATTCTTTGTTAATTCCAAGAGCTTCAAAATAGTTCTTCATTAGAACCAACTTGTCATCTGAATCTGGGAAATGCTTTCGATGAGTAGATGAAACTACAATCTTAGCATCACATTTGTGGCAGACACGATTCACCAAATCGACTGCAACAGGATCAATAGTGCATATCGTAATTTTTTGCCAATACGGATCGTCTGGATTATCTATCTCATATTGCATGCTGCGACTATCGCCTGCTAGGAACGAGCGCTCTGAATTTAGGACGCCATCGACGTCAAGGAATATAACGTTCATTAGTAGGTCTTCTTACTGCTTATGTGCCCGCACTGAAGGATATACTTATCCCAATTGGCAGTGTTTCTCTCAATTCACTATACATCGTTACTTCTTTAATGATGACCCAATGTGGTCATACAGCCCAGCAACTTTCATAGTATTTTCAGCATTTACTTTTTTCCAGACTTCTTGTATAATCTTTAGGCTAACGTTATAAGGGTGATCTTCACTTGCATCCAGATGACCTATTATAACACGATTGGCTGGGTTATCAAACCACGTCCTGACAATTGGGTTATCAGATGTCAGATGATATCGAATGCGGATTACTTTACCAAATGAACAGTTGAGTTCTATTAACCCTTCGAAAGGAGTTTTCTTCAGCAATAATTTTTTGTTGGGGAGGAGATTCTTATAAAGATCATCCACTATTTCTTCGATTGTAGAGAGCATATGTAGTGTCAAACATAGATTGAAGCAACAACGCATTTTGACGGTAGCATTTGTCAAAAATCGTTACGTGTTGATGTGCTATTTCTTTTGTTTGATAAACTACTTTCTGAAATGGATTTACGTCTAACTCTAGGTGTGCTATTGCTTCATCATGGTCTAAAACAACATGAAGTCCTGCCTTACGAGCCATAGACTGCATAATCTTATTCTCTCGCAAGCATGACATGAACAGTGTATTTATTCCCGTTGCCTTGCAATGCACTAAAATTCTTTCCATTAGATTCTTTGCAAGCCCAACACCACGTAATGCTTTATCTACAGAGATGCCAACTTCAGCGGTCCCATTTTTATCTTCAGTGATGTGGGCGAACGCAATCAATGTCTTCTTGTCTGTATCGTAGATGCCGTAGCCAATTTGCGTCTTGAAGTCTATCATCTCATTGACATAACGAGCAATAGCTTCATCATTCAGAACAGTAAAGAACCGAAGGTAGCGATCATTAGCGTCAAGTCGCTGTAAGTGCGCAATAATATCTGGCTTCTCCGAATTAGCCATATCGTTAATCACCCAAAGGTTAGGATAAGTTTGCATCATACACCACCAACATTTTTTGAACCTTCAACTATTTTCTTGGGGTCGCCCCCTGGATCATCATCATCTGCTACATCATCACCAATTCTTGCAGCAGGAATCCCATTTACAAAGACAGAAGGTGATGCCGATGTAATGGGATCGTTATCCGAATCTTTATCTCCAAGCCTGGCAACTGCTTTGCCATTGATAAACACGCTGGGCGAGCCAGTAGCTATCACGTAGTCCGTCTGATCACCATCAGTGTTCCGAACCTCAGATACTTTGTCACCAACTCTGGCAATTGCTCTGCTCATTTGAGTATCCCTGCCTTTCTAAGCATCTTCTTTGATGCAGTTTTTGTTTTAGTAGCATGGTATTTAGTAGGATTTCCATACTTTTGGGAAAAATTTCACCGGTGCCTTTAGCGGTTCTGCTCAGTTTCACTGTAGAACTTGCCCCATGACTTACTGACAGCTGCGCAGATTGCTCCATCAACTGCTACAAATAAAAGAGTAGAATGCTCTCCATCTCAGCCATTCGATTCCCTCAGCGGACACCGACGTCTTCTCCTTTAACAGCGGTGCTGAATTTCTTCAAGTGACGATATGGTTTGAAATAGTCAGTAACTGACTTGTGTCGTTTATGGAAGACTTTGTTTAGATCTGTTCTTATTAAATGAGACCTCTATAAGAAATAGGCTAACCGTAACACTGATAAAGAAGATCGCCGCAATAATGATAAGGGGTACCCCGAATAACCAGGACGCCCCAATCTTAAGGGATGCTAATCTCTCTTTCATTTTCAGACTGTTAGTTCAAGTCCGTCTTCACCTGCTGCATTTTTCCTTCCACTCTTCTTCGGACCCGACACATACTCCGCATAACTGCGGAATTTCTGCCACCAAGCATTTTTCTTTCCGTGCTTTGGTTCTGTCTTCGAAGGTCCATGCCCACCTGCGACGCGTATCTTGGACATTTCGCGTGCTGCTGCGATGCGCTTGGAGTTCTTGGAGTTACGTGACATTGTGAGTTTCCTTTTCAAATTACTACAGGTTTAATTTCTTTAACACCATTCTGGCTAACATGCCAGAATGTGTCTGTTTTAGGTTCAGTAACAGTTAACCCGCACCATGCTGGTGGTTCAACTGCTCCATATCGGCTATCACTAGGATAACTGCCATAAGCCATTGTATCAAGATTCGTCTGTCCCATAAACTGGATAGGCTCTCTTACAATAGTATGGCCAGAATAGATGTGAGATAATCCAGAGTTAAACAATGAGCCCAGAGTTTTATTGTCCAGGGTCAAACTCTTTCTAAACTTATCTATCACTCTATCATCTAGGGTCGTATCGTAAAAACGGATAAAGTATTTACGACCCCATAAAACTACATCACCATCATATGTCTGACGTGTCATTATTTGTTTCATCAAATATTCGTCAGTCATATTTGCATCAGTGAGATGCTCGTCATAATAAATTTCTGCATGCAGAACGTGGAACTTCTTTCCATTTGCCATAGGAACAGTTAGCAAAAAAGGCAGATGCTGCATCTTATCTTCTACAGCCCCGCGAACAAATGCTCCCACATTAGAAGGTTCAGAGATATAATCTCTAGCCCACATGCCACCATGATTTAGCCATGCCATGCCATAATCAAGCCCGCCATGCTTAAAGCTATCGACCATCATCCACTCGTGATTGCCCATAGCGCATTCAAACCATGGCTCATAGAGCAAATGCAAGCACTGCTCATTCTCTGGACCGCGATCGATCAAATCACCAGCACAGATAAGTCTATCCTTAGTCTTATCGAAATCTACATGCGCCAAAAACTGCATCACACGAGTATAGGACCCGTGAATATCCCCGCAAACGTAATCGCGACCTAGCAAGTTAACGGGGAGAGTCTTGATTAGCATCTGTCTTTAATCTTTCCAGTAGCAATGTATTCGTCGAATTCTTCTTTAGTAGGGTCTCCAAATTGTTTGACCCATTCTTTAATACGGAACATTTCTTTTTCAACGAATTTTCGTTCGCCAAAAATTCGCTCATGCCCGGCGCGATAAGCATTGGTTGCACCCTTGGTGCGCATCAAATCCCCAGTGATGTTATTTACAGATGTACTCATACAATATTGGTTACATTATCAAATACAAATGAACGCCAGCCCTGTGCTTTCAAATCATAAACTCGAATGGTTCGATTTGAAGTATCTTCAGAAAGTTCAATCTTTCCTTGAGGCCAGCCCGATGGTGGAACTAATTCCATATTGAGTGTGCAATCCATTACACGAACATCACCATTCACTTTTGTGAAAGTGACAGTAACTTTACCCTCGTGTAGTTTAGACCGAAGTTCTTTAATATCCACGATAAGCTCCTTTAGAAGTTCTATTATACCCTAAAGGAGCTATCAAGTAAACTTATTTTGCTTCAGCGTATTTTCCTAGCTTGCCCTTCTTAGCAAGCTCATCAATCATCAATCATTAGCACCTGCTTTCCAAGCAGCTTTTGATTTTACATCCTTGCTAACTTTAGCAGCAGCCAATGCAATAGAAGCTTCGATGGCTTCTTTAGCGCTTGCCGCATCTGTGAATGTAATAACAATACCATTTGGTTTGCTATTCAACCTTCAGTGGGAGACCGGATTTTGATTTAGTAGATGTGTTCTTCTTACCATCAAAATCTTTCCACACCTGGTAAATTTGATCAAGTGATGGGCCTTTTTAAACTTTTTGTTCCCACCACAAAAGATTTTTCGCCTTTAGTAGTTACGATAACTGGTTCAAGCCGAGTGCCAATTGCCTATTTGATAGATAGCGAACGTCTTCCAAGAAGGTTGCCAGAAAGAGTTCTGATGGATGTGTGGGGACCAGTCGCCCCTTTGCCATTGGAAGTGGTAAGACTTCCAACGGATATTTAACCAAAGGTTAGACATTTATTCTTCGAAGATCAAGGTATCTGATACCTTGACCATCAAGGTATCGAAGATAGCGATACCTTTCTTGTGTTGATTAAGAGCCATGCGTGCTTGAACTAAGTCACTGCACACATGGGTCCAGACTCCAGGAATATCTTCAAAATCAGACTTATAAAAGTACTCAATATTCTTCCACTGCGAAAGAAAATTGGTCTTGTACTGGGCGACAAGATAACGACAGATGGTATCTTTACCTGAGAAATGCTCTCTCTTTATAATTCTGTATTTCATGTGATGTCCTATAATGTTATGTGATTGCAGCTAACGGGGGTATTTAGCAGAAAAATACGACCTGAAGGAAGTGTTGTTCGCTTCCAATAGTTACTGTTGACCCACATGCATACTGGACCATTACCGTTGTCTTCAAGATAGATACCTTTACGAATATTCGTATGACCATTGCGACCAGAAGTAATCATAACTACTGCATCACCTGGCTGAATGACTTGACCTAATTTATTTGTGAAAAAGGTTTGGCTGACATACTTTTATACGAGCTATAGAACCAGAATGGAGCGGCAGGAAATGCCGGCACAGTTTTCATAATCAAACTCTAAACTATGAAAGAAAACATGAAGTAAAATGTCAGAAAATTTTCTCTGACATTTTACTATACAAGGTCGTTTAACCTGCCACAAGCCGCTTAACAATTTCAGATGCTTGCCTGCCATCATATTGTCCGCTGAACCCAGCCTTCAACTCTTTCATAATGGCTCCCGTATTCTTACCAACAGCTGCCGTGATCCCGGCGATAGTCATTTCAAGCTGCATCGCATCCAATTGTTGGGGCATAAATGCTTCAAAGATACGAAGTTCTTCCAGGTAAGCAGACGAGCGCGCATCATTAACTGGCAATGCCTTCAATGTTTCGTTGATGTTCTTGATGAACTTACCAACCACTGCTACAACTTCTGCATCAGTGACTTCACGCCCAGCATTCTTACCAACCATTTCAGCTTCACCAATAAGAGTAGTAAGAGCAGAAGCTGCTACTTGATTTCGAAGCTTACGAGCAGCCAATTGAGCTGCTTTAATTTGACTAATCAACACCACATTTCCTTTCGTATTTCCATTATCATCTTACCTAAATTGTTCTGTCCTACACCAGTACAAACACCCCAGAAAGTATCCTTCCACCAGTTTGTTTCTTCGATATAAGCATCACCTGTTGCAAGAAGCAATGTTCTAAATGGTTCTTGCCTAAACTTCTGTTTAAGCAAATGCTCCATTACGTTTAGTTTTATTATATCCCAATCAGGGATCAATGTAATCTTTGCCCCGAATCTTTTAGCCTTACCAGTTGGAAGTGTTTTGATTTGCTGACGCAAAACAGGGTCAAATGTTTTTGCGGCAATGTGTGCATGCTCGACGCTTGGGTAAAAAATCGCCGTCAAATTCTACTTCACATGGCGTGAAGTTTGATAGCCAACTATGTTCATCTTTGAAACCTAAAATTTGTTTCATCATCTTCTTTCTATTTGATGCGACCCAGGACTTGAACCCAGAGATTAATGGTGCAACGTTTGGGACTTGAACCCAATGTCGGTGGATTATCTTAAGCACCCGCCGGTTGGCAGATGCTTCGTGAGAGTCCACTGCTTTTACCACTTAAGCTACCGTTGCACTAACCAAAATTTATTAGTAATGGAAATGGGCTAGTCTTACTGCCACCACATAAATTATGGCTGATCTCTATTTGTCTGGGTTATGACTCCCAGTTTATAAGAGATTCTTATCATACCCTACTCTTATCTAGAAAGTAGAAAGAATAGGAGCTCCGATAAGCAAGGCTGTGAATTAAACCGCCGCTATGCACTAGTACATTACTAAAAATTCGTTATAAGTAATTATACACTATTTGCGGTGTTCTGTAAAACTAAAGCTACGACATTTCGGCTCCAATTGCCTGGTGTGGTTCAGCTTAAGCTGGGGTCTCGCTGAGGAATAGGCTCTCGACCTCAGATACTTTCCTATTCTGCTTAGAAGTTCAGGTAATCGCAGACTTCACCAACTGTTCGGCGGTCTGTCATGTGGTCAAGAATCGCCAGCATCATGAGAGCCTTTGGAACATAATGATCAAACTCATCGTCCGTGCCATCAAGAGCTGAAGCTAACTTAGCAACTGCTTCACGAGCTAACTTACGAATGCTGTCAGTATCATTGTGAAGAAGATGAAGCGCGCGAATGGTAACTGAGCTAATGTAATCAGATAGCTCAGTATTTGTCATTTGACGAATAGGCTTATGCATAGGTCTCGCCACCATGATTCTTGCAGTGAATAAGTTCACCTTCATGATTGTAGACCTTTACGTCATGAGCGTGACTCTGCTTTGCAAAGTGCAAAGCTTCTTCAACTCTCTCGAAGAAGTAAACGGTTTTCTTAATTACGTTCTCAATCCAATGGAACGTTTCGACCTTATGCTTTTCTTTTTCTGCCATGATTTCATCCTTTGAAATAATCTACCCAGACACTGACGGTATTGTTAGTGTATTTAGTTAGTAGAGCTTGATTCTTATTTACATTATCGGATGGGTTGTCGTAGATCGCGCTGAGCTTGTTAGCAATCATATCTGATTCAGTGGGATCACACCATGCATCGCTACTCAACCATGGAATTTCTGAGCTACCTAGTAGGGGTACTCCCTGGCTTATCAGATCACATCCAACTATGTTGAATGTTTCACTGAAGTTGCACTGCATACCGATGTCCATCGTTGCACAGAGCTCAAGGAATTGTTCTCTTGGGGTCCACTGATTGTTTATAAGCTCGTGTCCAAGATCAGTGAGGTGAGAGAAGAGAGCTGTAAGGTTGTGAACAACTGAGTCACCCTTCATTTCGATTCGTCCAGCATTTATGTGGAAGCGAAGTTTCTTATGGTGTTTCTTTGCGAACTTAAGAGCTGCAACAGCCTGGACCAGGTGATTTTTCAGTGGTCTGACAGCACCAAAGCAGCCAATATTAACTACATCAGACTCGTAGTTAATGGTCTTAGCTGGTTTGTAGAGTTGCGGGTAGAAGTTTGGCATGTAGATAACCTTCTCTGCCGATACAGCATCCGTCCATCCGAACTTGTGCTGAAGGAAGAAATTTACCTCATTCATCATGCGAGGTGCATTAACTCCAATGATAACATTCTTAAAGGAACAGTAATCACCTATCCAGTTCATTGCGATACCTTCTCCTGCCATGAATGGCATTTCACTGTGGAGACGAATTATCCACTTTACTGTTGGGTGAAGGCGCAGGAGAACTTCGAACTTAGTAGGAACAACCCACAGAGCTTCAATGATAACGTGGGTTGGTCTATACTTGGTAACTTCACGGTCGATATCATTGTTGTCAATAACAACGACCATCTTTGATTCCACCCCGTTGTCATTTAGCATGTCCCTCATAAAGCTAGCTGAGTTGTAAAGCCCAGTGCTGAGACCCTCAGCTGTATGAATTGCGCTGTTGAAGTCTTCGCGCCGTTTTAAGATGAATAGTACTTTTGACATTTTAGTGCGGATGATGTAGATTGGCTCCTCAACCTGGGCTCGAACCAGGGACCTACGGATTAACAGTCCGGCGCTCTACCGACTGAGCTATTGAGGAATACCATCTATTTAGTAATGCTCACGCAAAAAGTGATATCCTGTCATATACTACGGTAGAACCGCGAGTTCACTCTCTGACGGTCATCGAACAACTTGGTGTAGTATTCAAGGTCAATATTTGTGCGAATTGAATCTGCATTGCGGTGAAGATACTCTTCAAGCTCGCTAACCTTTGGCTTGGATTCAAATGCCTTCTTTAGATAGTTGAGAATCTTTTCAAGCATAATTAGTCCTTCTTGGTGATGAAGGTGTACATCTCGGCAGCTTTCTTTACGATCTCGTCTACAGCGTAAGGCTCAGGCATGAGAGCTCTGATTTGTTCATTCATTTGCTGAACAGTAAGATTGCCGAGTTCTACGGATTTGTAGAAGGCATCCTTAGCAAGTTGAATTTGGGCTTGTTGAGCGTTATCAAGATAGTCCTTTGCGATGTGCAAAAGCTCAAGGCGAATTTCAAAAGGTGTTTTGTTTGACATAATAATCTCCAGTGTGTTGTGTGTTGTCATCGAAAAGAACTTCTGCATCAAGAAGTTATTGCCAAGGTCCCCTCGGATTCTTAGCTTGTAAATCTACCGACTTTATCATGAACCAGTTATAGATAGGATACCAAAATCCTGCCCACCATTCACTTTCATGATTCAATTCTAATATCCGGCATGCAAAGCATCCAAGATAATAAAACAGCCAAGAAAGCAAGATCATCTCATTACTAGAACAATATGTTCTTTGGAATAATCTTCGCCACTTGACCAAATTTCATTTGCATTTATATTTGAGCCATTATAAGAAATAGGCTTTCCATCCCTTTCCTTAAATCCATATTCATCATCTAAGATAAAAATTTCATAGGAATTCAAATGTGCTTCTTTAGCCATTTTTTCCCAAAGCTTTCTACCATCTGTAAATTGAGATGTATCTGATAAAATGGTAAATCCAAGTTTAGCTAATTGGGCATAAGCATATGATGCAATTCCAAAACCTTCAAATGATTTATCTGTAGAAACTTTATCAACCTGAATAATTTTAGATTGATCCAAATTAGAAGGTATTTTTGTTAAAGTATGCTTTGGCTTAAATTTGAGCGAAAATACAACTCTATTAGATTGTTCATTATTAGGTGCTGGCTTATTTTGCTTAATAGTACCTATTACTTTAGTAGCACCTTTAAGGGAATAAATTCCGACCATTTCATCTTCAACCTCAATCAACCCTAATAATTTATAATTGCGATCTAATGAGCTATTAGATGTGAATGTCAAACTAAATGGTTCACGCTCCATTCCCCCATCATGCTGATAAGGTGATTCCAACAGTGCCTTATAAATTTCTGAAAGCTTCATTGCTTACTTTCGTTCTTCTGCATTTCATTAAAAATTTCTAGAAGATATGAGCCTAAGACATGAATGGATTCTTCTTTACACATTGAATCTACGTTCTCAATAAGCTCAAGTGGAACAGAAATAGTCATGAGTAGCTCAGGCGTATATGTGTTCGCATTCATTCTAACTTCGTATCTATTTAGTTTCATATTCTCTTGTTATTTGGCGGAGTATCGGGAAGTCGAACCCTGCGAGCCAGTATTAGCGGCTCTATGGTTTAAAACTGCAGGGCCTGACCATCCAGCCTACACTCCTTAATTTCTTTTTTGCGCTTCTTTTAGACGCTCTCCATTTCCAATTTTGCAGCAACTACAGGACAGCATCTTAGATAACTTTCCCTTGAGTTTGCATTAACAAACAATGTTTCGTAAATGGAGAGATTTCGTGTCTTATTTATTAGCTGTGATGACCATTATTTGCAGCATTCTTTACAAGGCCTGCAATAATCTGATCAGCTGGATTCGTACAGACATCAATAGTTGGCTGAATATGCCCATGCCCATGCCCATGCCCACCAGTATTGCTGTTACCAGGCAGGACAATATCATCTGCAGGTGGAAGAACATCAGCAACATTTAGTGCATTATTGCCATGACTTGGATCAGTTAATCCAGATGTATTATTCTCTGCATTGTTAACAGGTCCGCTGGCTCCAGGGGCAGCTTGATCTCCATTACCCCATCCATTGTTGTGGCCGCTATTACTGTGAATAGTATCATCTACTGGTGGAATAGGACTTGGCAGCGGATCTGTAGTTGTGCCTGGCGTATTTGACCCATCGGCCCCATCACCCTTTGTATTACCGCTATTACCTGGTGCTGAGTCTACACCGTTACCACCATCATTATTCGGGTGAGATGTATCAGCAGAATGCAGGGCGCGGCCAGGAGGCTGAGCTGGCGGAACGTGTGAGTGATCACCTGATGTATCGATTGTGCCAGGTGTATTAGACCCGTCAGCATCATCACCCTTTGTATTACCGCTATTACCTGGTGCATCATCTACTCCGTTACCCCTGCCATTATCCTTATGTTCTTTATCGTCAACTGGAGGTACAGGAGGAACAGGAGGAACAGGAATAACTGGTGGAACAGGAGGTACAGGAATAACTGGTGGTACAGGTTCAGGAATAGGTTCTACAGGAGGTACAGGTATAACTGGTGGTACAGGTTCAGGAATAGGTTCTACAGGAGGTACAGGTATAACTGGTGGTACAGGTTCAGGAATAGGTTCTACAGGAGGTACAGGTATAACTGGTGGTACAGGTTCAGGTTCAGGTTCAGGTTCAGGAATAGGTTCAACTGGTGGAACAGGAATAACTGGTGGTACAGGTACAGGTACAGTAGGTACAGGCTCAACTGGAGGAACAGGCTCAGGTACAGGCTCAACTGGAGGAACAGGCTCAGGTACAGGTACAGGTTCTGCAGGAGGTACAGGTTCTGCAGGAGGTACAGACACAGCTACTTGTGCTGAATGTACTTCGCCTATGCCTTGAGGAACATCTGGAACACCTAGAGGATTAAATCCGTATGCGTATTGATTACTACTTACACCTTCAAGGATACGACCAAGTACTACAAAACTGTGTCCTTCACCTGCAGCATCTCCACCTCCAAGACCAGCTGCAGTTGCATCTAATGTAGTGGATAAATCTTGACCACGATCTAATGCTGTGATAACTGTATTAGCAGTTCCAGGCTGTAATGAACTATCTTGGGCTGAAGATGTTCCTAAAACGTTAGCATCAATTAGAACTGTTTGTCCAGATGTAATCATTAGTGGAACACTATTATCTTCTGTGATTGCAATTGATGCTTCAGTTCCTGCTACGATTGTTTCACCCTCAAAAATGGCATCGCCTACCTTTAGAGCATGTACATTCCCATTAGGGGATTTTGCTAAAACGTATCCGTGAATTTCTGAGACGGTGCCGATTTGTTTGGCCATGATTGTACTCCTATTATACAAAGTTGCAATGTATAATTTTGCGTGTTAAGTTCCAGCATGGTAGCTTAACTAGGTAGCGTAGCTCGCGTATTACGAGTTCATGTCCCATTCAAAATTAAAATGGATCGGGAGAAGGGGTTCGAACCCTCGACTAGACATTGGCAACGTCCGATTTTACCAACTGAGCTACTCCCGCCTTATCTATTTTATACAGTTAACTCATCTGTTACTCTGTAAAGGTCCTCTTCATCTAAAGGATCACTTGGAATCTTTCGTAACCAGTCCTGTGGTACATGCATTTTAGTTCCTACTGCACCATACTCTGATACTACATTTGTTCTAAATTTGCATAACCACATCTTACCATATTGAGAATGTTCTCCATCCATAGAGATACACTCAACAATCTTTCCCACAGCATGTCCGTCAAGACTCTTAATCACAATAGCAAGATCACCGGGTACAAGTTGATTTTTATTAGTCATTTAAATTCAGTAGAAAAATTGGTCGGAGCGGCAGGATTCGAACCTGCGATGCTTTCGCGCTGCGTCCCAAACGCAGTGACATACCTGGCTTGCCGACGCTCCGGTTATTTTGGTGGACCGACGGGGATTCGAACCCCGGACTGAAGCTTGCAAAGCTACTGTATTCCCAATTATACTATCAGCCCAAAATATTCAACTAACTGGCGGAAGTAGTAGGATTCGAACCCACGGACCCGTTAGAGCCTCCGCATTTCAAGTGCGGTGCAATCGACCACTCTGCCATACTTCCTTAATTCTTAAATTTTAGGGCAACAAAAACGGCTTGGGAATTGCTCTCCTTGTCCACTTAGAGCACGGTGGAATCGAACCACCTCGGGTTTTTATACCAAATAAAGTTAGATAACCAAGGACCAACGGTTACTCTAAAATTTAAGAACTTAATCTATTATAACACTATTTATACAGAGTGTAATCTGGTGGAGATACCTGGAATCGAACCGAGGTCTTCGCACGTGACGGGTGATAACCAATCAGCTGGCCGGTTATTTTACTAACTAAAAAATGCGATCGATGTTTTTCGCGTGCTACCATTACACTACATCTCCAAAATTTCTGCGCCTTAGATGTCCAATCCTTAGACGGCTTTAACTTAACGAGCCTACGTACGATATCTCGTCAGTCTTGTAGATCCACTACCATTGGTTCTGCAACTGTTCCGCTTTGTCATTGTGGCAGCGGTCGCCATGACGTCAATTGCAAATTCTTTAAGTATCCTGCACTCTATTCTTACCAATATGGTAGCCATCACAATGCATACACTTCCATTTACCAAACTTACTGCCTGTCTTCTTAGCCATTTGTTCGGCTGCACGAATAGCAGATGCTTTGGTGTTGTATATTATCTTAGCTTGCCCCATCAGCTCTCAAATGAGAACGAATGTGAATCAAACCTTTTAAGTTTCCGTTCCTTAAGTTGCGAATCAATCGCTTTAAGGGTAGCTGATCTTTCAGAACAAGAAATAAATTTCGTATTTTCATCTTCTATCCTAACCTGGTACCCACGGTGAGACTCGAACTCACAGAACTACTCCTTTTGAGAGAGCCGACTTTACCAATTTGTCCACGTGGGCATTAAACTATGGTAGCTCCACTAGGTACCGCCCCTAGGTCTTACGATTATCAGTCGTATGCTCTACTTTTGAGCTATGGAGCTAACTATTTTACTCTTCATGACTGCAAATCCTGAGAAGGAATTTAACGACTTTGCCGGCAGTCTATGCGATTAGATGGTCATCTCAGTTATTTTCATCTAGAGTAAAAATTCTATTCATGATTAGCAATTTGCCAATCATATGCTTGGGAAATATACCCAGCTTCCAAAGTATTAAACTTTGGCATGTTTAAAAAACTATCATCTCCATTATGCTCTAACATTAGAGACCATCTACTTTTTCCTGACCCATAATAATCATCTACTGTATTAGGATCAAACTTTTCTTCTTTGCCTGTTATTGGGTCAAACCAATATTTCTTAAATAGAGATAAACCATTTGCTTTTAGCAAATCAACTGTATCGTCTGTATGACCTTTTCCAAATAGAATCTTATTGTGATTCTCTCTAGATTTAAAAAACCATAGAAGCTTAGCAAGAATTTTCTTTCCTCTAAAACTTTCCTTAACCCAAAGATTATCAATAATAGAATATGCATTTGGAATAGGATCGAGATTAGCTATTGCTACCAGCTCATCGCCTTTATACACTCCATATTCTTTGCCTTTTTGTTTTACTTGAAATGAATCAATATCACCAATGTGCTTGGCATCTTTCAAATAAACTTCCATTCTCTTTGCGTGTTCTTCAGCTTGAGATGTTAGATTCCCACCCCTAATTGCCATTTCTTTTAGTTCATGAAGCTTCATACATCTCCTTATTCTTGGAATGCCTAGGGTAGATCATTCCGATGTTTCACTTTCCCGCAAACCTTTCGGCCGATTCATCTTTCGAGAAATCGTTAAGCTGAAACTTTGTAGAGAGCGACTCTACCATTCTTCCATCACTACGATACTTAAACCAAGTTTCAGTATCTATTTGTGGTTCTTCTGCTTGCATTTTGCAGAACAACTCCCAATCATCGTCATCGTCTAAGATGCCGAGTTCATAAAGAACTTGAATATGATCTTTATCGTTGTTAATGCATTTCATGATAGTGGTGCCCTCGGACGAGATTCGAACTGTCGACCTCCGCATTACAAGTGCGGTGCTACTACCAACTGAGCTACGAGGGCTTTTTTCTTCCTTTAAAATATCCTTTAATGAGATATTCCTCTAAATTCTTAATCTTGACAGGTTTTGCACCATCAGTTACCCAACAAGATTCAAACTGACTATTCTTTTCACCCGGCGAATGGCCTCTTAATTGCATTGTGGCAATTCTTCGCTTCCTCTGTTAAAGAAGCATTCTGCCAAATCGGTGTTGTGTGATTATATGTTCCATCTCTCAACATTTTCTGTGTACGCTGCTCAATTAGCACTGGAATATTAGCTTTTGCGATATTCAACCTACCAGAAATTTTCCCACCATTGCGATCACAAACTGGAAACAATCCTGTAGCTAAAACAATCAGCATTGTTCCTTAATGGTGCGGGTAGCCGGAATCGAACCGGCATGGGGTTGCCCCCGCCAAATTTTTTTGAACACCCGCGTTAGCAGATGTTCCGTAGAAGTCTGGTGTGTCTACCAATTCCACCATACCCGCATTATCTTTACTTAGTCTATTATATCATAGATAAGGTAGAAAATAATCTTTAAAATCTCGTAGCCGTGATTCAAGGTGGGCCCACTATCTTCAAACTTTTCGTTCCTCCAGCACTCTAACCAACTGAGCTACCTCCCCATTTCAAAGAGTAATGGAATACAGTTTATAAGCGAGTCTTTGAAATTATCTCTTGATCCTTTCGGACTACATCGCTATCCATTACTCTTTGAAATGGTATTCCCATTGAGATTCGAACTCCCAGCCACAGTTACGTGGGTCAATTAGTTCTGAGCTAGCTCGGTCTACCGATTCCCTACATACTCGCATTTAAATTTTCTTTAATCTGCTAAGAACTTCTGTTGAATCACCATCACCAGATTCGTGTATCTTCCATAGTTCCATTAGCGCATCATAATTGATTTTAATCCAATCAGTTGCGTCTTCAATTTTTGCTGTTTTTATCTTAACACTCTTAGGTGTTAAAACTTCCGGTTCTCTTGCAACACTAATAACAAAACAGTTATTAACATCAAATCTACCAGGAGCATTACTGACTTTAACTCTAGGACCATGCTGCCCGCTAACTTCACCAAACCAAATAACAACTGGTAAACCAGTTGAAGTTGGATAGAGATTAGCCATCTCATTCATAGGTGCATTTAAGATTACTTGTTCAGCATCATAAAGTTCATTTAACAACACGCCAACTCCTAATTGGTACGAGCGGAGTGATTCGAACACTCTCAAAGGCCCTAATCTGGGGCAAAGAACTTATAAGGTTCCTCTGACTACCAAGTCTCACTCGCGTATTTTGGTGCCCAGGAAGGGACTCGAACCCCCACGCCATTTATGGCATCGCGTTCTAAGCGCGACAAGTCTACCATTCCATCACCCGGGCAAATTTGGTGCGAGCGGGGAGAGTCGAACTCCCACGCCTTTCGGCAGCAGCTTCTTAGACTGCCAAGTCTACCAGTTCCATCACGCTCGCATTATCTATTTATTGTCGCAGTCTATGTCTTCAACCAACTGCCGATATGAATCGCTTCATACTAATACGGACATCAAGTACACTATAGCCAGATGAAGAATAGGTCCATAGTCACATAAGGTTAACCGTACTTACACAATATTCTGGTACCCACGGGCACCTCACACTCCTAGCTATTCTTCATTCTAAGTGAAGCGCCTTTTCCTATTTGGCAACGAGGGCATAGTGGATGCGGGGGAAGTATTCGAAACTTCTGCTCCGAGCTTATGAGACTGGAGGATACCCTGAATTCCCGCAATATTTCTTGTTTTTGTTATAAAAGTGTTGCATAGCATTTTCATACCTTGAATGCAACACGTTGTTGTTTGGAGCGGGTGACAGGGATTGAACCTGCGACGAACAGCTTGGAAGGCTGCCACTCTACCACTGAGTTACACCCGCATAAATTGCAAATCATTAGCCTTAAAACAACTATCACTTATTGAAATACTTGTTGAACAAATCCTCAGAGGCATTAATCTCCGTGACTAGTGTTCCATCTTTTATGTCTTGAACAGAATCAGTAAAATCGAACTGCCAAAATCTTTCTTTAGGTGCAGCATTCTGTTCTCTTGACAGATTAGAGTTCATTCTTGACTCTTCAAACTCTTCATACAATTCAGAAGACATTGTCTCTGGTTCCATTTCTGAAGTAACCAAACTATCTTGAAAGTCGGTATCAGGAAAATCATCAAGCGGCATCTTATCAGTATCAGGAAATGAATCCTCTTCAGATTTTAGCTGTGAAGCAAACTCTGAGTCAGCAAATCGCTGTATAGGTCGATAATCCATTTCTAATTTCCTCTGATTAAAAATCTATTTACGTGGTCTCAGTCGTGGGACTCGAGTCCCACGAAGTCTCCGCCCCAAACAGGGCGGCATAGCTGCTAACCAACACTGAGGAAAATTGCTATTAGTGGATGGATTCGAACCATCTAATATCGGTACGATACCGATCGTGATACACTCCCCATTTGAATAGTTTGCTCTGTATTAATCCAGACTTTCCAAATAGCTTGTCGCTAACTTTCCCATTTAGTTCTCACTAACAAAATCGTAATTAACTGGAGCGGGATACGAGATTCGAACTCGTACTTTCAGTTTGGAAGACTATTGTGCTTGGCCGTTGAACACTAATCCCGCATTATTTAAAACCTCTTTTCCAACCATCATCTAAAAATAGTTGAACTTGATCAAGAAGAACTTTTTTGATCTTCCCATCTTTTATTATTCCTATTCGCTTAACACCAAACTGGGAATTATTTTCCCCTTGCTGGAATTTTATCTTAGCAAATGTTTCTTTTCTCTTTTCCGACACTGCTACCGATTTTGAAGCAGCAGTTGCCTTCGCTTGATTTATGCTTTTCATCTGAGGATTTGCAGCATAATAAGCCTTCATACTATTGCTAACATTCTGCTTAAACTGTTTTTCATAAGCAGAATCCTGTAATCTTTTTCTGAGAGTTGCAGTACCAGTTCCTATTGCAGCAATGGTGCATTTTTGCTGATGCTCTTTTGATTTAAACTTACCACCACCTTCTCCACCATTCTTTAGGTTAAGACATAAGGGATCAATCAAAAGTTCTTCATTAACTATTGCTGCTTCTCTTTGTTTAAGAGATTTTCTATCAGAGCAAACTTCAAGTATTTCTTTCTTAAAATTTTCTCTACCATATTTCTTTATCTCTGCCTTAATTCGACGACCACTACCAAAGTAATTGTCATCTTCAAAGCCAGTATGCATACCAACGTAAAATCTTCCGTTGAGAGTGTTGGTAATTTTATAGATCAAATGCTGTTTCATTGTCTATTTATTACCTGCTAACCTGGCGGTGGAGCCGTGAGGTTACGATCCTCTCCCCGAAGGCCGAGTTTTACAGACTCGCTGCTGGAACCACCAGCTTTCCGTCTCCATTTATAAACATACTGACGACATAGGCTATTGGATCTCCCTGTCTAACTGAACCAACTTCAGAAGTACGTTTATAAATGGATTGTTATCGTGCTCCTATTGTCGCTTCCGAAGTCAGCTATCGTTGGGCTATTGTCACATACCATTTCAAAATACCGTTTAGATCAGGGAAGCTTCCCTTAGTACGGGGCATCATCACCTACGATATTTTGAAATGGTGGGCACTAGAGGGATCGAACCTCTGACCGCTTCCGTGTAAAAGAAGAACTCTACCGCTGAGTTAAGTGCCCAAAGTCCGTACGTTTTATTTTCTCAAGAAAGAACCACAGCTTACGCGAGGGATTCAAGAGTCAATTAGCCGTACGGCTAATTGTTTCTACTGAATTTTTAAAGACCATCACAAGGAACCTACGATGAAGTTCTTTGGCTATTACCTGTAAGCTATCAGGCTGCTGTAAAATTAAATTATATCATACTTCAAACTGAAGTAAACAACTATTTCAAACTTTCTTTCTAAATTTGCTGTTAATCACTGCAAAAATCTAGAGCATCCGCCGCTTCAGTTATTCACCTTCGTTTTTGTTTGATAAGTAATTATACACTACAATCAGACCAATGTAAACAGTTATTTTAGCTATTTTTGAAAATAGTTTGCAACAATTGTAACAAACCACTTACAGAAATCTCTATACAAAAGAAAAGGGACTTCTAAGAAGTCCCTTGATCTTAAAAGTTTTTCTACTTTCTAGTCAAGGGTGAAGGCTCCCAGGGAGTAACGCAATGCCGGCAGCATATGCTGTCAACGGATAGGTTACTGATATTAGGGAGGAAGTTTGCACTTGATTCTCGATTGGGTTAATAGTGACTTTATTTATAGGAAGCCAGAGAAATGTTACCACTGATCCGGCAGTTGACCGAACGTACTGTGGTTGAAGGTGTTTGCGAAGCCAAATTCCTGCTCATGAAATTCTTGGATGATCATGATCGCTTCGCAAACGTCAACGGGGAATCCTTCACGCTTTACATTATCGACATGCAGCATGCTTGTCAATTTCTTCTGGAGCTCTCCACTACCCCATCCAGCTTCTACCATCTTGAAGATGCGAGGATAGCTAGTCTCAAGAGTTGATTTAGCAGAAGCTAAATCATCATCAGTCCATTCCTTCAGTTTGAACACGTAGTGTCCTGGTCTTTTGATTATGTCAGCCATTATATGCTCGATCGTTTAAAGAGATATATTTATAGCACAGGGGCAAGTCTAGAAGGTATGTCCTGACCTTCTGAACTCTATCATCAAATGACTTCTACTCGAGTTACCTTTTCAAATCGTTGTTATTTATGGCCAACAGCGATCATCGGTTTAACAATTTCAATTTTTCACATAACCAAGTTTAGCAGCTTCATAAGCAATCTCCTGGTCATCATATCCGGCTAAGCGTAAGATGGGATTGCTGATGTCAGGTTGGACTGGCACAATCTTGAAGTAAAGCTTGCGCACAATACCTCTTTGCTGGCACAGCATCCTTTTCCATAAGGGCCAAACGATCTTTCAGTATTAAGCTTGCTCCTTAGCAAGCCTAACCCAGGTTCTCCAGGAGACCAGAGCATTCACAAAGAACGCTGCATACAGAGCAGAGGTCAGGTAAAGTTCACGAGTGAAGTACAGCAGTGTGCTCAGCATGTTAACCAACACCCAAACTGGCCAGTTTTGAACCTTACGGGACATCAACAACAGTTGGGCCACGATGCTGAGCATAAGGACTATTGAGTCAACCCGTGGTGCGAAAGCGTTTGTGTAAGTGTGGAGAATCCAACCATACACTGCAGCAACAAGTACTGCCAAAATCAGGTAGCTAATCATCTGCTCCTTAGGAGCGTAATCCACAGGCAGTGTTTCAGTTACTACTTCAAGCTCTGTTTCATCTTGCCCTGATGAAACATCATAAAGATTGTCCTTCTTAATCCAGTTGTACCAGCCAATGAGGCTCGTAACCACGAAGAACACTTGGAGGGTAGTGTCAGCGTAGAGGTTAGCAGTCCAGAACACATAGCCGAACAGAATGCTAGCAACGATACCAGTCCACCAAGTGTGAACGTTATTTCGTCCAGCCAAGAAGATACAGACGATGGTCATGATATTGGCCCACATTTCATAAGTAGACAAACCATTCCAAGTCTCAACAATTTTAGATAGAATTTCCTTTTTAATACCTTTTAACAGTTACTTCATTTCTACAAGGAGGGCACTTAATAACATAATCAGTGCCGCTGCCACCGCCAATATCTCTGTATGAGCGGGATTTAATGTCCATAGGAACATATTCCAACTTAGTGCTGCAATGACAACAAACAACTTTCCTTTACAACAGACTTGTCTGGCACCGCGTAATCAACTTGTTACCGTGTTATCCCCTATTTCGACATCAATAGTTAGAGAAGCCTTCAATACTTTACCTTCATAAATCTTGATTGGCATCTGCGATTTGAGATAGTCTTTCACCTTTTGAGCGAAGGGCCATAGCTTTCAAACTTCTCAAGATGCTGAACAACTTCTGAGTAAGCAGGATACCCATAGCCAGGATACTGTCGGCTTAGTTCATCACCTTCATGGTGGATAGTCCTCGTAGTAATAATCAAATACATAATTTATACCATTGTGTTAGCACGAACTTCTTCAATAGTCTGAGTGAACATAAGTTCACCATCTTCGTAGTATGTAACCAACGCTTCTTCCCAGCCCACACCCTTATCAGTCCAATTGGTAGGACGTTCAACTGATGTTTCATATTCACCACCAGATACCCAGAGAGTAACACGGCCCTTCTTCGAAGCCTTACCTAGATCAGTTGCTGGGTCCTTCTTAAACATAGTTATCCCTAATCCAACCAAGCACTGTCCATTGAATCACAGCAAAGAGTTCGCCTTGATGGCTGTGTCCTTTGGTACATACCTCACCGCTTACTGATTCTATCTTTAGTGGATGATGTGGGTCATCTAATCTAACACCGCGCTCTTTCAAAAACCCAATAAGTTCGTCACGATTGTAAAATACCTTGTAGTCGGTCTTTTCTTTTGGAATAAGTGTAATATCTGGAGTAAAGTCAAACTCTTTTCTCCACCTTGCTATATCTCGAGGATAAAATGTAATCATACTTTAATATAGTACAAAATTGTATTGTTGTCAAGAAATATGATAAATAATAGTGCGAGTCGCGGTACTGGAAATACCCACTCACTCTAACGCTTTGAAGGAGCATCAGCAATGTTATTTATCAACACCATCAAGCCCGGTTTGTAAAACTTACGAACTCGGATCACTATCTAATTCTCGTAGACCTAAAAGTAAGTTCAAAACCTGTGGGTCTACTATTTGTTCTACCAAACTAAAAGCACAGAATCATAAATCGGGTGCTAAATTTACTCGCCTAATAAAAGAATACACCGGCAATGATCTTTGTGACTACAATTGTGGATCATATGCTCGTTACGAATTTAGTTCCGGTAAAAAGTGCTGCCATAGTATTGCCTCGAATTGCCCCCTTGATGTAATTCAAGATCTGATATTTCTTTTAGAAAACATTCTAAAAGTTCAGGAGACAATGCTACATCCCATTTCCAAAAAGGTGATAAGTGATTCAT